CCAAACTTTACCAACGTTTGCGTATGACATAACTTTTATTTATTAGAATTTCCTATAATTATTGCTCTGCGATAGCTATAGTTGCTATGAAATTTTTGACCACGCCCAATGAGTGTTCCTTCAGCAAAGGTGTATTGTTTTCCTTCGATGAGGGTAACTGTCACCGGATCATAGAGCGCCGAGACGTTCAAGCTTTCGTTTTTTTCTCGTTGCGAGTCGTTCAATCCGCAACTTTGCAGCAGGATCACCAGTGGCAGCAAGTTTATCAATTTCATCTTCGATTTGATCTATTTCAGACTCTCGTTGCCATGCCACCCATGATGCATAGGCATTGCATGCAGCGGCAATGGCAATGAGCAGTGTGTTCATTTATTCACCTTTATCTTTAGCCTTGCCAAAGTTTAATGCAAGAAAGTCAATGACTGCATAGAGCTTTGCAATGGCTGTTCCAGGAGCAGGCGTTGGAGTTGCTGCAGCGATTGCACTAGCAAGAGCAATAACTGCGGTTGCGATTCCAAACCAGCTTTGTGTCTGTACGAAGTTTATGAGTAGTTCCATATGCTTTAGTATTTGTTATTAGGCATAATATAGAGTCATTCACTAATTGTATTTATACAAAAAGGCATATCAAAAAATGATATGCCTCTCTGATTTTATGTATTCTTAAACAGGTGTTTAAAGCCCGTTTAGTTTATCATATTCGCTTTTTAGATATTTTTTTACTGTATATTTTAGATGCAACCCTGAATTTTTCAGAGTCTTTTGTTTTATATATTCCTTTATTGCTGCGTTGTCACTTTGAAAAAAGCATGCGCTTGACCCATCAGACCACTTCATAATCATTACGATAGTGTCTTCTGGAGTCCCCTCTTTCATGCCCCATTGTATATTTTAGAGATGATGCCCTCAAAAGCTTTTACCTTGTCTAACCGATTTGGCCAGTAAATATAATCCTTTTCTGGGTTTTTCTTTAGATTTGAGACAAGAGGCAAGATAGATTTATAGAGTGAATCAAGACGAGTCTGAAGTTCAATCACTTCATCTTCCTTTGCATTTGCTGCACGAACTACCTCTAGTTCATCTTCTGCAACGGCAGTAAACCCAAAATCAAATACTTCGTCTGACATATCAAACCTTGGTTTGCGGTTTCTTACGAATTGCTGTCTTTTTATTTGCTCCCTTGACCGGTTGTTTTTTTGTCGCTGCTTTTTTAGCAGCATCTGCAGCAGCTTGCTTTATAGTTGGCTGTTTTTTTGCAGGATTTTTATATACAGCTTTCTTTTTTGGTGCAGTCTGTTTTTTTACAACGGGCACTTCTACTGGTGTTGGCATTTTAAGCGGCTTCAGTTTACGCATCGCAATATACTCAGAGAAGAGTCGGCATGCAACGTAAAACAGGCTGCAAATCGCGCCAAGACTAAGGGTATATGCTAATATTGTAGTTATTGTTGTCATCATATATTTTGTATTTATCGTGGTTCTATAGTCATTTATAGATTTTTTATAGTAATTTTACGTTAGTTGTCCTCCAACCCATTCTTTGCTCCATACTGATATAGAGTCGGGTGTATAACAACCCTCTGGGATTGATGATGCCGCTTTGTTGTATTTTCCTGCTAACACATCACACAGGTGATTCCATTCTTCTGCATCAAAAACCATCTCTTTGCCTTCTTTATAGATACAAATTTTTTCTGGCTTATAAGAGCCGTCCCATTCTCTTAAAAGATTTGCTAGTACACTAATCATATTTGAGTTTCTTATTTCTTAATCTCTAGGATTTCCACCTTCACAATCTTTCGTGAAACCTCGTTGTGGAATATATAATCAGATCCCACATAATAGCTATCTACAATCTCTTGGATTGATCTATCTATCAGCATTACTAAAAGAACATTAAAGCCAGTAGTGACGCGGTCACCGCCTTCAATTGTGATATTCAATGTAGTTGTGATGTATTCGTTGGTCATACCTTATTGTATCAGAGTTCCTTCCGTATTTCCTTCTTACCATCTTTACGTACACGCTTATTTTGCACACGGCTCCAGTACTTGCGTAGATGCTTCCACCATTGAACGGTCTTGACACCGCCTTTACTCTTTGCTGAACTGCTCATACTATCGGAGTTCCTTACGAACCATTTTCATCTGCTCATCATAAGCACCTGCGCGTCTCTCTTCCAGGACCTTATCAACAATATCACAACATTTTTCGAAGAGCTTGAAGCTCTCTTCAAACAGCTTTTGTTTGTCTTCTTTCATAGATTTATCGAGTGTAATGGTTAGATTTATTTAAGAACTGCATCGATTTTAGACAACATGCTCGCCGGAACTTTCCATCGACCGCCACTAGTTTGAACCGTGACAAACTTAACGGCAATCTTGACAACATATCCAGTGGTCACACCTCCACTTCGTGGGCTTGTAAATTGAACATTGTCGCCTAGATGAAGAGAAGCTTTGGTCTTTTGAGCAAGGCGAGTGCGGGCAAAGGTGATGGCTTGGATTATGCTATTGAGATCATCATTTGCAAAGCCTCCAGAGATGATGGCTGTATTGATGTCTTGTATGCTGAGTGATGCTGTTTTCATATGTGGTGTTTGTTGCTTACGTGGTTAGTTTCTTAGGCGATCGAGTCGTTCAACTCTTTGATGAGTTGAGCACGAGTGGTGATTTCGTCTTCGCGAGGGTCAAGTCCGAAGCAGTTGCCAAATTTGTCTTCAGCGATGAGGCTGATTTTGTTGACTTTGGTGACTGTCATCGCCTTGCGCTTGCATTCAGAGGTACGTCCATCAAAGATAGAATATTGGAGGATGATTTCGTCTCCTACTTTGTAGGTTGCTTCTTGTTGTGGTGATGATGTTTTAATCAGTTTCATTTGGTGGTGTGGTTTGTTGCTTACATGGTTATTATAGTATAAACCGCGGCAAAAGTACACAACTTTTTTCAAAAAAGTGAAAAAAGCCCCCGGACGGTGTCCCCGTATAGAGAAACTGGCCTTGGGAGGGTCATCTAGGACCTCAAAAGGTCGTCCTGGAAGGGTCTCAAATGCTATTTTTTGAAACCACACACGCGAAATACGCAGTTTGAGTTTTACTCATAGACATATTTTGCATATTTGTTTTGCCAATCAATCATTCTGTCAATCCCATTAATTTCATCAACTTCATCCATTGCGTACCATGCTTCGCGCAGCGCTTCTACTAGCACATCGCATTGCATCATCATAGCATTTGCCTCAAGTCGATAACGTTCAGCGGTTTCTTTTGCTTCATCACGTTCGCGCGCTGCTTCAGCTCTTTCTGCCTTGGCTTGTATCCATGCGCCTTGAGTAATTTTCAAATTTTCTTTTGTTTCGGCAAGTTCGTGTTGGAGACGTTTGTTGCATCCATCTAAACGTCGATTATTAGATCTCTTGACAAGAAGTCGTTGAAAAGCTTCGTTGCGTTCCTCTAAAAGCAATTTCATATTGGGATGAGACAGATCAAGAATAGATTGCTGTAATTTTTCAAGTTGTGATGACACTTCATCGTGACTTTTTATCGCCTCGGCAAGTGAACGAGTTTGCAACGCATATGCACTCGACAACAACATAAATTTGCGTTCTAACTCACTAGCATGGTCTGTCATTTCTTCCCATGCTTCATGATATGGAGTGTCTGAAATGACTTGAGCATCCCATAATTTATCTGTTTCTGGTGTATTATTCATAATTTACGGATGGTATGAATCTAGGTCTGGCTTTGGCCAGACAACCTCTGGACCCTTTCTACGAATCTTTAGAATCTCTTCAATCTCTTGATAAACTTCAAGAGCCGCTTCAAAGCTATCCCAACTTAATCCTCTGCCATAAAACACATAATCAATATCAACTGGATCTATATCTTGCCATCCAAACAACCGTTTTCTCTGAATATAATAATATTCTTTGGCAAGACGAGTATTTCTATTGCGAGATTCTTTTATGATTCTAAATTTTGGCATATATTTATTTTAAATGTGTCACTTATTCCCATAGGATCTTTTCAGTAAACTCAAATGTCTTTACGACGCGTTTACTTCTTGGATGTAGTTTGTTAATTATCTTCTCTGCGTCTTCGATACTCCAAAATACACCATATCCTCTGATTGTAAGCCAAACCCACAAAAACTTCGATTGAATCATGTAGTATTTGTCGCCTATGAGAGGGTTCTTCTCTTCTATGATTCTGTAGTGTGATGTAAATTTCATGTTTAGATTGCGTCAAGTTCGTATTGTTCAATATCAAAGCTATCGAATGTCAGCAGATCAGCTCGTGTTTTTGATGCTTCGATGTATTCAGCCTTTGCGTCTTCTGCTTTCTCTTTTGATGAGAAGCATCCAATGACATAGACATGAATGCCTAATTTACCTAGCAGTGTGTGAATGTCCATTGCTCCTTACTCTATCAGAGTTCCTTCGATCCATAAAGATGTTCATCAAATCGCTCAATGAGCTCATCGATTTTTTCTTCTAGCTTTTGCAATCTAAACTCTACACTGTTATTTTCAAATGTGTTTATGTTAAACAAACATCCTTTAATGTGTTTAAGTTCTTCTTCCTCATTCATGTTGCTCTCCAGTCACTATATTTAATTGTTCTTTGGTATATCTTGGAATCGTGCGGCATGAACTATCCTTAAGCATCAGACTTATTGCGTCCTGAGCTTCTTTGAGTTCCTCTGCTAGTTTGTCGCGTTGCTCGATAGCTTTGGAAAGAATATCACCTTGTTCATTCAATGCCGATTGAAAAAACTCTCGCTCGTACTGGAGCTTGTCGCGTTGTTCGATGGCTGTGGTGAGCTCGCTTTCCATCTCTTCGTATTTGTGAGCAGGAACCCATCCGCCGGGCATGTGCGGCGAGCATTGAAATGTTCGGATCGCATCCGTTCTTGGTGTATCACTCATGATTTATTTTATTGACTGCACATTGCAGTATAGTTGTAACGGTTACATGTTGTTTAAGCTGTGGCTTTGTTCCCATTTTTAGTTTTTCAACGTAAAAATCTAAAGCGATGTCCTGATCAAAAAAGATTGCATTTTTAAACACTTTATCTTTGTTTAGCCAAAGCACTTCGTATTTTATATCTTCACTCATAAGAAAATGTTTTTACTACTCTGTTTGGATTTTTCATCAGTTTCATAACCATATCTTCTGCGGCTTCTGCTGTTGCCCAAATTCCATAACTAAAATCTGTGATCCAAAACCAAAGAAACTTCTCTTGAATTGCATAGTATATTCTAGCAGTTGGAACGTCTATACGTTCTACGATTCTAAATAGTTCTTTCATAAGTTTATTCTATTACGGTTCCTGCACGTGTTCGGTAATGCCGTTGCAGTCCTCGCTTCTTGTATTCTCTTTCGATGGTGTCATCAATATGCGCACCTCCCTCTGCACCGATTACTTCGGCACCGCATAAACAGCAACGAAACATCGGAATGTTTGCTATGACAGTCTGTCCAAGCAGATGTACGTCATAGGTTTCAGTGACGGTCACCCGCTGCAGAGTGCCATTGCATTCCCAACATTTTTCATCTTTCATCTAATAAAGATCTCCTTCAAATTTATGCCTCCCAACTTGTAACGAGCATTGCTTCTACACTCGGGATATCAAGTAAGTTTCTTCCGCCCGAGTAAGAAACCGCACTTTGAAGGTCCTGTTCTATCTCGAGCAGTTTTTCTGCATAGGTCATAGTGTCAAGATCTAGTGCACGCTTAACTCCTTCAACGTTTCGATATTCACCCTTGTTGTATTGAGAAGCACTTCCAAAATAAACTTTTTGACCGTCAATCATTTCAGCCGGTGAATCAATACATCGACTAAAGAGACCACCAACCATAACCATCTCTGCTCCGGCGTGAATTGCTTTTACAATGTCGGCATGCTCACGAACTCCACCATCTGCAATTATTGGTGGATCATCGAGTTCTCGCACACGATCAATGAGTGTGATACAACTATACATCGGAAAAGTAAAGCCAGTTTTGTTTTTTGTGCTGCACACACCACCACCCCCAATACCAACCTTTACAGCATCTGCTCCCCATTCAACAAGCCTGCGATAGCCTTCGGGAGTGCAAACATTGCCGGCAATGATTTTTGTATCAAGAGATAGCGAAGAAATATGACTCAGCATCTCTTTCATAAGAATGCTATCACCATGAGCAATGTCGATTGTGACATAGTCTAACTTTAAATCTTCTGCTGCAATCTGCTCAAGTAGATATTTGTCGACTTCTTGCACGCCTACACTGATGCTGATTGTTTTCCAACCTTGGGCAGCGCGAACAAATTCAAGGTTATCGACACCGAAACGATGCATGACATAGAAATAGCCATGCTCGCTCAACCATTTTGCGTGTGATTCGTTTATGACACATACCATATTCGAAGGCACAACTGGCAATTTAAATTGTGATCCTAAAAATACTGTAGAAACTTCAGCTCTTTGACGAGTCTTTAGGCTACTATAGCGAGGCAGCAAACATATGTCTTTATATTGATATGCAGTTTTCATTTGTAGTATTTTTCAAAAATTATAAGTGTGCCAATTGCAAGTGAAGTCATGAGAATACAATAGAGTACTATGGTCAAATTATTCATAGTCATATCCTATTTTATGAGTCTCGATCCAGCGATAATTTCTTTTATCACCTACACGCTCAATAGTCATATGACCATTTTCATATGCTTCACGATGTGTTTTATTAACACCCATCCAAAAACCAGCAATCATACACAAAGCAGTATGAATGACCAATAAAATTACAACGATAATATTCATAATTTAAGAATTCATCACCTTCAATAAATCTCTTCTGTTTTCAATATAAAATTGTTCATCGGCAATTTTTACTAGCATACCTTTTTCTCCCATATCATTGTCATAGATATACCACATAATCCAACTATATGGATCAATAATATCTACTGTATCTTCAAATGCTTTCCAAACTGTATTGTAGATTGGACCATTTGGGTCTAAACACCCGACTTCGACTGCAGAGTCGATCACGCGCTTCAATGCAATATATGAATCTAAAATTTTATTTAGTTCTTCAATAGTCAGTTGTTTATTCATCTTATTTCTCCGATTTCTAGTTCGTCTAATATTGTACTCACACATCCATCAAAGTCAACTGAAGAAGAGGTATGAAAATGACCAGCGTAATGGCGAGACGCACCACAAAGTTTTAAAAGTATATCATGATCTTTGCGTTCTTGTACACACTCATCCCAAAGAGTAGAGTCACGATCACACCAGCCTAAGATTCCAGACTTATCACACGGTCCATTCCATGTTGGAGCACTGTGCGTAATGAGTACATCACATCGCTTTATCTTAGAAACATCCAAGACAAACTTTTCATCTGCCCAGTATGAAATGCCCTGTGCTCTCATACGTCGATCGACACTGACAGCGCCACCAACAAACAAAAATTCTTTATCATCTAGAGCCATTGATGTATAATCTGGAAGCAACTTGAAATTACTCATGCTTATCTTTCCATCAAAATATGCTGGGTCATCATGATTGCCGCGAATGCCTAAAAAATCGATGTTTCGACTTTTGAAAAAGGTGTTGATATATTCAAACTGACGGGCCTGCTGCTTCTCAAGTTTAAACCCGACTCCAAGGTCACCAACGCCAATCAAGACAAAATCACGAATATCGCCAGCTTTTATCTTAAGAAAAAGCGCATCCCATTTACCATGAATGTCTCCTACTACAAAGATTGGCTTGTTCATAATTATTATTTACTCTACTCTATTAGCTATTGACGCACTCCAATCCAAAATGAACTGAGCATCTTCTTCACTCAATACCACCTCTCTGCCATCCGTGAGATTAGCAATTGGTGTATTACCATCATACCAAAATCCTTGTACTGTAGTAATATCAATCATATTTTTTGCTTACATGGCTATTATAGCATAAACCGCGGCAAAAGTACACAACTTTTTTCATAAAAGTGAAAAAAGGACCCAAAGTTAAGCCCCCGTATAGAGAAAATAACATTTAGGAGGCAAAAAAGGTGCTCAGAATATGAGCGATCGCATTGTCTTTTGCCTTGAGTTCGACTTCCCAGGTGACGTCACGATTTGCAGAGACTACATGGGGGAGATGAGTCGCATAGTCAGTATGACTGCGAGTGCTGCCAATACCTTCGCTCCAATGAAACACTGGTGTGTACTTTCCCCAACTTTGACGAAATCGAGAGATGCTTTGAGACGAGTCACATGACGGGTTGCACGTGTCATGAAGATTGTCATAGACAAGTGGAAGATGACCAGCAAAATGTGTGTAGAGATTCTCGCAATTCCAGTATGCTTTGTCTTCGTTTTCTAACACAAGTCGATGACGAACGCCACGACTGCAACGTGCGAGATTTGCACAAAAGCGAGACACATACTCGTCAATCGTTTCACGCTTAAAGTCAGGGCTCTTGTTGAGATGCAGACACATTGGAGAACTATAGTTTGCTTTACATCCCATCATATCAAGTACATATGACTGATGGTCAAGTTCGCGAATAGTCTTATCTACAACATCAGGGTTATAACTTGATAGGACATTAAACTGATCGGGATGTGAGCTGCATGTGATGTCATGCCGCCGAGCAAATTCACCAGCCTTCGCGAGGTTGCTTGCGATATCATTAAATCCATGTAGGTCGTCGTAGCGCAACTCGAGCGTATGATCAGTAAGCAACGGAAAAATTGAACTCGACACGCGATAGTGTCGAGCACCTGAGTCGATGCATGCCTGGAGAGTATGCAAGATGTGCTGTGAATTATGAAGTATACGCTCGGATAGTACTTGCAACCCACGCTCTCGACCAAGAGTTACAAACTGCTTGCGAGTCATCGTCTTTGCTGAGATCTTTTGGTGTGTCAGTCTTTCGCTTATGCAAACTAGTCCCAGTCGTGGTGTCATGATGTATTATACCCTAAGAGCGCTCACATGTAAACAAGAAAATGGTGGATGTGTGGAGGATCGAACTCCAGTCCATGACTTCTCGACAATATATTTCTACAATTTATTGATTGATGTTAGGACAATCACAACCTAGATTGTTGTCGAGCAATCCCGCATAACATTTCGATGCTATGAGTCTATTATATTTTCGATATACAACTATCCGACCCTCCTCTATGCCAACACACTGCATCGGAGTCGATGCGTTGGTGCGGTTATGCCGCGAGAGCTAGTGTATCTTTTTCGTTTTTCTCTTGCACTTAGAGTCGTGCAGACTGTGCACTGCATATATTGTTTCAACAGTCATGTCGAAACCATGTCACACCCATTTAAGTTATTATTTTATTTATCTCGTCATGTATATTATCTGTAAGTCCACCCCATGACCAATATTGTTTACAAACAAGTCCTAATCTTGACGTCATGATGTATTACTATTGTGATCGTACTAAATTCAACAATTGTGTTTTATTATGCAACCCTACTGTAAAATTTGCATGAAATGCTAAGGCATCACTATCTAAAACAAAATGCGGAGAATCTGGACTCCAAAGGCCAAGTTCTAGATTGCCATATGTCGTAAATTTGAGACTAAGTGGAATATATTTTAAACCTGAATGCGGTAACATCTCATTTATTACAGTTTGGTCACATTCCTTTGCTGCATAATATTCTTTATTACAAATGAGAGCTTCTTTTACATTATTAAAAAAGTTAATAGTTTCAGGACATACCCGACATACAAAAAGTCCGGCACATAATGCGTTTTTGCTATCTTGTTGAAATGCAATATGAGAGTCTCCAAGTTCTTCTAACATTGTAGTTACTATGTTGCCTCTTACACATATATCACTATCTAGATATATGAGTGCATCACCATATTGCAAAGCCTCAAGTTCAGTGATAATATGGTGTGTTTTATTATAACATGCATTAAAAAATGCCTCACTTTGAAAGTCTCCTTCGCAACTATTATCAAGATATGCAATCTTACATTCATGTTTGCAATGTAACAAAATTTCATTATAAAGCTTTTCAGTAAAGTTTTGATGACGAGCCGAACAAACTGTTAAAAGCAAAACTTTCATGCCAGTAATGTTTCAATGTCTTTGATTATATCATCTTGCAATCCTCCCCATGACCAATATTGCTTACAATATTCTGGAACTTCGCTTGGGTGACACCATGAAAATGCTTCAGGATAAACTTTATGCGCCCATTGACCAAGAGTATTAAACTCGCTAAATTCATTACGCTGTTGTTGGCATATCCATTGTTCAAGGCTGCAACTATGTTTTTTCATTATCCATGCTCTAAACTCGTTATATATCCATCGTGGATATATAATTGGATGTCTTCTCATATATTCATAACTATCATACCAACCAAGAGTCTTTTCAGAGATCGCATTCCATGGACTATTAGAACATTCTTCGCGAAGCATAATAGGTTTGTTATCTTTAAAAAAACAAGTTGGTGAAAAATCTTTATAAAAAATACAGTCACTATCAACATGAAGAATATAGTCAGATAAACACCACGTGTCTGCATGTAATTTAGTAATCTGTTGCGCAAGATAGCCATCACATTGATCAACTGTGCCATGTACATTCTCTGCTGTAAGGTGAGCGAGCAGTTGAACATCAGATTCTGGGACTACAAGATGAAGAGTTTCAAACTCTTTACCATATTTATGTATACTTTTTAAAGAATGCCACAACCATTTAAAGTCATTGCGATACGAACGTATGAGTATATCAGTTTTCATTGCGGTATGCAAAGTATGTCATATTGTTCACCAACTTCAGGGAATGGTATTATGTCATAACCAAATTGAGACAGAAAGTTTTCAATATCATGCGCAGTTTTACCATGTTGCGCAAGGGCACCGACATTAATTTCAATCCAAAAAACTGGACGATATTTTGAAATTGTTTCTTTTGCTCCTTCTAAAGCATTGAGTTCATAACCTTCTATGTCAAGCTTAAAAAAATCAAGAGCAGACAGGTTTAGTGAGTCTAATGTTATAGTTTTTATGCAAAATGAACCATCACCAGACTGTTGTGATATTCGGCCAGCTCCAGCATTATTATCTACTGAATAGTTTACTTCTTCGTCACAGTTTGATAGTCCACAATTAAATAAATTTGCTGAACCGCAATTATATTGTAAACATTCAAAGGCTGCAGGATTTGGTTCAAATGCATAAACGTCTCCATTTTTACCAACTGCATCACAATATGCAAGTGTGTGGTCGCCTATAAATGCGCCAGCATCAACAACTGTATAACCAGGTTGTATATATTCTAAAATGATTGGCAACGCGTAGCGATCATGATCGAGGCGGCCACTTTCTTCAACCCAACGTGATATATGAGTATCATTCTCTAAAATCGCAATGTTTTCACGAGTTATTTTCATATATTTTATTTATAATAAATAATAACATGCTCATACACACATACTTTGCAAAAGAAAGGGGAATGGGATTAGGTGATTTTATACGAGGGTCAATCGCGGCAAATCAACTATGTGTGGAATATAGTATACCATTTGAAATTGATTTTAGACAACACCCAATTGGTCAATATTTACAAAATCAATGTTCAGTTACACCTCCAAACACAAATAAAATTTTAGATTTGCAAGACATTCAAAATGCCACTCTACGTGCACTACAAGCCAATCTTAAAAATCAAATAAATCTAAAAAATTTACGGCGTGATAATTTACATATTTACACAAATGTATGGCCAATGTTTAAACTACCAAGACGAATAGTAGAGTCTGTTAGAAAATATTTGCAACCAACTGAAGAGTGTGAACGCGCAATAGTTGCTGCATTAGATTCGTTGACAGATTATGAAGTTATTCATGTTCGCGTCGGTGACATACTTTCATTTGGCACTCAAATAGGAGACACTGTTGACTATACAATGGAACAACTTATTGATAGGTTATCTGTTGTAAAAACTATACAAGATTCTACTACACGTCCATGCATAATAATGTCAGACTCGGCTGAATGTAAGCGCATCTTAGCAGAAAAATATGGTTTGAGATGCACTTCTACGGTTCCAAGTCATATGGCACTTGAAAATGATTCTGCGCTTGACACACTAGTAGATTTTTTTATCCTATCACGAGCACGACATATACATCAGTTTAGTGTGCATCATTGGGGCTCAGGATTTAGTGACTCAGCGCACTGGCTCTATCGAGTGCCAATTACAAAACATAAGCTATCTCCCACAAACTAATTTAGCAAGCACTGCAGAAAAGCGATAATCATCAACTGTTGCATCACGCACTTCGCTTGTGGTGTCCCAACTATGAGTGGTGTGGTATGTTTCTGTCTTTAACACCTTGTTGCTAGCAGTGTCAATATAGTAATTTGACTGCCAGTCATATACTTCACGAAGTTTATTGAGAGTAATTTGAAGAACTGTGCAATCATCGAGTTCAAACTGAGCACCATTTTTATCCTTGATTTTCATAGCAACATTATATATTATATTTTCAAACGTGTAAACAAAAAAGAGAGGCCTATTTTGTAGACCTCTCTCATTATTCTACTCAGGATTTTTCTATAAACCTGTAGAGTTCTTCTGCTCTCTCAATAACCTTAGATACGTCTGGAAGTGTGACATCTACCTTAGATAGATCTGACGTTTCCTGTCCATCCTGATAAATCGTCTCTTTTTGACAATTTAATGCTTCATGATATTGCGTCATAATATCACCATGAGCGAGTTGCAATACCTCTAGTCTAATTTCGTATGCGTTTTTATTCATTTTATTGTGTGTGTTTGTGTGTTAGTCATAGACGACAATTGCATCGTCTATAGAGTTATATATACGAGAAAAGCCACTCAGAATGACCCCGAGTGGCTTTTTGTGTATTATTTTTTAATTGTTATTAGTGTACTAATGCGAGATGCGTGATTTTGTCATATAAATGAGGCACGACATACCATTGCTCTGCATCAGATATATCTTTTGGAGATTCGAGTGCACCAATCTCAAGAAGATCTGTTCCCCATGCAACTGATACTGCTTTCCACTCGCTGCCTAATTTCATGTGTGACATAAGTTTGCTGCTAGAGATTCGATCAAAATCAGTCTTTGCAAGCAGTTTATATGGGTCGAGTTGATAGAGTTCGCGGTCTTGAATAAAGAAGATATATTTTCCTTGCACTGGTTTGATGTTAGCAGCTTCTTCAAGAGTCTCACCTTGCACTTCTGTGTTTTCCAAACGAACTGGACGCTTTGCATAGGCATCAGCTGCTGTAGAAATATGATCTGCTACAGTTTTCCACGCATTGGCATTTGACTTTCCATCTTTTCCTGCTTGTGACATATTAGCGATGCCTTGTGCATTGTCTGCGAGTGCCTGTAAGAAAACTAGATAGTCTTTAGGGCTTAGCATATCAATTGATGTTATAAGCTTTTGTATTGCTGGTGTTGGAACAGCTTCTTCGAGTGTCTCTTCCTCCTTAACAAGATTTTTATAGAGACCTCCCGGACCAGACAATTTACTGCCAGCTGGACGATATTTACCAAGTTTATACTTTTTATTATAGTCATCGCGACTCATAACGCCAGCATTCACTCGGGCCATGTCAACTTGTTTACGACGCTTGAGCGCAGCATCTGCTGCTTCATCCATCTTTTCATCAGAGCAACCAGCTTCTTCTTTAAGACCATGTTTCTTACGAATTGCCTTTCTTTTATTTTTTGATTCAGAAGTACCATCATACTCCTGATCTGACACATGTGCTTGAGATGCATCTTCCATGTCATCTGCTACTTTAGCACCAAATTTTGATTTAACAAATTTGAAGATTGCTTCTGCGGCAGCTTTTCCATTCTTAATCGAACCTTGTCCATGACCATAACCTTGATCAGCATAGTATGAATATTCTTCATGCTTATCCCAAAGTTGTTCGAGTGTCATGCTATCAAGCGAGCCTTCATCCATCTTTTCATCAGTCTCGCCCAACCAACCGAACAAGCCGTAGTCGTCGCTATCGCTGAAAGATGGACGATGATTCAAACCGAAAGTGCCATTGTGGTTTTTGTTTTTGTTTTCACGTTTATATGTACCAACAACCGGAACTTTAGGATCCCTGATGCCTTTTGCCTTTTGCTTGAGATAGTCTTCAGCATGATCCTTTGCCTCTTGTGGGGTATTATATGCAGCTGCAGATTGATACATAACTCTTTTAGTTTTCTTATCAAGTATAGTCGGACGATAGCCGCCAAACTGACTCTTTTCAGAAGTAGTAAGATAGTCACCAAGCCAGTTGATTGCTTCATCAATTGTTTCTTCTTCGATGCTCTCTTCTTCTTTATAGACTGGATTGAATCTTTGAGATTTGTTGAGGTCTGGATAATATTTGCGCACTGCTTCAATTGCTTTTTTAGCAATTTCTTTTGTCTTTTTAGCACCATTTGGTTGCATAATCTCAAACCACATGTCTTCAACATAGTCATAAATCTTTGGAAAACGATCAAAGATGTCTTCATGACTTAAACGAATAGACACACTAGTAACGTCCCAAAGTTTTGAATCTGGGGCGTCGACTATGCTTTGTAATTCGTCGATGAGGTCGGCTGGTTTGCGTAATGGCTTATATGCTTCATTAACACTCTTTAGACTTTGCTTGAGTTTGTTGAGTGTTGTTGTATCACCAGTAATGACTCCAATAAGAGCCATAAATGTGCTTGCAATAAGATCTTTTTGTGATTGACTAATTTCTTTTCCAGACTCTACTGCTTTCATTGCAGCGATAATTTTAGGCAATTCACCAGAGTCAACAAGTCCAAGAGTTGCAAGTTGTTTGAAACGCATGTAGTCAGTCTCTTCTTTAAGTGACTCTTCAGTCTCTTCTGTAATTTTAGTAGCAGACTTGATTTTCAAATCTTTAGAATAGCCTTTCTTTTTAAGATCGCTTTCAGCATATCGCTTCGCTGTTGCAGCATCATTGGCACTAATAATTATTGTGCTGTTAGCAATGCCATCACCCCATGGATCGACAAATGAAAAACCGACTTTCCATTTAGTATCAGATATTGGAGCTTCTGTCAATTCAGTCTCTTCCTTTAGTTTGATTGTTTTAAGAAGTAAAAATTCTGAGCTGCCCATCTTGCGTTGGTTAAACGCGATTGTTGTCTTTGGAAGATCTTTTGCTTTGAATGTAATGCTGTTAGGCCCAATCTCTAACACCTTGCCAAAGTTTGTAGTGTCGCCAACCTTTAGGGTGTTGATGATTGACTTGACGTCTTCTACACCTTCGTTTAATGGTGTTGTGCCGCCGAGTATTGAAGATGCTGCGGCGTATAGCGGGTCTTGGTGATAGTGGAAGTTATTCATGTGTTAATATATTTATATTTAGTTTAGTTCATCAATTTCTAATTTTTGATCGAAGGTTTTAAAATAGTATTTGTTGTCGCTGTGTTGCTTTGCAATCTCATAGACCTTTTCAGCAGACGTCTTTGGATTTGCGATGTGTGTTACGTCTTGACTATAGACATTAAAATAACTTTCACCATTCTCCTTTTCAATTGTGTAGAATGTAGTTTTGGTAATCCATCCTTTGTTCGACTGCTTGAAAATCATAATAGCAATTGTGTCAGCGTCTTCTTGAGCTGCAGAAAATCCACCATTTTTACCAAATACATGATTGTTTTTTGATTTTAACATCTCTGCACCCTTAGAAGCTTTAAGTTCTTTAAGGGCAGACGCATGCGATGCATCTTCTGTTAATGTTGTGCCGCTGAGTATATTTGCTGCAGCTGCATACAACGGATCTTGGTTGTAATGAAAATTATTCATATGTCTTATTTATTCTGCTTCCTTTGTGCTTTCAATATAGTCGCGAGCACTGACAACATATTCTTCAGCTTTTACTAGATTTGCTTGAACGTGCTCTGGTAAATTTTCGTCGTCGCTTAGCATGTCATGCAATCCTTTTGCGTTGCGAATGATTGTGCGAAGTGCGGTCTTTGCCATGCTGCCCTCAGCATCATACTCGCCTGCGTCTTGTTCGGCAGCTTCCTTTACGTTTCCATACTGATATGAAACAGGAACACTTTCTCCATCTTTAAAAGTTTTTGCAGAAGCCTTTATAGAATTTAATGCAGTTATAAGTGAGTTGATCTTTTTTGGATCAAAGTCATCGCCGCGTTTTATTGAATCAACAAATTGTTGAAATGATTTGCCTAGCGTGTATAATTCATTGTTGATGACGTGTCCAGGCAAACGCATAAAAGACTCTTGCAAGTCTTCAGATTTGCCTTGAAGGATTCGAGTTGCTGCTTCTACAAGTGTGTCTTTATGCATATCTTTCATTTCTATTTTTCCAAATTTGAGCTGCCTTATAGATTAGTGCAGAGATGTTGCTTGATTCTTTATAACCAGAACTTTCGCCTTCTTCGAAAAAGCTATCAAGCGCAAATAAGAAATCTTCCATTTCATCTTCATCCAGATTGCGCACTGCTCCCATTGCCTTTTTAGCAAGTGGAAATTTAGCGGTGTAATATTCCTGTAGTGTCTCACCTTTATCTTCAACACTTTCATTATAACCATACTTTTCACCAGTCTTTAATCCGCTTGCTGCTCTTGCTGCGTCATAGAGGTGATCACTTATTTTTTTAATGACGCCTCTTGGATTGCCTTTGTGATCACGTGATGATGCATATTTTGTCATCTCGTCCATATGATCTGCAAATGCAAGTAAAAATTCTTGCATTTGACTTCTATTTAAATTGTCAATTTCTGCTAATAGGCGTTTTATAATTGCGCTCTGTGCTTCTTGAAGACATTCGTCATGAGTCTTGCCCTCCAGAATCGTTGCTGCAGCACTCACGAGAGAGTCATTTTTATAGTTGTCAAAGGGTTGCATATAAGACTATTTATACAATTTCATAATTCGAAAAAAGTATAAATAAGATAGATTATGAATAATTTCACATCATACAAAGAAGACCCATTGGTTTCTGCCGCTGCACATGTGTTGTCTCAAGAACAATTAAGCGAAGGCATCGTATCCTTTCCAAGCTATCGTGCCAAAGGTAAAGGCATCTATATTGGAAAAGATTTAATCAGTAAAGATGATCTTGGATCATCTGTCGATACTATCAACAGACAAGTAGACAAGTTTCCACTCTTTGGAAAATATCTTGAAGTTCATTCAGGATCTGACAGCATTCGTGGGGAGTGCGTTGGATATGCTCACATTCATGGCGCACCGATGCTTCTCATTCGTGACAGCAACTATAAAGAAGTATGGATCGATGCAGACAAGGCTCAACGTGAGATCTATGCATTTACTCCAGCTAAAAAGGATGTCACCACAACTGGCACTGGATCAAGCGACAATCCAATGCTCTACAGCTTTGGCAAGACAAACTATTAAGGTTGGTGGGCAAGGAGGGACTCGACGTCGGGAGTCTGGGATTCGAACCCAGAAAAACCTACGGTCTAAACGTAGTAGCTGTACCAATTTGCATTTGTCAACTCCCGATAGCAATTTTTAGATCTTCACATTCAAACAAAGATATTTCACCTGAAATAAATCGAGTGTAATTATATAATTGTTTTTCGTTCCTAATCAAATAAATTTTAATGTTAGGATGATCAGCATACACTAATTTATATTTTTTAATATCATTATCTGATAACCATCCTTTTACTTCAACGAAAACATCTTTTTTAATACAAAAATCAGGAGTGTATCTTCTATGATTATCATATTTTAATTGTATTCTAGTTACACTATATCCCAACTCTAATAATTTTTCTCCAACATTATATTCCCATTCTCCTTGAACTTTTATACCATTTGTTATTTTTTTCCATTCTATATGTGGCGAGTTTTCTAAAAATTTAATTCTGGCTTCTGATAATTTATTTTTTGTTTCTTGAGTATGTCCAGAAAGAGCTGAACCAAATTTTTTACCAATAAATTGCGGTCTAGCAACCCTATTATCAATTTCTTTAGTCAGTCCTTTACTCCATGCGCATTTATCTTTTGATTCATTAGACATATTTGCCCAAATTTTTTTCGCATTCCTTCCATTTTCATAGCATTTAAACAATCCTTTGCTATTTTTTTCTTTTTGTATTGGACATGAATTGACAGATGCACTACATAATAAAACACCACCGGGGCTTTTAAATTTTGCAATATTACCACAACCCACAGAACACAAACAATCAGTTTCTATTGGTAATGATTTCCGATATGGTCTTCGTTTTTTCATAATTATATTTATATGAAAACCCGCGTGGCTACCATTACACCACTTGCCCAAATAAAAAACGGAGCCAACATAGAGAAGGCTCCGTTTTTGTTTTTATTCTATTATCTATTAGAATGACTTCTTAAACTCAACCCCACCGAAGAAAAGATTCTTCATGTCTGAATGCACACCAACCGAGTCATCAAGACCAAGTGAGTATGAGACAAACGGAACAGCGGTCACACCTTGCACAACTGGAATGTCAGTCGACACAGTGGTCTCAAAGTGAGTGCACTGTCCTTCTTGAGCGAGATAGCCAAGCTCAGCGCGAAAGTCAAGCATCAATGAAGATCCAAAGTCATCACTGTATGTTGCAGCAAGTTCGCTATAAGCATTGTTATCACCCACAATACTCATATACTGAGTAAGCGAAAGATCGATTGGACCAACTGCACGTGATACAGTCAAACCAGCTTCTTGCGCTTGTCCTTCCTGTCCTGCATAGTCTTGCGAATACCAGGTATAGCTCAAAGATACGAGATAGTCAGCAATCTCTTTCGAGAAGATTGCAGACAGCTCAGTAGCTTCGTCCTTCCCAGTTGTTTCAGCGTTTGCATAGTCAGCGCTCAAAGCCAACGAAACGTCCGCAGGAAGTTCAGTTGTCGTTTTGACGATTGCATTTGCTTCATTTGCACCTAGATCAGCACCACGCCAGACCTTATCAGAAGAGTAGCCAGTTTCAAGCGTCACCGGCGTGAATGCTGAAGGAGCGTCTTCGATTGGGCCTGCATAGGCATAGTTAAGAGCAGCAAGTGCTACAATACCAATTTTAACGATTTGTGTTTGTTTTTTCATATTATATTATTTTTGTTTTTCAGGGGGAGAAGTGGTACCCGCTGTAGGATTTGAACCTACGATGATATCCTGAATGTAAATCAGGCGCCTTCGACCACTCGGCTCAAGCGGGCAATTTTATCCATAACGGAAAATTTTTCGATTTAATTCTGTTTATTACTGCTGGATGTGTTAGATTATATTTTGCACATATATCTTTTAAACCTATAAAAATTTCGTTATTGATAGAATATCTATATGATACATTTATATAACTTTGCTCTTGTTTTAAAGTTTTACCAGATTTTAATCTTGGTTTTCTTCTAGAAGGCCTTTGTTTTGGCACCACCCATTTATTTTTTCCGAATATCCATCCTTCAAGAATACAATCATCTTTATTGATTTTTTTATTTTTCTGTAAAGCAATATTACATATCCAACGGGTTTTGTATTGAGAATTTCCACTGCCAACTTGATGTTTACTACTTATTTTAGAAACAAATTTTGCGCATTTATTACGAATAGTTTCATACATCCGCGAGTTTTTAATATATGGTATTCCTCGTTCTTCACATCTCATAGCCATCATATGGCATGCAAATGCAGTTTGTTGATTGTTATGAATTTTATCTAAAAGCAAATGGGCAACCCAATGTTCTCTTCCAGTTAGAACTACCAAATTTGAAGGATCATTAGACCCTCCCATCGATCGCATAAGAATGTGATGCCGCTCAGTATATCCTGGAGCAGGATTATTTTTACGAAAATTGATGAGATTACAATATATTTGTTGATAGTCCACAAACATATTTATAAAATCTAACTTTTGAACTTATAATGTATACGGTGTAAAAGCACCGCTCTACCACTGAGCTAACTCCCCATAAAAGTATCTATATGTGTTGGCGGAACGTGTAGGATTCGAACCTACGGTAGAGTCACCCCTACGATTCTTTAGCAAAGAATTACTTTAGTCCTCTCAGTCAACGTTCCAAAATGGCGGGTAGAGTAGGATTCGAACCCACGGAGGCGATTAAACCTCTCTCGATTTCAAGTCGAGCGCCTTAGACCAACTCAGCCATCTACCCTAAAATTTATAAGCCGTCAGACAGGTCATAGATGCGATTCGAAACATCAACTGACTTGTCTTTCATAAGTGTTTTGGAAAGTGTGCTGTTGTATGACAGCAGCAGTGCAATCGCAAGTGGATCAAACACAGCAATGATTATGCATATAAAGGCCATTACGATTGTATCGAGCGGCAGATTAAACTGATCGGCAATAAACTTAAACGTTCCAATGTCTTTTGATGCCGACATCTTGAGTTTTAGCTCTTGTATTTGTGTGTCAAGCTCTCGCTTGCTGTCTTGCAGTTGAACTATTCTCTCGCGCTGTGCTTGCATTTCAGCCGCTGTTCTTTCAATGTCAGCATAGATTGGTCGTGCATTTGCCGCAGACATCTTTGGCAAGCGTTCTTCTTGTGAGCGCCGCGCAGCGTTTAGTGTCTCTATTCGTGAGTTGATTTGTGAGACTTCAGAGTCGATGCCGCTCTTGCGTTCTTGAAGAGACCCAACCTGGGAGTCGATGTTAGAAAATTGTATTGAGTTTACAGCATAGGCAGACGATAAATAACCAAAAATACCGAGTGAAGTTATACACATGAGTATGAGTGTAGCTGTGACGAGATAGCCTTTTAAGAGTGCTGATGTATGCGTCCAATAGTGATGCAAATAGGTCGTCGCTACAAGTTTGCCAATCTCAAGTGCACTCGCCATGATGAGCACTGAAACATAGCTGCCACTAAAGAGTGTAGCAATGCCGAGTACTGAAAACCATGCGGCACATCCAGCTACAAGTAGGCTCGTAATGAATAGCAGTGCACGTAAAACCATGTCATAGTATTTATAATGGTGGGCCCGGCAGGATTCGAACCTGCGACCAATCGATTATGCTTACCACTATAGTTTTCACTACCTTTTCAGTTTGTGGTCTGGACTATCCCTTAATCTTCAGCATAACCTGTTAAGATTGAACTATTATAGTCTCTGCACGTCCCTCTTTCGAGGTTTCGCTCAGGATTGGCATCGGCATTACCCGTTAAGCGTTCCCTGAATTTAAGTTCTGCTAACTTACTATTTCTAATAAGAAGACCCTATCGAGTCGACTGCTCTTACCGCTGAGCTACAAGCCCCTTTCATTATAAAACTGGTCCGTTTTCTTTTTGTTCGTGATCTATGTATTGCCCAATATGTTGATGAACATTCAGCGATCGACGAAATGATTCATGCTCAAGTTTGGCTATTCGCTCTCTAAGTTCATTCATCTCAGAGAGTAGCGCTTCTACTTCGGCGTCAATCAAACTTTTAATATGTTCTGTATTCATAATCTTTTAAAGATGGTAGCTATGGTCGGACTCGAACCGACAAGCCATAAGGCAACGAATTTTAAGTTCGCAATGTTTACCAATTTCATCACACAGCCATTAGAAAATTTAGAGGTTGTCGACGAGATAATTGTTCGACTTTAGGGACCTCATGCTCCTGTAAGCGATACCACCACAGTACCGAAATTTTATTTGGTGAGAACGAAGGGATTCGAACCCCTGACCTAGGGAGTAGAAATCCCTTGCTCTAATCCACTGAGCTACGTTCCCGCTTTTCATATTTAATTGAAATCATATGTGTCGACAATCATGTCATGTTGCTTAAGAAGACGAACCGCGTTGTCACGTTTGTGTTTGCTGTTCCAGAAAAGCTCAAGTTCTGCAGCATCAACATCATAATAGGTATGAATGTCGCTTAATGCCATTGCTTCCATATAGCAATCAGAAGTATGAAATACAATTGAATATCTAGTTTTCATGTTGTCTTAGTCGATGAGTGAATACCATTGGTTTTCAGTGTCACAAAAGAAAATATAACTGAAAATATAACTTGAACCTTCATGATGCTTCTCTTTATAAGAAAGTTCTTCATATCGCATAAAGTGTTCAAACTCAACTGGAGACATGGTCGAAAAGACACCCGATTCAAACTCAATCTCTACCAAGTCCTTTAAAAAGGAGATTTGCTTGATTGTCTCCTCATTTTGATAGCCGTGAGAGCCATGCCTTACTTTCTTGCCAATTGATTCAGTGATAGTCATATAAAGATGTGGTGGTGTTTATTAGTGCTCAACTAATGTGTTAAGCTTTGAGGCGCCGCGTAGAGGTAATCTTTTCAGTAATGTATAGAGCAGGGGATCTCTTTGCGACCTTCTTCTCTTCGTAGAATTCCTCTGCATCACTCTGCTTGCTGAACACAACTGTCTTCCGCTTTGCTTGCGTTGGAGAATTCCAAGTGACAGTAAACTTTTGATCGATGTCTTGTTTCATATTGTGTTGGAGTTTCTCAAAAGATCAGACTTCAGCATTGACCTCACATTCATTTATAACATAATCATCATACGCAGTATTTTCATAACGATTGTTGACACGATCAGCATCAACCTTAGCCTTATAGGCATCTAATGCGCAATTTGCTTTTTTAAGTGAGCTATAGGCTCCTAATACGACGTCGCCTTCATAGTCTATGCGTCCTAATAAGAGAAATATTGAAGATTTGTTTTTCATATTGTGGTTGGTGTTGCTTAGTCTAGCTCGTAGGTATCAACCTCGATACCGATCTTACTTAGCTCGTGTACAGCGTGATTGCGATACCACTCTTGATTCCAAAGCATCTCAAGACCTCCTTTTTTTAAGTCGTCTGGAAGAAGAAGGGATGTCATCTCACTAGCTTTGATAAAGTCTTCTTCGCTGTTGAAGGTGATGAAGTATTCAATTTCGGTCATAGTCTTATTTTTATCCAATTACTACGGCAACTAATTTAGACTCGGTGTGCTGGTTTTCAGTACCAAAATCTACCCATTGTTGAACTGTATCGACGGTGATGTGTTTGGCAATCCAATATCCGCCTTGATCCGTATCAGTAAACTCAAGATCAAGATTTCCGTGCTCCTGCAAAACCTTTTGCAACTGTTCAATGGCTTCGGTTACTTTCATATGCTTATTGTGGTTGGTGTTGCTTACATGGCTATTATAGCATAAAACGCACAGAAAGTACACAACTTTTTTCAAAAAAGTGAAAAAAGGTCCCGAAGTTAAGCCCCGTATAGAGAAAAACTGTCCTCCAGGACTCATTTTTTGTGAAAATTTGCCCATGACAGATTGCTGCTACACTCACCCAGGGCTGGGGCTAGCTAGGAACCACACCTAGCTGCGTCATGACATATTTAGATTCGCGCATGATACGAATTGCGAGGGGGAGGAATTTAACCTCCACTCTAGACTATGGGCCTAGCGATCTCCGTATGATCCCTCTCGCAAAGAGGGCACTCATGCCCCCAGTGGAATCCTACTGTCTAGTCTAGCCAGATTTCAGATTCAATTGTTTTCCCCACTACCGAATAGTTGACCAGAGTCAACTTGAAGAAACGCAGTGACTATTTTATAATGGTAGCTACTTCCATTATTACTTTAATGTGCGTCGGATTACATTCGGCATCATCGGGTTGCCATCCCGCTCTTAGCCTCAATGCTCATTGTAGGATCATCGCCTACAATGGCAGGGAAAAAATGGTGGGGTATTCTCATATCATGTTTAAACCATGCGCTGTCTAGTGTGCACCCATCAAGCGTAGAGGGCATGAGGAGAATAAAGCCGCTAAGCTCTGCCCCATTGAAATTGGTGCGTCATGTGAGGGTCGAACTCACGCCTTCAGAGTGGAAGTCTAATGTGCTGCCGTAACACTTATGACGCAAAAAATAGACAATGTAGATGGAATCGAACCATCGCCTCGGCGTTGTCGCCTATCCTATCGGATAAGAAACCCTTTGCTTGGGGCGTGCTACCACTACACTATACATTGAAAAAGATGGTGGGCAGAGCTGGATTCGAACCAGCGTAGGCGTAAGCCAGCGATTTTACAGACCGCCCCCTTTAGCCACTCGGGCATCTACCCGTTTAGCAATGTATGGTTATTGACCCACACAGAATCTCAAGCCTTATGCGCATTTAACTCACTGATTTCCATTGCTAAAAATTGGTTGTGAGCGTCGGAATCGAACCGACGCTCTTAATATATCTCGATTGCTGCAACTTCTGGATTTTTGTCTTGAAGTTGATCGAGGATTCTGTTGAACTCTTGCTCTTGCTTTGCAGTCCATTTTACGGAAAATGCAGAATGCTTTCCTCTATTTTGATTTGCTGACGAGTAATAATAATCAGATGGCTGCACTCCAACCTTGTTTAGTGCAAAGGCCACCAACTTGCGAGCTTTTTGTATGCTATGAGTAATAGCAATTGAGTTTTGTTTTGTTTTCTCGTTTGATTCGCGAATCATTTCTCGATAGGCGTCAAAAACATTTAATTGTAGTTTTTCGTCAGCCATATTTTAGTTATTTATATGGTTTAAAATTGGTTGCGGGGGTGGGAGTCGAACCCACACCGAAGCCTAGCTTATGAGACTAGTTCAGCACCACTACTGACTGCCCCGCGATTGAAAATTGAGCCGACTAAAGAGGCGATATAGATACATTCCCGTACGCACCCGCATGCGCAGTCCTGCACGTCATCTGTGCCTATGTACCGGGCATGGAGCCTCGTGTACCTCTCTAGCGGCAAAGTTGGTAGAGGTACAAGGATTCGAACCTCGACAAACAGAATCAAAATCTGTGGTGCTAACCGTTACACAATACCTCTATGGCACGTCACCTTAAGATAATTTATATTTTTTACAATTTTCAAAATGCCATCTAAACATAGTGTTTTTTGATCCTACTTTAGTACAATACGGACATTTTATTGTATCTCTAATTTTTCCGAGATTTTTTTTACCGCTTTGTTTTTCAATAGCACTTTTTCGTAATTTTTCTTTATGCTCGTCACTTTTAGGAATATTTTTACTTCCAGATTTATTTCCTTTAGAATTTATTTTTTTGGCTTCTTCATAACCATATTTAGAAACCATTCTTTCCCATGGTGACGCATTATTTTTTCCACTAATTCGTAATTTTTCTTTTGTTTCGTTGGAATGACATTTCCCAGAAAATGCCCCCATAATTCCAGGATTTCCTCCACTTCCACCAATTTTTAAATTGTATGACATAGGATCTTTAACTAAAGATTCATTTACTATGTGTTGTTCCATATTAAACATTTCTTCTTTAGAATTTAAAATATGTAATATTTCAAATTTAAAATTTTCTTTTCCATATTTTTTAATGGCACGTTTTAAATGTTTTCCAGATCCTAAATAATTATCATTTATATCTAATGTTTGATGACACCCGATATAATATTTTTTATTTATTAGATTGATAGTTTTGTATATTATATACAGCATAAGTTTATTTATACAAAACTAACATGCTACTATTACATAATTGGCACGTCGTGCAGGAATCGAACCCACGTTAGCAGATTTGGAATCTGCAGTCCTACCATTGAACGAACGACGTAAAAATGGGGTGATCGACGGGACTCGAACCCGCAACAACCAGAATCACAATCTGGGGCTCTACCATTGAACTACAACCACCAATTAAATTGGCGGAGCGGACGGGGCTCGAACCCGCGACCTCCAACGTGACAGGCTGGCGCTCTAACCAGACTGAGCTACCGCTCCTAAATGGTGGAGGCAATAGGGCTCGAACCTATGACTCATTCCTTAAAAGGGAATTACTCTACCGACTGAGTTATGCCTCCAATTAAAATGGTGGAGGTTAACGGATTCGAACCGTTGACATTCTGCTTGCAAAGCAGACGCTCTACCACTGAGCTAAACCCCCTTTGTTGATTGTTTTAATTTTCTTCTAGCCCAAGCTTGTTTCATTGCATCGCTTTGTTTTTGTTTATATTCTTCGCTAGAATGATTTTTTGAATTTTTATTACCAATGGCAGATTTAGCAATATTATTTTTTCTTTCCTCTGTATGAGTTGTTCCCGTTAATGTTATAGCAATTTTTGCTTTATGATCTTCGCTTTTTGGCACGTCTTTATTGGCATGACCGCCCATAGAACATTTATAAGCAATAACTTCTTCTCTGTTGATTTGTCCAGATAATCCTTTCCAAGCAACATAATCTTCTAGTTTACCATGTTGCTCATATAATTTTTTATGAGCATCTGCGTGCTGCTCAATAGTTAATTCAATTATATTAGAGGGATCGTCTGTACCTCCCATATGTCGTGGAATAATATGATGTTTATGAAGCATATTATTATTTATAAAAATTACCAACTGAGCTATAAATGGTCGGGATGACACGATTCGAACATGCGACATCTGCGTCCCAAACGCAGCGCTCTACCAGGCTGAGCTACATCCCGTAAAATATGGTACACCCAGTTAGACTCGAACTAACGACCCCACAATTATCAATCGTGTGCTCTAACCAAACTGAGCTATGGATGCACTTTAAACTGGAGCCTCCTGTCCGATTCGAACGGACGACCTGCTCATTACAAATGAGCTGCACTACCACTGTGCTAAGGAGGCGTAAAAATTGGCTCCGACTCATGGGATCGAACCATGGACCTAGTGATTACCTACTACTATAGCTTTCGCTACCCTTTTAGTTTGTAGTCTGGACTTTCTCATTATCTTCAACATTACTTGTAAGATACCAACCGTCAAGTCTCTACACGTTCCTCTTTCGAGGCTTCGCTCGGGATTGGCATTTTAAAGCGTTCCCCGAATTTGATTGGTTTTTCATAAAGTATTTCTACTTTAAGCTGCCATTATGACAGTCACCCGCTCTGCCGCTGAGCTAAGTCGGATTGTAAAGTTATTTATAGTGAGGAATTTTAGAGACAAACTCCTTACGATTTTCTGTATCAACGTCTATATAGTCTTCATTGAGAGTAATACGACCCCTGCGCCAGACGCCCCATTCTAGATTGTCTTGCAGCGTCTCTGATGTATGAATCTTTACTAGACCGCCTTCACCAGAAATGTCGCATGCAGACAAGGCGCCTTCGTACTGTTCATGCCAATCAAGCTCGCCGCATTCAGAATCTTCGCTCACGTGTTCAACGAGTTCTTCGTCAGAGAGATGTGCATATTCATCATAGAGTTCTCTCAACTTTTCGGTGTCTATGCTAAACAGCTTTCCAGTGTGGACAGTTTCAGTCATCCATCGTTCAATGTATATTTTCATAGTGTTATTCTTCGAGTGAATTTAACCAACGCTTCTCACTCGCACGTTGGGCATGAGTAGACCACATGCGACCGCATGTAAATCCTAGAGCATGCATTTCAAAATAGTTTTGAAAGCGTGAATGATCGCGAGTGACTCTAAACTTGTGTTCACCGCTCTTAAGCGGTAGTTTTACTGAAAGGTAAAATTGACCGACCTTGATGTATGTTGAGGTGCGAATGACTATTTTCATTGTATATTATTTATTGGTACTCACACGGGGAATCGAACCCCGATTGTACGGATGAAAACCGTAAGTCCTAACCGTTAGACGATATGAGCAGGTGTTGTAGATGGACGCACGTTCCAGTAACGCTCTGGACTAGGCGGTTTTGCAGACCACTGCATGACTTCTCTGCCAACGTGCGAAAGTGGTACTAGAGGTGGGACTCGAACCCACATACGGCTCGATGACCGATTCTACCCCCTTATAAAGAAGGACCTTTAACCAATTCAGGACACTCTAGCATTAGAAAAAAATTTATCGGTTAATCATATTGGCATGTCGATGAGGAGCGCAATGCGCTGCAACTACAATCGACTATGACTTTTTATAGGGACCGAAAACTCCTATATACAAACCTTTGACATCGCATCACACTGTGATCCAAGCCGTACAACCACGGACGTTCTCAACTTTCATTAGCAGTTGATGGTGCGTTCAGTTATGAAACCTTTGTTTCTCTTTGCTTACAGAGACATTATACACTAAACTCTCTCATATGTAAACATCTTTTTTATCTATAAGTGATTTATTTATATTGTAAAAAGTCTTTCCACTCTTCACGAATCGTAACTTTTTCACTAAGCGCACTAAACTCAATGTCTTTTAGCATCTTAGGCTTTACTTCAGAGCCGTGAATGTTGAAATATGGAAACTTGTTTGATTTTTTAGTATTACACTTTTTGCAAGACAGCACAATATTGTCGTCGTTGTTGCCGCCTCCACGACTGCGAGGAATGAGATGATCACGAGTCGCAGAAGTGTATGGAATCTTACGCAGACAATATTGACATTCTCCTCCATAGATATAATACAGCTGACGAAGGTTGATTGCGCGCGGCTGCTTTTTGCCTTGCTTGTAGTGACCAAAATAGCCTGGCACCACTACAATTGTAGGAATTGCCCACAGTGTGTCGACGCTTCTCAGCGCAGGATTGTTTGGACTGAGATGATCATCGTTTGCTATCCAGCTGCTCCAGTCACGTATGTTTCCATACTGGTCATAGGCTTTTACGCCTCCAACCATCATGTTTCGAATTGCAGACCGAGCAGAAAAAAATCCACACGGCTGAAAGCCTGCAGTCAATACGAGTGTAGTCTTATGAGAGGGAAAAACTGGAATCATGAACAGACGAGAGTATAGCCACCAAACTTAGAGCGCACGACGTTGTTTACATAGACTGCAATGTGTGATGCATCTTCTAAACGAATTCTAGTGTGGCTGCGAAAGATTGAGCGACGATTAGAAATAGAATATTTGTGACGATTTGGATTATTTTTTCCAAGGCGGCCATAGAGGTCAACTCGTTTAAATTTTCCAACATAATCGAAAGACTCCATCTCTTTCAAACGCTCTCTCAAATTATGAGTTTTTACCTCACGCCTCAGATGAAAGATTATTGTTTTTCCAACCTCGTTATTTTCAACCTTTAGTATTGTTCGTTGTGTGTTCATATTAGTTAAAGAAAAGATAGACTGCTTTGAACAGAGCGCTGATGAATCCAATCATACAGACTCCAAAAAATAGTGATATCAAGATGGCTAGTGGATAAAAATGCGATAGTTTCATGGTTTGGTGTTTGTTGTTTGTTGTTTAAAAGTATCCTCAGTGCTTTACAGCTTCAATTGGGGCTGAGGAGCCTCCCAGGTTTCTATCACCTCCGAATTGAACGGACTTTTGAATAATATTCTTATAGGCCACTGCCAGGTCATGACTACTGGCTTTGCGATAGAGAAGGTTTTAAAATCTTATGTCGTTATTCTATTTGTATTTGTTGTTGTTTTTTTTGGAAATGGCACCGCAGACTATGGAATTGCACCATGAAACTTTTTAACGCTCTCCCTGCGGACAAGAGGCTCGTTCCTTTTATCTCTGATTTCGTTTGCAACCTCCATCAGTAAATTTGTTTTTGAAAATGGTGTCCCCTGCGAGGAGTCGAACCTCGTCTCCCAGGCTATTGATCGAGCTATTTGCACTTCGCTCAACCTTAGTGTCTGGCGGGCCAGTACTTCAGGGAAAAATTGTTTTTTGAAAGTGGTGAGCAGTTTTTAGAGATGCTCAACTCTCTAGAGCGGTTTAACGAGTGCCCGAAGCTCAAAGCTTTTTAAGAGATGCTCAGCTCTTGTGATTACCAACTACCGTTCATGGTTTGGATAAAGATGACGAACCAAACCGCGATATTGATTCCGATGAAAATTCCTAATGTTTCTTTCATATTGTGTTGTGTTGCTTACATGGTCATTATACACTAAAATGCAGAGAAAGTACACAACTTTTTTCAAAAAAGTGAAAAAAGGTCCCGAAGTTAGGCCCCGTATAGAGAAATCTAATGCTCCCAAGGTCTAAAAATGTCAAATTTATGACTTTTTATGCAAAAAATACCCACCAAAGTGTGCATCGTTGAGTTGATATGCGTAAGCGTATTGCATATTACCAGCGAAGTTGCATGTTTGCGTTAGGCATTTCCTCGGTTATTGTAATTACGCAACACTACTTTGTCAAGATCCAGCCTAGGATTGAGTTGTGAGATTTTCTTGGACATGAGTGTTGATTAGGAAATAACCGCTAGTTTTCTTGTAACCCCAGATGAATCTTTTATTTCTATGTATCCAGTAATTGCTACATCTGATGATGCAGCGTGAGTCCCATACTGAACCAACCCTGTTCCTTTAGGGGATAACCTTAAATCTATGTTTGTATCAGATCCATCACACTGAATCCTTGGGGGTGCTTCGGTTGCTCTACTTACAGCCGTTAAAAAATTAACTGATGATGAGTCTTGGGCGACCGCTTGAAACGCCACACCATTAGACACATTACCCAATGATACACGATTTGTGGAAGACCCAAGCAATGATAGATTTTGTCCAGACTGCGATGAAATTGGAGATCCAATTACATTCCTAGTTGATGTGGATTGAGCATTTCCAAATATAACGGAAGCTGTGTTATTTGATTCATCCAAGTAATCACCAGTAACATTTCCTTGGAATATGTTTCCAGTAACAGTATACCTATCTTGATTTGCTCTAATTATCAATCCATAGGACGAAAGTTCCGAAGCATACCCAATCCATTGACCGCATGTGCAGCCAATTAGTGAGTTTCCGGTTGAATATGCAGTGCTACCAAATTCTACATTTGGATACAATGCGCTTCCAGCTATGCTATTTGTTGCAATTTGGCATCCAATAATTTTTGTATATCTTCCATTAACAATAATACCTTGTTTAAAGTTACCTGATATTTGTCCGCTTTTTATTGAAACATATGAAGCAGATTCAGAAATTTTTATTCCGCATTCTGAAAGGGAACCTTGGATATAGCAATCGGTGAATTGATGAGTTCTAGTTACACCAGTTCCCCCATCAATGAGTATTCCTTCAGCATATGTAAAATCAGTTTGAAGATCATAAGCTGTAACGAATGATGGAGATGACGCTATCCCGTCTGTATTTACAATTGAAAGTCCTCTATATCCCTTTACGATGCCAACATGCCGAATATCAACAGTGTCAATGTTGCTATCAATTACAATTCCATTTGGAGAGCTTGCGGTGTTTGTACCAAACCCAATTTGGACATCATCAATATCAAGAACATCTGCCCTTGTTGATGCGCTTCCATAATTCTTAATGGCATATTGCCCAATTAGACCGCTTATCCAAGTATTTTGAATACTGGCGACATTTTGCCCCTCGATGTATATGCCATTATATCCACCAATAATGCTGATATTTCTAACATTAAACCTTGCGACTTTAACTGCCTTTATGCAATTGCCACCAGCTTTTGCTGTCCCGTTAATGGATAGATTAAAGATACCTGCTCCAGTAAGAAACCCAGATGATTGCCACACGAAAACATCCGATGTGCCAGATGCAATAATGGTAGTTGAAGACCTTCCACTTCCGATTATATTTGTTGCAGTCTGGCATAGAATTTGACTGGTAATTTTATAACTGCCAGTTGGAATAAAAATATGAAGGGATGCGTTTGCCGCTGTCTGAAAAGCCGCAGTATCATCCGTAACCCCATCCCCAACTGCCCCGAAGTCCTTGACATTCACCACATCAGCGAAGCGGTTCGCCAATGAACGGGCGGCAGTGCTACCAGTCGCTGTGATCGAATTATTTGCCTTGCCATCTAATTGAGTTTGAATAGCACTTGTGACTCCATCAAGATAATCTAATTCAGTAGAAGTTACATTTGTTGATGTTGCAACTTTACCAGACGAGTCAGAGACTAATGCTCGTGATGCTGTCAAGTTTCCAGTAACAATAGTAGTTGCGGCTCCAGAGATTGTAGCTTGTTTGCCGTTTAATTGAGTTTGTATAGAACTCGTGACGCCATCAAGATAGCCTAATTCAACATCACTAATTGAACCGATAGAAGTAGTATTAGGCAATGTTACTGTCCCAGTAAATGTGGGATTTGTAAACATTGTGACTTTGCTTTCATTATCGACATTGCTCAATCCAATAGTTGTTTTATTTAACGCTTGCCATGTTTTGTCACCGCGCCAATATTGACCTGTCGTGCCTGCTGGTATTGTTGCTTGTAAAGTACCACTATTACCCAAACCAGTTGCTAGGTCGCCTATAGTGATCTTTTTATTTGTGCCACTTGTGGCCATATTAAGATCACTAACATCAACAACTTGCAAAATATCATTTTGTGCAAGTCCTGTTGTTAATTCTGTTAGCTGCGAAGTCTTTGACATATAGTGTATTTATACTTTTTTCTTCTTCTCTTCAGCCTTGATTCGTTTTTGAATGGACTTGCCGCGCTTCTCTAAACGATCAAGTACCTGTTGCGCGTTCATCCAGATGTCTTTGTCTTCAAGCATCTCTTTAATCTCGCCTTCAGTAAGAAAGTCTGAATACATGTCTTTGAAAAGATTTGCGCTCCAGTTGCGTTCATGAACCATGCCATGATACATCTCACCACCTTTGCCAGCAGTTCCTGCGCTATAGTTATGAAACAAGAACATGCTATGATCTGTAATCATATACTCATCGGCCATTAAAAAGATCAAAGTTGCAGCACTCATACATGCCCCTTCAACACTTACCATAATATGGGCTTCAGTTTCAGAGAGTGCCTGCATAAATTGAATGGTAGTAAACAGGTTACCTCCAGGACAATTGATATGAATCTTAACCACATCGGTTGGACGACTATTTCGAATATCATGAAACCATTGTATATAGTCACTTGCATCACCAATCTCTTCAGAGAGATAATACTCTTTGACTGCACCATAGTCGCTCGTAAAGCAATCATTTGCGCCACCCTTTAGTAGATCCAGTAAGCCCTTATTTTGTATGTTGTGTTTATGCATGTCCAAATAGTTTTTTGGTATTATATTCATTTATAGTCTTAAAAAGTTCATCCGTCCAACAATCTCGTTTTTGCACAAAAACTAGCGGTTGTGAACTGTTTTCTACAGCCATAACGATTACTCCTTGACTTACTGGTGTGCCTGTACGCTCTTCACACATAATAGCATATGCTGCCATTTGTATAAAATAACTGTCAATCTCATCTTCAGTTTTAGCTCGAGAACTTGTCTTAAAATCGATTATGCTCAGCCGACCATCAAATTCTGCGATGAGGTCAACTCGACCAGCGAGTCCAAGATGATCTGAGTAGAGTGGAGCCTCTTGAAGACACACGTTATCGATTCGGTCATCCAAGACAGGCTTGATAGAGTTAAACATATCTTTTATATGAGGCATCTCTCCTTCAGCAAAATATGAATCAATGTTATCAATATATCGCTCAACCGCTGCATGTAAAGCTGTGCCTCGCGTGCTTGCATGCCGGGCTACACGTGCTGCTTCAACTTCGCCAACTCGTGCTCTCCATTCTTGAAGTGCACCTTTGTTACGAATGCCTAATACAGTAGTAATACTAGGATAGGCTTTACCATTAGGCGTCATATAAAAGCGACCAGAAGTGGTAGTGTTTGCTTCTAGATCACTATAGCCAAGATCTATAGGTGAGTGCGTAAACCTTTTTCGATTCATTAGAGTTTATCCCAATCAACAAATAGTTTTTGTTGTATTTCTTTATCTCTTCGATTGTCATCAAAGCGATTTTTCTTAAATTTTTTATTGCGAGAATAATCATCATGACCATCATCGTAATAGCCATGTCCCTTTTTCTTGTCTCTATTTTTTCTGCTGCGTCCCATATCTCAACGGGTTTCTATTTTTGCTTGTCTTCCACTTGCTTTTTTTACTTTGTTTAGTACGTCATTCCATCCACTACCAGCACGTTGAAGTATTGTCTTGCCTCCTTCATATGATATACCAGGAGCGGAGATGACGCGTTTTACGTTTCCAGCCAAAGTGCAGTGCGGGCATGGTTCGCTTAGCGGCAGGTCACGCGAATCCATAGGCAAACTTGCGTCCCAATAATAGTTACAAGATGTGCAATTATATGTGTATGTCATATTATTCTATGCCAAGATTTGGAAAGGCCTTTTTAATGAGTGAAGATGTAAGTAGACTATATTTTTTATGTAGTTTTTTATCTTTCATTGCAATTAAAATTTCTGCATCAGATGCATGAACATTTTCTAACAGTTTGATAAAGGCCATCTCCTTTTTAATCTTGTCATATGTAGTATTACCAACTAAAAGGCGAGGCAACACATCAATCTGTTTTCTTAGCGGAGAAAAATTTACTCCTGCTGGGTTTGGGCTAGGCGTATATGGAGGAGCACCTACCGGTAAATCAAATTTTATATCAGGACGAAATGCTGCCTGAAGTATAGTCTTTAATTCATAAGATTCATTTTCTTGAAGTATGCGCACTCGATCAGCGACTTTGTCTGTCGCCTGTATGCTTTCAAAAATTTCAAACGGATGTTTTGTTCTGTTGTTTGATGCAGTTTGTGGTCTCATAATGTATGGTTTTATTTATGTGTAAAAAATTCTTCAGCACATGATACTAACATGTTGCAACGCTTAGAGATAAGATAGTTAAGTATCTTAGAGTTTCCGACCGAAGCACACTCGGAATATGCAGATAGAATTGAAGCTTTTACATTTTCTGGTGTTTTGCTAAGATCAATTATTGTGCTATTACGAATATAGTTGCGATAGACTGTTTCTGGAAGAACACTTTCTAGTTTACCTTCATGCGCAGCAGCGATCCATGCTGTTATTTTAGTTGAACTGAGTGGTGTTTGACGACCGCCATCAACAAATACAGTATCAGATGACAAGACATTTGGAATGCCATCACCACTGTCACCACGAAAGATATGCTCATAGAGATAATTAGCTGGGTTTTTATCACTCAACATCTTCTTAGTCATAGGGCTGTACTGAGAGACATTATCATACTTTTGAAGTTGAATAAAATCTTTGTCTGCGCTGATAATCATTACGGGTTCGTGCTGGCCAAACTCTTGAGTAGATTCAACGAGTGTGCCAATAACATCGTCTGCTTCTGCGCCTTGTACAACTACTACTGGATATGGCATGTGCTCAACTATTTCATCACGTATCTTGTTTATAATACCAAAAATTTCTTTCCAGTCAAGATCAGACGCCTCACGACTCTTCTTGCGTCCAGCTTTGTATTGCGGATAATACTCTTTACGCCAACTGCCGCCATCACATGCGATAATCATACGTCCATACTTTTCTCTATACTTGAGATTATACATTCTCAGCGAATTTAAGATAATATGTCGCATAAAGTCCTCTGTAATTTTCCCAGGACGTGATTGAGAAAATATAGCAGAGATTGCAATTCCAGAATAGTCGATTAGTAACATGATATAATTATACACTAGTGTGACTCAAATGTACACTACTTTTTCCATAAACTTTTCACATGAGATGAATTTATTTTTACTCCAATAAATTCGTTGTAAAAATCATCTGTAAGCAGCACCTCTTTGTCAAACTGTTCCTTTGCTTCCATATAAGACAATTCACCTTTAGATTTGCAGAGATATATGATTCGACGAATAAAATCTGATTGTCGTGATTCGACCAGAGCCTTTACAGTTTCGCTGCTGCCATAGTATTTCTCCCAATCAGACTGTACACACTTTTTTCTTTTGCGGGTTTTGCCTTTTAGTGGAGCAAGTTTTTTTACACTAGACAACAGTTTTTTGCCAATATATTTTTTGCCATTTAGACTATCAGTTATTTCATAGACAAACCCAATATAACCTTCATCAATCTTCTCTTGAGCAAGTTCGCGAGTAAAAGGAAGTTCATTATATAGCCATGTCATAAATTATATATTAAATTTCGTCATCGCGAGAATCGTCTTCTGTTCCATAGATACGATAGGTTCCACAAAAAGGGCAATATTCTGGGTAGAGTTCTTCGCGTTCTAGATCTTCAAAATCTTCTTCGTCATCGCAATAGTATTTATCGTCCTCATCATCCCAAGAGACTTCGTAGACGTATTTGCATTTTGGACATCTGTTGTTTTCTATCATTATATTTAATATATTTAAATTATTTTCTGTTATTTATATCATCAACAACGGGGTCGTTCTTTCTTTCAAAATATGCGACAAATGGAACCAATGGCCAAAATGCCAGCATTAAAAGAGCAGACACTATCATAAGTATTGCTGCAAATGGTACTACTACAAACATACTAAGTGCATACCAAAATGGAGACAGTTTTATATAGTCTTTACCCTTCACATGTGCTACAGGTTAAGATTGAACGTGCAAGTTCCTGTGCTGGATTTGCGCTACGTTGATAATACAACGACTTGACTCCTTGTTCCCAAGCAAAGATAAGAAGCTCGTTGACTTCTTTTGGCTTTGCAGTAGGTGCAATCATCAAGTTGAGTGATTGACCTTGATCAATATACTTTTGACGTTGTGCTGCCTGAATGACAATTTCTTTTTGAGAAATTTCACCAAAGGTTTTAAATACATCTTTTTCTTCTGCAGAAAGAAAGTCTAGATGCTGTACAGAACCACCATGAGTAAGAACATCCTTCCATGTTTCTTGATCATTTTTGCCTTTTTCTTTGAGCAACTTTTCAAGATATGGATTGCGATAGGTAAACTTGCCCTTAGCAAGATCCTTAACAAAATAATTGCTGTTTAGTGGTTCTATACTTGGAGATACTTGTCCAAGAATAAACGAACTACTTGTAGTAGGAGCAATTGCAAGCGTAGTAGAGTTGCGTCGACCATAACCTTCCAACATAAATGGCTCGCCAAAAAGTTTTGCAAGTTGGGAGGTAGCAGAGTCTGCCTTGGCACGGATAGTACTCCAAATTTGATTGTTCATCATCTTTGCTTCCATCGACTCGAATGGCACCATCTTTGACTGCAACAATGAATGCCAACCAAGCACACCTACACCGAGTGCACGCTGATTGATAGCAAACTTACGAGGCGCTCTCATAAATTCATTGCCAGGATTTCCAGTCTTCAAAATAAATTCAGACATGACTGCATCCAAGAAATATACAAGCGTCTCTACTGCATCTGTCTCTGCAATCTCGTCCCACTTTTCAAGATTAAGTGAAGAGAGGTCACATACAAAACTTTCATCTTCTGATGTAGACAAAAAGATTTCTGTACAAAGGTTACTTGCATGTATCTTAAGACCCTTGTCTTTATACATCTGGGGTGCGCCGTTGTTTACATTATCAGAGAAAAAGATATAAGGATAGCCAGACTCAAATCGTTTTTTAATGACTGTACTCCAAACTTTACGTTTGTCTTTGTCGCCGCCAATCATACTCTTCATCCACTCATCTGATACACACACGCCTATGGACAAGTCTTGAATAGCATTGCCTTCAGACCGAATCTTAAGAAACTCTTCAATATCAGGGTGATCAATAGGCAAATAGGCCGCAAAAGAACCACGTCGTACATTGCCCTGCGAGACATAGTTGATAAGCGAATCAAAAACTGTAAGCTGATGATGCACACCTGTAGCAGCACCACCAGAAGATATTGGGGCTCCTCGACCGCGCACATCTCCAAAATATGCGGAAGTTCCTCCACCGACTTTTGACATTGTACCAATCTCTCCGACCTTTGAGAGGATTCCATTCATGTCATCAGGTATATAACTACCAAAGCATGAGATTGGCAACCCGCGTTTACGGCCAAAGTTTGACCAGATTGGAGAAGCAAGAGAATAAAAACCTCTTGACATATAGTCTACAAACTTGTCTGAAAAACCAGGCATATCATCTAATAACGCCTGCGCTCTATCTCCAATGTCCTGTATTCTCTGTTCTGGAGTTTCTCCCTCTAAGAGATATCCTCTCTCTAAAAATTTTCTACTATCTTTATTTAACCAATATATTTTATCACTCATAATATAGATCTATATATCACATCAAAACAGGTCGTCTTCGCTAAAGCTTTGATTTTTCTTTGAATATTCAACCGGGCGGCTATGAAAAAAATCCGCCATATTGTTGCCAAGTAGTTCTTCTTCAAACCACATAGTGGACTCAAGCAACTCTCTATCCACTTCAAATACTGGTTTAAAACTGATTTGAACAAGGGATTCATTGATACGATTTTTAATAAACTCTTTAAGAATTGGTGCTGATAGCCCAGGTTCATTTATGCCATTGATCATCCAGTCAACAATCTTAGCTTCAGACTTGTATGCCTCTTCAGCTTCATGCGCGATGCGTGCCTCAAGCTCATTGTCAAATAGTTCAGGATGCTCTTCACGAATTGTGTTGATAATCTTTATACCAACAAGAGCATGAATGTTTTCTTCATTGCGAGTATACTTTACTTGCTGATCTGTGTCTTTAAGTACATTTTTAAAACGAGCGAACCAGTTAATAATATAAAACTGAGAAAATAACGAAACATTTTCAACAAAAAGAGTGAAAAGAATCAAAGCATAGAGATATTGTTTTTTAGAATCTTTATAAAACTTGTGAGTATACTTACGAAGATATTTAACACGACCTTGTATCCATTCAAGTTTAAGATTCTCTTCAAAAATATCTTCTAGTTCAAGCACACTAAGTAGACGCTCATAGGCACTATTATGAATAACTTCAATGTTTGCCATAACATAGCCTAGATCTTGAAGACTAGGATGCGGCAGGTTTTCTCCCAGCTTGGCCCAAAAAGTTTTTACTGCAACTTCAATTTGTCCAACTGCTGAAAGTGTACGCACAATAATCTCGCGTTCTTGATCATTTAAATCAACCTTAAATTGCTGCACATCAGATTTAAAACTAAACTCTTTGTCTGTCCAAAATCCATTGTGCATGGCTTCAATAAACTGCTCTGTCCATGGATAGTGGTTTGGTTTGCGGCTAATTTGTTCTTCGAAGATGCTGTGTGTATTATTGTCGTTCATGTTGGAAAATGTTACGCTGTGTAGCAGATGTTTATTATAAACAGAAAAAGGCGAGTTGTAAATAATTTTTTACACGTCTCATGATTCATTCATGGCACGTCTGCGTATGCTACGAAGAGCGCCACTAACAGAATCACGTAGTACAATTGTATGCTTGCTATTTTTCTTAGCATAATTGTATAAAGCTTGCTGCTCCTCATCTGCCATATCTAGATATTTACACCAGCGTTCAAACTTATTTCGCCCGGTTTCAAACCGTCTAAAGATGTCAGTTGGTACATTAAAAAGTCTCCATGTTGCTCCACTTTTAGGATAGTCAGAAGGTGGCATTGCAACGTCTCCAGTAACTACTTCTTCGTTTTTCATTGCTTAATATCGTGTTGAGTTATTAATACTTTTTGTCCAGTCTTACAATGCATGGCGTCATATACATTTACGCCAAAAATATTTCCAACCGGGCATGAATTTTCTGCTATTGATATTGTTGTATTCTTGAGAGCCAATATGTCTCCAGTTAGTTGTAATGGTAGGTTACGCGTTAATCTGTATGTTCCATGACGAAGAGTGTTGTCTTCATTGAGATACCAAAAAGACTCTTCAAGATGAAGCGCACGTGGATCGCACCCAGTGACCTCTTTGATAACCTTAGCAAGTGCTCGATCAGAAACTCCAGTTTTTTCTTTTATGAGATAGAGCGCCGCAAGATACGAAGCAATTGTAGTCTTGCCAAATGGAATTACATTAAGCATACGTTTAACGTTAAAGACCAATTTATGAAAAATATTATACTTACTTTTTTCTTCACTTGTTTCTGGTTTGCGAATTACGTTGCCATTTGCATCTATAAGTCCCATCTTATAGGCTCCAGTTTTTGTCCATGGAGTAGTGAGTAAGCGTAAAAATCTAAATGCGTAAACAGTGTCTGTAGTGCGTGTTAGGAGTCCCATAGTTTTAAATTCTTTGAAGTGTTCGAGCTACGTATAGATCAATAGGTATATTTATATATTCGCCTTCTGGAATATAGTTTAGATAAAGCAAAAATGTCTTAAGTGCTGGCCAACTATGTTCGTTTACTCGATTAAAACACATGCGTGTTGCTGCCTCAGGGTAAAACATATTGTGAAGTATAATGAGATGGTTTAAGATTAGCCTCTCTTGAAGTATACTTTTATCTTGATATTTTTTAAAGAGTTTTTTGATATACTTCAGATGAGCAAGATCTGCATGAAATTCTTTTATGTCTAAACAGCGTGGATTATTATAATGCTTAGCCGCGTAGACTAAAAAATTTTTATCGTTTAACTCATTTACCAACTGCATATTATAATTTATATCGTCGTTTATTTCGACAATAAATCAGTTACAGTCTTCCCTTTTTCCCAAAACTTACAACTCCAATAACGAGCCTTCCACTTTGGGCCTGGATCTGTATCACACTGATGGCGAGCTCTAAAACTTTTTAGACGCTCTGGATCATCTCGTTTAATCTCTGCCTTTGGATCACCAAATCCAAGTTTTATAACGTTGCCCTTTTCATTACGCACATAGACATAAAACTTATGTTTTTCATCGTCGCTACGCCACGGTTCATTGAGAGTCACCTTACGACCATCATATTCTGCCTGCTCAGAGATATATTCTTTAAAACGCATCATAATATATTAGCGTGAGATTTCTTCCCAATCTAGAGATGCGTGAATTTGTGCTGGATTACCACCTGAGGCAGTGCTCGCGGAAATTACCAGTGTCAATTCATTTGGAACTCCACTTAAACCATTGCGTTCAAGTTGAAATTTAAATAGCGCTTCTTTTAAAATATCAAGGGAAGGTTTGCTCTGAGTTGTAGAGCTCATATAACCAGATGCCAATATTCTTCCACCGGTAATTGCACTAGCATCCATCTTATATTCTACAGCTGAATCTGCCGATGCTGGCTGCCAAGATCCACTTCCACCAGTAGTTGCACCTCCCGAAACTACTTTCCATTTATAGTTAGTTGTTGATACAGGTAATATTGAAAGAGCTGTAAGAATTACAACTGCATCCAGTTTTGTAGATTTTAATCTTATCGTAATCACTGGATAATCAGTGCCCGCAGCAGTTATTAAATTATATGGAGCATTAATTGCAGTGCCTATGCTTTGTTGCGCTCCATATAGTTGATATCCACCTTCTGAAATTACTGTAGAGCATATTTGCTTAAGAGTACTTGTACTGCCAGTGTTAGAGGTATTTTCAATTTCGTATCGCAATGGCAGTGAAGCAGTAGTTATGTATGTAGAAGCAACTATATTAGCATGATGAAATGTATGGCATACAACAAATTTTCCATTAATTACAAAACCAACTCGAACGCTGCCAACTCCCAACCATTCAAAATCCATCCATAAAATTTGTGCTTTAGAAATATCAAGAGTAAGTCCAGACGAACCAGTCTCATTTAATAGTTTATCGCCATTCCACTGTGATTGTGGTATTTTGATATTTTGCAAAGATCCATTTACAATTGTGCGTTTTACTATATTTAAAGTCGTGCCATCAAGTTCAAAATAGATGCCGTTATCGGCACCATAATATCCTACACGTTGCACTAATCCTGCTTTTGCAGATGACATTACAAATGTATTGAGAACTAGCAATGATTTTCCAGGTTGATATGAAAAAACCTTCGTCGTTTCTCGCTTTACAGATGAGCCAGACAGTGCAGTAACACTACAATCAATTAGACCTTGGTTTGCATTAAATGTTGCTGTACCGCTACCAGCTACTTCAGTGTTCCAAAGACCATTGTCAGCAAATCTATGACTAGAATCAAATAGAGTAAGCGGTGAAGAAGTGCGCAGTCGTCCAAATGCATCAGTGATTGTTCCGCTTGGAGTAATCTGATCTGCAAGCATGCCAACCTCATAACGAGCATGTTTACGAGTTAGCGAACTATCAGAAGTTAAAAATTGGGTTGGCATATTTTCTTATTTACAATTTTAGAAACTTTGGTATAATAATTAATATTAGCTTTTGATGCTAGTATTAAGGTATAAATCTAGATTTTTTATTAGAATCCTGAAAGTTCCGGGACGGATGGCTAATGGGGTTTTAAGGCGAGATAGAATTAGTTGTTAGCGATGCTACTTTTTACCTTTGAGAGTACGCTTGTATCACCAGTTACAATTGCAATAAGTGATTGAAATGTTGAATTTATAAGATCTTTTTGTGGCATTGACAGCGGTTTGTCTGCGTCAAGTGCACGCATAGCAAGTACGAGTTTAGGAAGTTCTTCTCTTGATACAAGTCCAGTAGAAGCAAGTTGCTTAAAGCGGGTCATATCAACCTCTTCGTTTACTTCTTCATACTCATCTGCATCAACTGTGACTTCATATTTTTTATCTACGGTTTCATAGAGATCATCAAGTGCTAAATAGATTGCTGTAATACTTTCGCGCGTTTCAGAATCGATTTCATCGAGGTTAGAGAGAGTCTCATATAATTCATCTGCCATTTCACAAATGTCTTCTAGTTCTGATAGTGCTTCTCCGGTTGGATCAACTTCTTCATCTTCAGTACTTTCGCTGTAAAAATCTTCTCGATCAAATTCTGCTTTCGTTTTATCGAGCGCCTTAAGAGCAGCATTATAGTCAGAGAATATTTGCGAATCTGCACCGCGATAGACTATTGCATATGGGTGAGTCTCATCGTCCAAGACCATAAAAAATAGATTTATCCAAACCCGGGGACGAGTTGACACACCATAGATATGCTGAATCTTTCCCTTTGTTATGTTTTTAATGCCAAAAAAATGACCAGCAAATTTATTAACTGGAGCCTCAACAAATCCGCGCTTTTTAAGTGCTTTAACCAAAGTGGCATCAACTTTGACCTGCTCATATATAGCATCTGTTTCGTCATCGGACTGCTCTTCTTTGATGGTACGCATACGCTTCATGAGTGCCTTAGTGACATCATTTAACTTGGCATAGCTTTCAGTGCCGTCACGATCAATGATACGCCATGGAAGACGATCGTCATACATAACTGCAAAAAAGATGTCTGCCCATTTTCCAGCACGCATTGGAATGCCCCAAAGTTCTTCTACTTTTCCACGATTAGGTCCTGGTTTGTATGTAGAAGGCCCGATTGGAGCCTTTTCAAAACCCAAAGATTTTAGTGTAGAAATAAATACCTTATATTCTGCCATCATGCGACCGAGCAGCTCGTCACCAGATGATTCGTTTAAAATTTCGTTTAATGATTTCATGCTTGTTGAATATACTTATTAAAGGCTTCTTTTAGTTCTACAATTGAAGAATAGCTTGGTGATGTGGATGCATACTCATAGAGTGCATCCATGTCTTTGCTGCCAGTAGCAAGTGAAACTATCTTCATTAGACGAAGAGTGTCTAAACCTATTTCAGTCTCTTCCTTGATTGGATAGCCAACTTGTGCAGTCTTTTTGGTCTTTACAATCTTTAGCTTTGAAGGATGCTCACTTGAAATTGGTGGAAGGTGAGCGCTGCGTATGCTACGCTTTGCGCCGTCTTCGCTTGATGAGGTTGCAACTACTGTGCCGTCTGTAGTGTCTACTACAGCATAGAGTTCGCGCATTTCATCAATTTGTGTAGACTCTTTACGAGTTTTCTTACGAGATTTCATCATCAACTCATAGGTACGTCCATCATAACCGTTCTTTGCCCATAATTCATGTTCATCATTGGTTAGACCTTTCATAAGGTCAGCAATTGCTTTCCAATTTTCTGTATCGATATATCGATTGATTTGACTTGCTGATACTGTGCTTTCTTCAAGTCCAACCTCTTCTTTTTTAATATGAAAACTTTTATATTTTTCCCAAGCAGCCTTTATTTGTGCATCGTTATGATTTGGATACATCTTCTTATGTTGCTTTTCAAAGTCAACATAGTTTGTAATTACTGCTTCTTCTATACTCTCATTGCGTTGAGCAGCATAGTATGCTCCGAGTGCCATATTGATGCGTTCTTTTTTTGACTTTCCGGAGAAGCGGGAGTTGTCGCTGTTAATAAAATCACGAATCCAATCTCCGACTGGATCACTCTTTTTTAGTATTTCAGATAAACTTTTAGTTTTCATATATTGTTGTATGCTTTGCCCAGGTGTGTCTTTTATATATTTATACAATAGGCCTTTTGTGCCCTCAAAGCCGGCACCATATTCTTCATCGAGTTCCAAATTCATGACCTGCTACTCTTTGCATTTGTGCTTTAAATTCTTCGAAATCTGGTTTGTCTTTGTAATATTTAATTGTACGTGAAGAGTCATCTTTGCCCTTTATTCTCCATTTATAACCAGCTTCTAAACGATCTGGTTTGGTAACCTTTACAACTCGACGCTCATAACCAGCCTCCCATGTTTCTTCGTCGAGCATCAACTTTTCTCGTATGTCATGTATAAAAAATTTAACTTGTTTGTCTTCAGTTTCATTTACACATGTCACATAATTAGGACCACGACTGGCAATCTTATATTCTGTGTTGTCTTTTATTGCCACTACAGAGTCTCCAATGTTGTATATTTCTCCAGAGATATAACGTTCACGAGTTTCGCTTAATGTATCAAACTGAACGTGTTTTCTAAAACTATGACTTTCTTTTAGTCCCATGCCTTTGCGCACTGCATTAAAAAGATCCTTTACGTCGCCGTATGTCTTTGGCACGCCCTTTGCAAAAGTTTCAAGATCATTGTCTGCTGCTGCGCTTCTCATCTTGCTAGCACTAACGGCAAAGGTACTTGCACCAGTACGGCTGTCAATATCAGGATCACGTTGACCAGTTGATACAATGTTTATGCCATCAGGAAATTTATAATAGCCATGCGTGCCCTTTACGCCGTCATATTTACGAAGCAATGCCTTAAACTCTTCAACACGATCGCTACCAACAGCAACTGTAAAGCGAGTATAACCTTCATCATATGCACTTGTTGCTATGTCAAATACATTTTTAACAGACCGATCTAATATAATATTGCGACCATATTGTGGAAACATTTTACGCATAAATTTAATCTTTTCCTCATAACCCAAAGGATTTTTCTTTGGATCTTCACTTTGAGATGCGTATATTCTAAATGGTTTACCTTTTGCAAGTTTTGCTATGGCTTCAATATTTTCTTCATGGCCGCGTGTAGGCGGATTAAAACGGCCAAAAGAAACTATAATTTCAGAAGTCTTTTCTTCAGTGTATGTCTTAAATGATTTTAAGTGAACTCCCATAATTTTATTTTTTTCTAAATCGTGCAACTTCCTTTGCCCGTACTTGTGTTAATAACTTTGCTGCTAAAGAATTTATAAGATTTTTTTGTTTTGACAGCGCCTTTTCAACTCGTGAACGTGCAGCATATGATACTTCACTTTTGCTCTTGCCTCCAAGTAAACGTTTAGCTAGTTGGTTACGAGCTGCACGACGTGCACGAGCTTTTAATACTTCATTTGATGCGCGACGGCGTTTTGCCCGCTCGCGACCAACCTTTATGCGACTCTTGAGTCGACGCATAGCTGCACGGCGTGCCATACGCTGCTGAATAGTTAATACTTCAACAATTGTTTCTTCCTTTAGCATTTGCAACACACTATCACGAGCATTAGTCAATATTCCTATTTTGTTGAGTGTGTCTTTTGTTTTTTCAGCAGACTTTAATTTTTTAAGTTCGTCATTAATTCTACGAAGTTCTGCATTCAACTCATGTTTTGACATAGTATCATAGACAGACTCTTCTATGTCATGACAGTCACAGTCACAGTCACAGTCTGCTGGACACTCACATTCTGGGTCCTCTTCACTGATCATCCAATCTCGTTTGCGTTTTTTGTATGCAGTGATCATAATGTCAAGCGGATCATAGTTATATGAGCCATCTGTAGGGTCAACTGTTAGTAGATCTTTGAGTCTTACTTCTTTTTTCATATGCAGATTATATATTTATACTTATTTACCCTTATGCTGCGCCCACAGGTCAGCATCTGTAGTCTTTTGAGTAGGTCCACCCATAATAAAGCTGTTGACGCGAGCATATGCCCACTGGTGCTGTGAGGCTCCTGGCCGATGACCAGTTTTCCATGCAGCCATGCCGCGATCAAATACTTTTTTAAGAATGTTGTATGCTATGCCAGTCTTTTCTGCTTTCTTTTGAAGTGCACTTGTTTCTGATTCTTCAAGCTCTTCTCCGTATTTGTCGGCATATGCCTGCGTCCATTTAGATGTTTTTGTATCGGCGCGTGCATCTCCAGGCGCAGGTTTGTATGCGTCTGCGTCATCATCACTCATACGGGTCTGACGATTAAAATGAGCGCTTCGTTTATCAGACGTACTCTTTGACAAGCCTCTATAATAGGCATTATTCTCCAATAAAAATTCTTTAAATGATTGCATCATGATGGTGTTGCTGTAAAGTTTGTCATATATTGATCATCAGTATAGCTAACTTTTGTGTTTTCTACACTGTATATATTGCTATCAATCTTATATCCTGGATTGCATGTTATAGGCTCATCACTCCATGCTTTGTCATGCCACAAGATTCGATTGTTTGGATATGCATAAAAATGACCACTGTCCGCTTTAAAAAGATGAGCGCACTTGTGTTCGCTTGTCTCTGAAAAGTTTGTGTCTAATACCCCTTTATTTTCCCAAGCCCAATCAAGAGTAAAGAGATATTCACCCCAGACTTTAGCAGTCGATGGAGTTATAAGTTCTGCTCTCAAACCCCTAAAGCGAGAGCGAATAGAAACATCAATATACGGACTAAAGCAGTCCCAGTAGACGAGTTCTTCGAGTGGAAGCGGATCGCACTCTTTCCAACAAAATGCTGAGAGTGGGCGACGAGTCCAGTTTACACCATTTGACAAGAATGCTTCAAAGAGTGGAACACGATTTTCAATAGAAGCTACTGAGTGTATATTGACAGGAGTATATTCGCCATGACCCTTTTCATGATTAAAAAGATATTCGTTTCTTATGAAACATGTGATATTCGGAGTGTTATGATTTAAGTATGGCATCGCTTATCTCTCCCAACCCTTTATTATATTTGGATCAAAGTTATTCTTAGAGAAGGTCATTCGGTCGACAAGCTTGACCACATTTTGTTTTATATGATCATTGATAGCAAAGCCTTCCTGCCCTGTTACTCTAAAACCGTCAGTAGTACGCACAAACGTTGACATCTTTTTAAGTGTTTCAAGTTTGCGTATTATAATAAGTTTTGCTTCAACAATAGCGTTTTGTAATGCATAGACAAGTTCTAGATTTTTCTTGTTTTCGTCAGAGAAAAACTTTAAAAACTCATCACGTTTAGCAGTCGCACTTGCTTTGCCAGCTTCACTCTTTTTAGATTCAATGTCTTTTGCATATTTGTCATTTATCCATGCAAGAAGATTGCGAACATGAGCAGAGGTATCGATTATAGTTTCACCGCGTCGCACGAGTGTGTTGTTGAATGTTTCAAGAGTCTGTGCAAGTGATTGATCTGACTCGATCTCACGAAGAGTTGAACCACTAATCTTTTGAAAGAGCGACCCTGCTTTTGATAGAGTCGTTGTTAACTCTTCAGTCTCCTTTGCGGTTAGAGTAGCTTTGCCTGAAAGATCACGTATGTATGTGTCTGAAAACCATACACTAGACGTCTTTTTAAGAGTGCCTGAATCAAAACCATATGATGCCTTCATGGTCTCAAATGAATTTCCAGAGTATTGTGTATGAAACATTACACCAATCTTTGATGCCTTTATAGTTTTTGCAAGAGTGCTGTCAGCCGGAATTGCATAGACAATTGTGTTTGGTTGAAATGTAAGATATTCAACACCGTCAAAACGTTCTGTCTTTAAATCTTTTTGTGTATAGGCAAGATCTCCTTGCAATACTCCTTTAATGCCTAGTTTTTTAAATTCATTAAATGCTACAGTTAATTTTTCTGCAAGATCACCGCTCGTATCAGCCTTAATATCACGCTCGCTCTTATAGACTTTTGGATTTTTGTTAAAGATACCTTTCTTGGCGACAAAAAATGCTCCATCACTTGGATCAGTTCCAACAAATATTGCTGGAGCGCCGTCAAACTTTGCAGCAACATCATATGACTGTGGACTGTTTCCAGCTAACATGTCTCTCATACTGCGTAATGCAATGATTGCTTCACGAGCGCCCTTTACACCGCCATAGAGCACTTGATCCTCAATATGAACCATATGAAGATTTTTACCTTCCGTACTTGCTTCTGTTATGTATTGTTTAAATGTTTTCATATTAGAATGTTATGATGTCACGATTGCTCGCTGGTTTGTCTGTGACGACTATTCGGCCAGCACTATCACCTCGTGATGGTGATTTGCTGTAGATTTTTGGTGTGCCGTTTGGATATTTCGCGGTTGGATCAAACGTCTGATCTTCGCGGCGACCCCGCAGTCTAAAATACAGGTCATGACTGTCTGCATACTTTTCGGCTGAAGTAAGTTTTCCATTTACTGTCAAGACTCCGTCATTGAATTTTGACTGTACATTCATAGGACCAATATACATATAATCAATTGGGCCTCCCATGGCTAAATTTCCAACTACAAGCAGTTTTTTATCGGCGTCGTTTAGAACGCCATAAGTATCTGGAACTTTTTGATCAGCTTTTAATTTATTTTTAAGGTGTTTTTTATACGCAGAAGCATAGAATCTATAGCCGATTCCAGGTATAATCTCTTCAATACCTCGTAATCCTCCGCCAGCAAGTGAAGGAGCGCTCTCGCCCTTCATAGAAATGTTTACAAATGTTCCATTCTTTAAAAATAACTGAACGTCAGTATACGGTTCTGATCCACTTGATTGGCGACCAGAATATTTTTCTGCATTGACCACGTTTTTTATATAAGAGTCGTCACTTTTAACAGTTATCGATTGCCCACCATTCTTTTTAACTGCAGATTTTACTGCCTTAACAAAGGATGATTCTTGACGCTCAGCTGATATACCAGCTTCTGTAATATATTCTTTAAAGCTTTTCATATCAATAATTCATTGGAAACACGATAAATTTAAATTTTTTGTAATTATTCTAACACTTTTTCCATCAACTGGTGCAATATTAAACGGCGATTTATGTGAAGCTGGAATTGAAAATTGCATTTCAAACGTAAATTGATAATTATTTGATCCCTTATATTGTACTCTAGCTCTGTACGTTGATTTAGCTGCACTTCCAAATCTTGGCAATCCCTTTAACTTTAATGGGTTTTTTGACCCAAGTAAATAAAAACCGTGTGTGCCTACATTTACATAATATGTTTTCTTTGTATTATAATAATTTTCAATTTCAGATGCTTGTATTTCACCTTTAATGTCTGGAAATGTTGCTAAATCGCGTTCATATCTTTCTCTAGGAGTCAATTTTCCAGCTGTCGCTAACCAAATATCATCTTTATCGCGTTTAAATGGAATTTCTTTCCAAGTTTTTTTAATCATAGAAAACAAACCTACTTGTTTTGCTAAATTAGATATAAATATTTTTTCACCATCGTCATCTGAAATTTTTCCAAATTTCCATGGATTGGTTTTATCTAAAATATCATATTTGAGGACAAGAGAACCTGCAGACGCAGCAGTTATCTTTAATTCACAGCCTGTTGTTATTCCCTTATGAACTAAAGCCAAATCCGGTTGATCGCTTCCAGCACCAGCTGGTGTAAATCCTTTAGGAACAATTCCATATTTTTTTAATAGAGTTGCCGTATTTTTTTCATATTCAAACCCCTGTTGTGCTGCCATATCTATCTATTTATACTCTTTCAACAATGAACAGTTTTCAAAAAATGCCATATAGAGTTCAAGTTCGTATTCATCCGCTTCCTTTTCCCACGGAGCAGAGTCATAGTCATATTCTGAACAGTAGACTCCTTTCCATCGGGCACCTTCGTTGTCGCCGCTATAAAGGACAAGCTCTCTTCGAACATACTGCTTAAGATGAACCATTTCATGTGCTAGTATCGTTAACATGAGATGATATGAATCACTTTTATTGAGTCTTACAATATAGTCAATGTCTGGTTCATCGACTCCACATTGACAACAGTCACCATGCACACGTTCAGATTCTGACAAATTATCAATAAGTTGAATTACTATGCGTATCTTTCGAATGCGTGGACACAGTGTTTTTAGATAAAAATATGCAGCATTTTTTATAAGATTGTAAAGGCGGCGGTCACGTCTGGCGCCATGTACCTTGATACTTATCATTCTAAAGCTACTTATAAAAAAACTGGGATCCCTAAAATAGAGGTCTAGCATGATTGAGACTTACGCGGTTTTATAAATATAATTATGTATTATTATCTATATAAAATCACAAATATGACCAATAATAATATCTATATTGGTGTTCATAGCACAGCAGATTTAAATGATGGTTACTTTGGGTCTGGTAAACGTTTAATATATGCTATTAAAAAATACGGAAAGAATATATTTAAAAAAGAAATCCTTGAATTTTTTAATTCTTCAGAAGAAATGTTTGATGCTGAACGCAGAACAGTAAATGAAGAATTTGTCAAAAGATCTGACACATATAATATTAAAGAAGGGGGAAGAGGAAATACTAGTAACGGAAGTAAAGTTTTATGGGAAAATGAGGAATATAGACAAAAAGTTTTAGAAAGATCATTTTCAAAGTTTTGGGATAATCCAGAACATAAAGAAAAATTACGAGAAGTACAAAAAACTGAAAAATACAAGGAAAAATTAAGTGCTGCAACTAAAATTAGTGCAAATAGACCAGATAAAATATTACGTACATCAGAAACATCTAAAGAAAGATGGAAAGACGAATCATATCGTAAAAATATGTCGATCAAGACAGCTAATTTTATGAAAGGAACTAGGTATATTCACAATTTATCTTTAGAACAAAATAAAAAGGTATCAAGCAATGAACTTGATACCTTTTTAAATAAAGGTTGGGTTTTAGGATTAAATCTAAAGTTTAGCAAAAAACTGAAGAAGCAACGTGAAGAGCAGCAAGACTAATTGCAAAAAATCCAAGTAATGGAGTAGCGTAGGACTCGATCATACGAGCAAGGTCACCATCAGATACTTCAACGCCGGCAGCAAGTGCGCCTGCTGCCATATTTAAGCCGCGTGATAGTTTACGAAGGTTAGCACTCTGTTTGCTTTTGCCTTTACGAAGCAAATCAACAACATGCAAACGAGCTTTTTGATCAAGTGAAAGACCGTCTTCAAGCTTCATATCTCCTACAATCTTTTCCATAAAGTCATAGATTTCAACTTCAGTAGGATCGATGTTGATGATAAAAGCACGTGTACGTAGTGCACCATCTGGATCAAGTTTGTCAAGGTTAAGGTTTGAGATAAAGATAATTTTGCCAGTAAATTCAAAGTAACGTGGAATTAATCCTTGATCGATAATTTCGTCATCGCTCATGTCGTCTTCTGGATCAACAACATTTTTACCCATCTTGTTCCAAACGAGCTTGCGAATCTTTTTGGTATCAGTAGCAGCCTTTAACAGGTTACGAGCTTCTTGATCACCGAGTGCGTCGTCACTGTCATCAAAGAAAACAATATCATTTTTGTAACGGAACAACAATGAATAGAGACCAGCAGCACTTGCGGAACCGGTATTTTTAAAATAACCATTGCCATCGCGCAGTCCCATATCAGCAAGTATCTTTTCAGTTGTATGAGTTTTACCAACTCCACCCTTACCAGAAACAAAGAGTGCATTTGATGCGCCGCTAACAGTAAGTTTAACTAGGTTTTCAAGATCTTTTAGCTGAGCTTCAAATGATAGGCGCTCACGATCTGCTTCAATTTGTTCTACTTCCGGAGAATAACTGTATTTTTCTTTGGCTGCACCTTTAGAAACGACACCGGCTACGACTCCAATACGAGCCATAATCTTTCCCTTTTCAGCTTTGATCTGCTTTAGGTCTTTTGCCTTGCCAACCCAGACATACTTGATGCCTTGCTTTTCAATATAGTTTGGATATGCTGCCGAAAGAGCGTCAAAAATCTTGACTCCAGGAATGCCGTACATGCTGTAAATCTTACTTTTTACAAAGTTTGGGTCAACAAGATAGTCAGCAATCTCATCAAAAATAGCTTCAAAGTCATGACTGCTACGTGCTTCATTTAGCACTCCTTCATAGAGTGGCACCTCGTCAGGCATAGACATAATCTTGCCAAGTTCAACAGTGCCTGCAATTATAATATCAGCAACAATTGGCAATGTCTTTACAAGAGAGACACTCTGATCAAATTCAATATGAAATGGAGTTGGGCTCTTACCATTCCAGTAATCAATAGATGTTAAGTTATTTAGACCAGCGAGCGAGCTTTGCACCCAATTGAAACGAATACTTTGGTTGCGCTTTGTAGTATAGAGACGTAGTCCAAAACCAGTGCCATTAGAATTCTTGTATTTTTCTAATCCAGGATATTTAAAAAATGTAGTACCAGTCTTTTTCTTAAGGTAGCGTTGAATGATGAATGCTGCTTTTTCTACAGATGATGTAGAGAGCGCCTCTGTTAGGTAACGTTTAAATTCGGTTAGTTTTGACATATAAGCTATTTATAATAATATTTGTATTATTTATAAAATTACACCTTTATGTCACTATAATCTCTATTTTTTCGTTGACTATTAAATGGAGTGCTTACTACTGGAGAACTATCACCATCATTGGTAATATTTGCCATAGGATCTGAAATATCATATAGTCTCATCTTGGAAAGATCAATTCCAATAGTAAATCGTTTATTGCTTGTTGGATCATTATAACGATTCTTGAGTTGCTTAACCATAATCTGATTCATTTTGTCAAGTTGTTCAGTTCGAATAAATGCAAGCATCAAATCGGCCGTTGCGGGAAGTCCAAACGATTCTGAGGTGTCAGTAATTTCTACATCTGAATTATTAAATCCTCCGCGAGTGACCTGAGTGGCACTCCAGATTGGAACATTAAACTCTACAGCAAGACCGCGAAGCTCCTCAGCAATACTCTTGATAAAACTATAGGTGTTGATGCTACCACTTAATCCTTTAACACGTGAAGATGCACAAATATTAAGATAATCTACATATATGATATCGGGTTCAAACTTCTTTTTAAGTTTTAATTCGAGCAGCAGTGCTCTAAAGTGACCAACATGTGCCGCTGCAGTTGGATATTCCTTCACAATAAGTTTTCCATGAGTGCGTTTAGAGATGTCCTCTACACGAGAATGAAATTCGCGTTGAGACAGGTCTTTGATTTTATCAATTCGTATATCAAGCAAATTAGCATCAATACGTTCTGCAATACGCTCTTCTGCCATTTCAAGAGTAATATACAAGACATTTCGCCCTTGGGCAAGAGCAGCAGCAGCCATGTGACACATGCCTAAACTCTTGCCACAACCAGTGTTATGAGAAGAAACTCCATCGGTATAATAACGATGATTTTCATGATCAACAGTAATATCTACAATCGGTATTTGATTTCCTGTTTTTGTAACTATACCAATTTGATAACCGTCCTCAGTTAAATATTTTTGTTTTTTATGAACTAAATCTTTAGCATATTTCCAACCATCAATGGTTTCAAATAAATGATTTTCATTAACTCTAATAATTTTGCCGCTATTAAGCAATAAAACATATTCATCCCACATTCCTTTATCAATAAATGCTGACACAGGAACATATCCATCTGGAGAATGCACTTCTATTGAATAACCTTCGTTTAAAAGTGTTTCGATTTCTTTAATTGCAATAACTTTTTCTGTCATAAAATGTAAGTTTTTATAAATATAATATTAGCCGGAACAGTATATAGTCTTATGAAATTTTACTCTCAAATTTATTATAAACTTTGTAATGAAAATGTAAATAATAAAATTCATTATTGTAAAGGATCAAATATACATAAACATCATATTATTCCGCGTCATGCTGGTGGAGGAGAAGACGAAAGCAATTTTACTTATCTTAGCATTAGACAACATATAATTGCTCATTTTTTGTTGTGGAAAATGCATAGAATGGTTAATGATTTGCGATCAATGCAGATGTTAGGAGCAAAGTTAACGTATGAACAAAGGAGTATTGTTGGTAAATGGTGCTATGAAAATAAAATAGGAATGTTTTCATTTAGTAAAGAGAAAAAGGCAGAAATTTCACGCCGAAATGGTAAAATGTCAAAAGAAAAAGAAACTGGTATTCATAATCCGGAAAATTTTTCAAAATTTGCTTCACTTGGAGGAAAGGCTTCGATAATTTCGCCTAATAACCCATGGACATATTGGGCTACTCCTGAAGGTAGATCAACACGAGCAAAGTTGGGTGGAAAATCACATCTCGGAAAATTATGGATCCACAAAGATGATGTCATAACACGTTGTCTGTATAACGAAATTAACGAAAAGATGGATAATGGATGGAAATATGGAATGAAAGATGGCGGAAGGGAATATGTAAACAACGGAGAAAAAACATTTCGAGTTGAGTCCGATAAAATATTTGACTTATTATTGCGAGGTTGGAAATTGGGAAAAGCGTCTAATTATAAACCAGATCGTAAACGTTCTAAGCATGAACTTTCTTATGCAGCTTTACTCGAACTTGAGTGTCAGGATGAACACAGCCGGCGAGAATAATGTTTAGCGTCTTACGTGGAATGCCTCCGCCAGTAATTGTATTAAACATATCCAAGTCAAAGGGAATTTTATCTTCTGTCTTGTGATAAAACTCATAGCGACCATCTACGTTTTCAAGATAATCATGCCCAACGTTTGTATCAAATGTTACGCTTAGCGCCTTACTAAGTATACTTGGAATTGCTCCTTCTGCTTTGTCAGGAGACTTGCCATCAATAATAGAAACTGCTTCAATAATAGCAAGATGAACTGCTCGATCTTTACACCACTTTTCAGTTTGAACAAGTAACCATTCATGCTCAACTGAAAAATTTTCATTTAACGTTGAGATTGATTGTGCAATTGCGCCTGCGTCTGTACGACGAGTATGTTCGGACTGTTGAAATTCAATTGCTAACGATGATGAATTTGGGAGTTTATTATACTTTGTTATAAACTGCAATATAAGACCATATATCGCCTTATGATGTCCTTCAAAATATTCTGGTTTTAGGTGTGGTAGGGTTTTACGACAAAATGCTTCGTTATTGACTAGATTTTTAATTATGATGTCTTGAAGATTATTCTCCATGGTTTCCTATTTTATATTCTTGGTTTGAAAGTATATCAGATAATACGTCTCCGATATAGTTTTTAAAATCTGCATCAGAATGCAATGTTTCTTTATCGCATCCAGTTGGAGTAGACATTATATTATATGCATACGATAATGTACACATTTCTTTTTCTTTGTCTTCATTTATTTTTATATTTGCATACTTATAGATGGTATCTACATACGGCCCACTAACAAGTCGTATTGCATACACTTTGTTATTTGTAGGGTCATCTACAAATATATAGTCAGATATTTCGCTCGGCATAAATTTTAATCGCAAGAATTTCCATACTTTTGTGGAAGCCAGACATATGATGAAATTACATACTTTGGGTTAGAGATTGGAGTTGCACCCTTATGTGGATACATATAATAGGGTGGAAAACAGAGCACATTACCAGCTTCAGGTTTTATTGCAATTTCTGTGCCAATATCAAATAACGTTTCACCCCCTTCTGCAACGTCGTTAAGATACCAAAACATTACAACTGCACGTTTACTTGATGGAACATCACAATGATCAGTGTGCCAATCAAAGAGCCCAGTTCCAGGCTCATAACGTTTTATTCGTGGCGCCTCAAAATCTTGTAGAGGTTCATAACACGGTAAACGATCCTTTAAAATATTACACGTTTTTTCAAGATAGTGTTTATTGACTGCTCTCATCAACGTCATCATTGGAACCCTAAACTCTTCAAATCCAGGATGATCAAGCATGTTAATCTCTTCAAAATCAAGGATTTTATTTTTACGATGTACCTTTAAAGGATCATTTTTTGATATTGAATCATATCTCGCAATCAATGCCGCGCACATATCAAGTGGCATCGCGCCTTTTAATAGAAGTATATAGTCCGCCAAAGTCTTCATATCAGACTTCTTCGTCTTCTACAATTGGGTCTGAATCGCCATCAATCATGTCTCGCAGACCAATTGTATACTTTTGTTTGATATGTGAGGCAAATGTTGTCTTTGTAAAGATAGTCTCCCAAAATTCTTTTGTCAGCGTTTGTGCTGCGCGAAGGTTTCCTGTAAGTTCAGTTTTTGTCGCTGGATCGTATGCAGTATACCAGCCATTTTTAGGCTTGACTACGAAACCGCCTTCAAGCGCAATATCAAGCAACCCACTCCATTTTTGAACTCCACCTTCCCAACTAACGCTGATTGGAATCTTGCTCTTTTCTTTTACAAATCGAGACTTTTCAACATTGATGATAAAGTGATAACCTTGGATTTCAGTGCCATCTTTATCTTGCTGACGACCAATAATCCAAACATTGTCAGCGCTATACATAATTCCTGTTCCACCGCTCACCACAGCCTTGCTAAACATTTCTTGAGTCTGATAGGTATGATTGATTGCAAGAAGTGGAATGTTTTTCATTGTCAGGTAGGGGGTTATCATACGAAACAATCCTTTAAGAGCTTTAGCGCGAGTCATATCGGCAACACTCTTTTCATTCATCGCATCTTCCAATTCCTTCTTACTTGCAAGATTACCAACACTGTCAATAACAATAATTACTTTATCTTTGCGATCCATCTGCTCAAGTTGATTAACAATATCAAACTTAAGTTCTTCAATGTTTTTAATTGGAATATGCAGCACTCGCGAAGTGTCAATTCCAAAGCTTTCAAAGTATTGCTGAGGAGAACCAAATTCGCTGTCATAAAACATAAGGCACGCGTCGGTATGTTTTTTAAGGTATGCACCTGCCATAAGCAATGCAAAGCTCGTCTTAAAGTGCTTTGATGGGCCGGCAAGTACAGTAAGACCACTCGTCAGACCACCATCAATACTGCCACTTAGAGCAACGTTGACCATTGGCACAGATGTAGATGTAACGTCTTTTTCAGAATAAAAGTCGCTGTCAGCAAGGACATCAGCTTCTTTAATTCTGCAATTCTTTTTTAATTTTTCAAGTACAGATGACATAGTTTATTTTTCCTTTGATATATTATATATTGTTTTTGTGTAAAGTAAACAAGAAATTATGCATTTAGTACTGCATTTAATTCTTGACGTGTGACTTCTTTATTGAGCGGATGATTGCGATAAATCGCTTCTCGTTGCGCGATAGCAATTTCAGTCAATTTAGAGTCTGATAGAGTCGCGATGTCAGATGCTCGAATGTTTGCAAGGCTCTCGTCACGATAATACAACATCATTTCTTTAGGTTCACCAATAAGAATTGACTCTACGTCAGCAATTTGTAGAGGTCGTGCTCTCCACCATCCAGATCCGGCGTGGAAATATCCAGGCATAAGTATGCCCCATTGTGATGCATAGACATTCATCATTTCGCTTTCAACAACTCTGTCTTGGCCATCTTTACGAGAGCCATATTGCTTTAGAGGCCAATCTGTTGATTCTACTCCCTGTTTTGCCAACCATTTTTTAGTCTTGTCTTGGACTAGTCCAGCAAAATTAAACACTCGCTGTTTTGGCTCAGGAAAGAGAGCTGGTGTTGCTTGGCGATTTAAGTGATATGGATTTGGGTTGTATCCAAATAGCAATTCTTTTGGCCAGTCTAATAATAGACTTAGGTCACCACCAGCAAAGGCGGGCATACACATTCTGTTTGTTTTGCTCTTTATCTTTTCAATTGCTTGAAGAAATACATCTGCATGCGTTTTAATATCACTTGGAATATTAGTATGACTGTCTACAACAAATTTTCTAAATAACTTAGTTGGATCGCTCAGCGAAGTGATTCCAGAGAAAATACTATCGGTTTGCCAATCATCAAAAGCAAAAATACAATTTGGATGACGTGATATTGCCCAAAGTGCGTTATAGACAAACCCGGCAAACCCGGCAGGGTTGTGTAAAAACACAAACACCTCATCATATTCATCTAAACTTTCACCAATAATAGTAGGACGCATATCAACTGTATGACCCATATCACGAAGCACTCGTGGCAAACTATATTGACACATCGCAACCTGCAATTGTTGTTGCAGATAAAAGTCATATGTACATTGTGCTTTATTACAACCAGTAATTAGTATTCTCATGCTTGTGTTTCTTGCTTACGTCTATTTAAAAAGTCACGATCCGGATCCTGACCATCAATTCCACCACGACACCATGCAACGAGAAAGCTGCCATAGTTAATTAGATCCTTGCCGCTGTCTTCAATACTTTCAAAGTTTGGAGTGTAATTTGGATCATTTTCCATGGCTTCAAGAACGCTTGACATACGTAGCACCTTTGCGTGTATAACGTCAAGTATACTCGCTGCGCCACGTGGATAATAGTCTGCTTGACGAATCCTGCTATGAGGATTTTGATAATCATTCGATTTTTTGAGTTGTAGTTCTGCGCACTCTTCAAGAACTTTTATTGATGCTTTTTTCATGTTTATTAACCTTGGCCGCGAGAAAGTTTCTTATAGTTTTTACTTTGTTTGAGATGTGAAGTCTTGCTTTTAGCATGAATGCCTTTACGCTTAATTTTCCTTTGTTGTACTTTAATTCCAGTTTGTTTCATATGTGTTATTATATATGGTTTTCAAATTTTGTAAATATCAAAGATTAAGATTTATTATACAAAATATTATAATCTTTTTTAGAAATGTAGAATTCTCCAGTTTTAGAATAATGATCAATCAAATAATATTGATTTTCGTACGCATGTAGACTGCCGACTTGCCAAATGATATTTCCTGGGACAATCTTATCGGCTTTTTTGGTACCACAATTATAATCATAGACGAGTTTGTCTTGAACATACTTTTGCCACGCATAGTCATTACGATAACCTGCCCAAATATCATTGCTGCGCATCTGTACAACAACTTCAAGCATGTCATCGCGAATAAGATACTGAACTGCATTTGTGCAAATAAAGTCACTCATTCCGTTTACACACCAATTGCTGTGCATAGACGGTCGTGTATAGATCGCAACTGCTCGACGACTGTTTGGTGAGCGAGTCAACTCCATCAATACATTTTCATATTGACAATAATTTTCTGAACTAAACATCAAATATCCATAGTTGGAATTGATTTTGCCGTCTCGGCTTGAAACGTCTTGCCAAATTTTAGGAACAACACCGGGAATGTCTTTTACATAGAGACTTTGCGAAAGATACCATTCCAACTCGCGTTGAATATAGTCATCGTTAATTTCACCAAAGATACTTGGTTCATTGGCACAAAAGCTTGCACCAACAAGCTCGAGTGTAGTGACACCACTCTTATCAACTACAAAATTTTTGCTTTTGTATTGACCTACAAAATATTGTCGTATTTGCTCTATTGTCATATTAACCAAAAATAATTTTGCGAAACGCGACGATTAAACTCAAATGATAGTTGTCTTGCTCTTCAAGAGCTGCTGTGCGCTCAGAGAGCGCGTCATAATTTTCAGACAACTCGCACTCTATAATTTTATTGACTTGAAGTGGTCGATCATTAGTGATGTATAGATAAACGTCTGAAACAGCATCTTTGATTGAATGACCATTTTCGATTGAAGACCATGAAATGCTATTAAAACAATCTTGATGTTCAACAAAATCGAGCACCTTTGAAAATAGTTGATTTTGTAAAACGTCAGTGGTGTGTACATCTGCCTTTGCACAAAACATTGAATAGAGGCGATCTAGAATAGGATGAGTGTCTGTCATATAGTGATTTATAAGAGAAAGATCCCAGACAGCAATTTAAAATTACCATCTGGGATTTTTAAGAAGCGTCAAATTATATCAGAGACGCTTTACTTTACGTGGTTTTTTGGCTTTAACTGGCGCTGGAGACTCAAACTCTTCAGCAATCTCTTGAGGAGATGCGATCCAACAAAAGACTTCTCCACCTTCGCTTGAAGAAGGAATCTCATCATTTGCCTTTTCAACAACCTCTGGCACGACTTCAGCAGCAACTTTTTTTGCAGCACCTGGTTTACGACCACGCTTCTTTGGACCAGCCTTCATTGCTGCTGCAATAACCTCAGCGGGAGGCATTTGCGGCAAATAGCGACTATAACCAATCGACTTGTCTTTGCCAAGGAAGGTTTGGCCAATTTCACGACAAGTAAGACCAAAGGTCTTACCGACTTCATAAACTTCCTTGGCAGTAAAGCCAGCGGAAGCATTGGGACGAGAATTAAACTCGTCAATCATTTCTTTTACACGCGTTAGCATATGTTTGTTTTGTTTTGTTGTTAGGAGACTATTATAACTTAAAATTTAGAAGATGTACACAACTTTTTACATTAAATTGCATTGAGAGCATATTGTCCAAGACTTCTTCTAGTATTGTTCGTTGTGTCGCTTGGTGATGTTAAGAAGATTATCACGAAGGTGCATACGATCAGCGCTATGCTTGTCGTAATCGATGAAGTTGATTGCGGCATGACCGAGCGTCATGAGCTCGTCAACAGTCTTCATCAGCTTCTCAATAGTTTGTTCGACGGTGTCTGTTTGCATATCTTATTGTATTAGATTTCCATATGTTTATTGATTAAGCTTCATCTTCGTCTTCTTCACCTTCAAAGGTAGGATCATTGTAGCGCATATCGTTGAGGACATTGATAATGTCTTCGCACATCTCTTTGAGGCTGTCGTATGCTTCTGCCTCTTGACGAGAGCTCAGAGCCTTGCGATAATCATCAGGCGATATTCCATCATCTTGAGCTTCTTGTAGATCGCGATAGACTTGATTCATAGCATGAACTGTATTTTCGAACATGCAATAACTCATATTAGGGTAGTTTGACATAGTGGTTTAGTTATTGGTTGATGTCTTATTGTATTGGTGTTCCTTACTTAGAGCCAATCTCGACAAACACCTTACCTTTAAGAGCAGGTACAACATTGATGTCGTCATCGATGTGCAGATCGATCCATTCTGCACTAGTTTCCCAAAGACCTTCACTTACGCTAAGGCATTTAACGATAGCTTCTTGAGGAAGAGTTTGAAGATGGGTGATGAGTTGTGCTACGGTGGTCATGTTGTGGTTGGTTGTGCTTACATGGTTATTATAGCATAAAACCCACGGAAAGTACACAACTTTTTTCATAAAAATGCACTTTTTTTCACTTTTTTAGGCCCTGGAACAGATTTTTGCCTAATTTTAGCCCTTGGGAGGCCTGGGACAGGGATAGTGTAGTACAAATGACCACACTATCCCCAAACCTGTTTGCTGAGTGTATTTTTACTTCAGAATATAAACATCCATCCAGGCAGGAGTGGACTTTACAAGCTGAGTGTATGATGATCTTGGAACGTAGATATCAAAGACATATCCACGACCACGAGCAGCACTTTTGCGAGTAACGGCCGAACCACGGTCTTGGACGACGAAACTCCCATTTCCTACTTTTCCTTTCAAACCGGGAATGAATATTCTCGTTCCCATCTTGAAATCGGGGTGAGCAGCAACTGTCACACCGCTTTTTGCAGTTTTGGTTTTAGGACACGCGACCCTACTCCACCACGGAGATTCGGGATAGTAGTATGTAATGCGTGCCTTTATTTTTGTAGCATTCTTAGGCGTTGCATATGTTGAATGCGCGTGACTAAGAAGCAATAATGAGGTTATAATTGTATAAACAAGTTTTTTCATCATTATTTTGTTTCCTTTCTATCTTTAGTATTATTTGTCCTCAGCAAACAAGGAGAAGTAATACTCTCCTCAGTTTCATAATGTGCTTATGAAAGTTTTAACTACAAATTTTTTCGTGCCTTTTGCGAAGCTTGTCACTATAGTTATTTGGGTCTAAGTAAAAATCTAAAGAGTCTAGTTTTGTCGACGCTAACTCTCTCGATGACTTAGAATATGGTGATCGACTATTTTTAGTCCATGATCTTAATTTTTCAACAGTGTGATAAAAGAATAGATAGCAGTTTGCACCGCGGGTGTAGGCATCAACATCAATATCAAGTTTATATTTTTTGATAGTTTGAAGTGCAATACACTCGCAATGCCATTCCAATTCTATTGCATCCTTTACTGCTTGTGAAACAACTTTCTTAGAATAGCGTTTACCGTCAAGCCAACTAAATAAGATATCGCATCCTTTTACCTTTGAGCTGAAAAATTTACGGTGATGCTTCCATTGTAAGTAATGAGAATATTCATGCACAAATATTTCAAATGCACAGTCGCGTTTCATTGCGACTACAAATTCTTTTTGATTTTTACTATCATCAAACCACCCGCCATACTTTCCGTCTATGGCTTTTGTCATAATAAGCTTTAGTGAAAAGCCGTCATCAAGCAATTCATTTACTGCTTTTGCTATAAAGGTATTTTTTTCCATGGCGTTAAATTTCTTCGTCTACTGGTTTATAACCTTCTTTCTGCGCTTCTTCATCACACAATGTAGCATACCACGATCCACGCTTGCATAGTTGTCCACGCTTTCCTGTATCTTGACAAGTGAGTGAAGAAAGATGTTCGGCATAACGAACCATACCTTTTACAACATCATTGCCACCATCATAATAAACACGTAGAGTGCCAAACTTTTCTTTGTATTGAGCTATCGTTACAGAAGGTGGAGAGACTCCAATATAAAGATCTAGACGATTAAAAAGAATTTTATCAATCGTACTTACAATATTACGAATACGTGCAGCAAAAGTTTTGTTAATTTTCTCTCTCTCTTCATTGCTTGGAGAAGCAAACTTTGCACCTTTAGGCAGTCGCTTTTCAAAATCTCTATATGGATTGAACTTTCTATAAATTGGATCTCTTACATATTTCCAATATAGTTGACGAAACTTTAGACGAAGCCTTTGCTTAGGGTTAATTTCAGTATGCTTATGATTAGACACATAGTCATCAATACAACCAAACAATGAATCTACAATATCTCTCCAACCATCTGGACAGTCATTCCAGCAACGTTGACTTTGTGGAAGTAGATGACCATCTTCATCTCGTGGAAAAAGCTTTGGATATTTGCCAAACAAATATGCTTCAAAATTGTCGTCTTCTTCTATAGCTTCCATAATTTTATCGTTTAATTCTTCTACTGATTTATATTTCATAACTTATGAGTTTCACACGGTCCATCATTACTTCCGTGACTTGCCAAAGCGTCACACTCTGGACAACTTTGACTGTCTGTCGTTTGTTTTTCTTTTACGGCGGAGAGGGCTTCGCTGGCTAACATGTCAGCTTCGGCACTCACACGACCATCTAACCTATAATCTGCCATTACAATCCGCAAAGCCTCCGCCAGCCTGTCGCGTTGCCCTAAAACAGTGTGATAAAGATCAGTGTTTTTTCTCCATCGTTCAGCTTCAGCAATCCAAAGGTCGCGCTCGCGTTTAACTCGCGCAAAAACTTCCCACGGCGGTTCTAATTTACCATCCGCACGATCCTTTGCTGGAATTGGATCGCATTCTAAAGCTACAGAAACTACCTTTGCATACATACTCTCTAGTGTTTCTGTTTTTAATTCTTCAAGAGACGATTCATAAACAGGAGTCGCTCCAAAAACCTTTAAGCATAGTTGCTCAATCGCTTCTGTTTTGGATTTAAAACGAATGCCATAGTTGTTGTCTGCAAAGTAGTTTTTCATGTCCACATTTTTTGATAGTGTTTGACGATAGTCTTCATAGCCCACATATCTTTTTCTTCAATTAGCGCTTCAAGACGATGAACCTCAGCATATGCTTCTTTATATGACATACCGTAAAGCTCTTCACAGCTTCTCATTGTACAATTGCCATCTTCCTCTTTAATGAAAAGATCATTGATTGCTTTTGAACTTGGTGTTGGATAAGAATTCTCATGTTGTTTTTCAAGTTCGGGACGTTCAGTTTTAATATAATTATAAACTTCACGAAGTTCATTATCAGTGTTTTTAACACTATCAACATACTCTTGCGAGATATATCCTTTTTCAAGATCTTCAGTCCAATCAGTGTGATCTTGAAGACCTTTTTCGTCTTCTACATAGTGTGTGAGACAAGTAAAAAGCAAATGAGGAATAAGAGCAGTCTTGTCACACCATGTGTTAGGAATAGTTTTTGTCAACCACTTTTGGCGTGGATTAAACCATGCTTTGATTTGGTATTTGATATCACTCCAATAAAAGCTGTTAAACAGCAGCGAAGGATGTTTAAAAACTCTCCAAGGATTGGGACTGTATGTATCAATAATCATAGCCTAATTATACACTAAAACTCGAAAAATGTACACAAGTTTTTTAATTCCATTTGCGGTGTTTCTCAGCAACCCACTCAACTCCATCATATTCAGCAATTTCCCACTCAACATCATCTGGAATTTCGACAATTTTTAACTCAGAGAATTTTCCCCATGACTCATGTTCTAATTCTTCAATAACTGCTACTAAATTTTCGTCATTTCTAGGTATTGCCCAAGCATACAATGGAAAGTCAGATGTCATTTCAACTTTTTCCTTATATAGCGCCAAGCCCATTTCAGAAAGGTCAAATCCTCCGTGGCACACATTAATTGCAATCTTCATATGTTTTAAAATTCTTGTTTCCAATTATTTTGTTTAAAAGATCGGTATGTAATATTTTCATCTATGCTACAATCGTCGTTATCAGCGTCATAACACGATTCGTCATAATCTCTATCAAACAATTCTTTTATCGTATCTTCTGCAAATGTCTGATGAATAAGAATAGTCTTGAATGTCTCAATCCATTCTTCTATCGTAGCATGTGGATGCATCGTAAGTTGAAGAGTCTTGTCTGGAGACAGACCACCTTCAACACTAATCTTAATAGGCTCTTGTTTATCGTAGTTCATAGTATTATATATTGTTTATAGTTTGATCTGGATTTTGTATAAGAAACAAATAGTCTGCAAGATCTGCAATCTGTTGGTCATTCAAGATGATCATATCAGTGTATGGTCGTCCACACAGCGTTCGCCAAGCAAGACGTATTCTATTCCACCATGATCGTGAAACACAACGTTCAAACATTGCAAACTCTAAACCCCAATCTGGATCATACTCCATATAGAGCACACCACAATGGCATTCACATCTAAAATATTTACCTTCCATAATTTAAGATTTAAGTGCGATTATAATTGCAGCAATAATAAATGCTATCACCCAAATTATAATTTTATTTTGTTTGGCGTCAGCATCCAAATTTTTTAATTTCTGCTCTAAATTTTCTAATTTGTTTAGCGCACGATCTGATGCCTCTTCAATTTTTTCTAGTTTTATTTTCATATTAATATTCTTCTTTCCAAGTATCGTGTAGATTATGCCTTAGCATACGATGAGATGCAAGCAAAAAGTTAATTGGGTCTTGAACGCCAATGTCTCCATTGTTACATTCATCAACAATATATGCTGTTACCGCTTCTTCTAGTGCAAAGAGACGATGCGCTTCATTAACATAACGAGTAATTTTATCTGGCAATGCTGAATAAGACAGATCTTCACCCGCGATTGGAATACGCTCGTAAATATCAAACAGCAATTGTCGTACTTCTGCTTCAGTCAACTCAGATACAAATTGAATCTCTTTCATAATATCATTTATATTTTGACCAACAAATTAGTACTATAGACTGAAGTATAATACCACTTATACCGTTAATTAACAACCACACTCCGTATGGACCAGTTAGTGTGTATATGAGTCCAGAGACAGCACATAGCAATCCAATACAAATACTATGAGGTGAAAGATCTGATGCATGTTTTGTTTTAAACACTTTAAAAATTTGTGGTAAAGCTGCAGTCATACAGCAAATTGACATAATTGCTCCAGAACATTCTCTAACAAATTCAATTGTAGTTTTCATCTCTAAACAGTCTATCAATCTTTTCTAAGTTATCAACTATAGAATCTTGTGACAGCGTAATATTTCGTGCAATATACATGCGATTGCAAATGTCTTTGAGAATCATAAGTTGAGTCAAAGAATCATATTTGTCGATTCTTTTTAAATCTTTTTTATCGGGTACAGTTGTCATAATCATATTTTATCAGAGTTCCATTTCTCAATTGTTTTTAGAAATGCTTCGGCGCGTTGACGAGCGGTTGCCATATACATAGAGTTGTTCCCTTTAATTGTTAGATCGCAAAGCTCGTTAATATATCGACAATACAGTGCGGTATCAAATACCTTCTCCGCTTCGTGCATTGCGTTTAGGCAGTTGCAGTAGTCGGGGAGGTGATAAGCATCACGGTCTTCTTGTGGCTGTGTTCCCATCCATTTACCGTGGATAGAATTGTAGCAAATAGAGGTCCACCCACACGCTTCTGCAATTGCTATGTTGATTTGTTCGTCTGTCATAATTATATTTTATTGTTTTTTCCAAACCCAACGCTTTGGTTTCTTTGATTCCAAATACGCTTCATACGCTTCACGATCTCTGTCAGCTTGGCAACCTTGTGGTCCTCTGCAAGCACTTCTCAAAGCTCCGTATTTTAAACACGAGCATTCATAAGTGACTTTAGGTTTTTTATTCATATTCTACTTTTGTTCCTTTTCGCTTAATTGAAATGAAATAATATCACCAATATGATAATCAACCATCTCTCTTCTTTCTTTGCGTGGATGAGATATAAATCCGTCACCAAAACACCAGTATTCCACTCCTTCTATACAGGTTCCATCATGCAACTCAATATCATAAAGTTTCTCATCTTGATAATCAATAGGAGTACTACCTGCGTAATGTTTGTATTTTATATTCATAATTTTACCAGTGTCGTATTGTATTTGCAATAATAAAAAAGCAAGTGATCAAATTCACAATCCAAAAAATTGTTCTTACTATTGCAGCGACATCAGACTCACGATCATCGTCGCTAATCTTTGATCCCATTGCTTTAGCCCATATTCTCCAAAGCTTCATATCAGCAAAGATTTCTCAATCCGTCTTGTTTAATTTGTTTTAATTCTTGCAACAGTTGCTGTGCTTTTTTTTCTAGTGCTTCACGACAATAGTTGTATGTACCATCTGGTCGTTTGCCATTTGACACAAGCTCGACAAAACTCCGCAATTTCTCATACTCGATGAGAGAATAAATTTCAGTTGGACTTAGCGGTTGCATAAGCTCATTATACCACAGTTCCTTCGGTTTGTAAACAACTAAATGTATTTTAATTTAAATTTTCCATCAGGATAAATCTCGACATAAGAACAGCGATGCTCGCAAAATGAGCCAGAATTTATATAGGTGCAAGAATCAATCTTTCTTATTTCTGCATAGTGGGTGTGTCCAGCAAGAAGTACATCATGTTTTTTGCCATGTTTCTCGACAAATTTCTTACAAACAATATCTTTTGCTTCAATCCACGATTTACTCAATCGCTTCAAAAATCTTGAAGTTTTATGAGTCCTATCAAACTTTTGTATCCAATAATATAAACCAGTAAAAAACCAAGTTAAAAATGGTCGGTGCTTTATCCAATGATCATATTTGTCACCGTGCTCAAAGAAAAATCTTTTGTTGTTGATTGTGGTTGTATAGTTTTCTAGCAATTCCATGCCAGTAATCGCACTTAAAAATTCTGCATTGCTGTCATGATTACCCTTAACTAAAATAACATTATGTGTTTTTGAAAGTTTACGAATCTTTCCAAGAATTTTCCAGTCACGCTTGTCATAGCGTTTGAAAGAATAGTTATCGAATAGGTCGCCATTGATTAGTAGTGTGTTAAAATCAAGCGAAAGAACTTCTAATACCTTTTCTTTTTGGCTTACTGAAGTTCCAAGATGAATATCGCTAACTACTAAAATTTCAATCATAACTCCCAAGTTTGCGTACTTACAGTATCACCGCATTGATCGCAGGACTCGTCGTCATAGTGCCAACTGTCAGGTTGAAAGCATTTGATTAAATCGTCGAGTTGTACCGTGCATTGTTTGCGTTCTTCTTTGAATCGCTCGCAAAGATAATCAATAAGCTCATCAATTTCTTTTTCCGTAAAGTCGTATCGTGGATCTTCTCCACCGACAAATTTACCATTGATTTCTGTATAGAATGCCGTGCATCCTTCGCTAATTGTAATTTTATATTTCATTTGTTTATCCTGCGTCATATAGTCTATTTCCTTTGTCATCTGATTTTGGTTTGACAACTGCAGCGTCGATAGAAAAATTAAATTTTGGTCTAAAGTCTCCGTCACCGTCTGAATAGATGCCTACCTCTCTGGAACCACCCAAACCTCCAAGTTGTTCCATATATTTTAGCATACTCATAAAATGTGGAACCCAACGTTCTCTCATTTTACATTCAATTGTAAATGTTATTTCTTCACTGCTCATTTTTTAATAGTTCTGGATTCTCAAAGATATTTCCAACAACTTCAGGATATAATTTATCCGTGTACGTCCATTCTTGTAGGTTTGATCCAAAAGCAGATATTTTGATTTCACTGACAATTTGCGTTTCTCCTGCAGGTCCAAGGTCGATCCAATGCTTTACAATATCTCCCTCATAAATCTCAACTCCATTTTTATCTTTGAGTCCAGTGTATTGTTGAACTGGATAGCTATGTTGATACAAATATCTGTCCGAATAATCAAAATTTCCTAATTCAAAATAGGAAAACTTTTCATGATCTGGAATATAAACTCTAAATTTAAGCTCTCTACTCATAGTCTCGCTTCAATCCACTTTTTAATTCCTTCAAAGAAATTATCTTCACTCAAATTGTTGCCATAATATTCTGGAGTCTGATAATAGTTTTTAGTGACAATACCCATCATGCTCATTTTTGAATCATTATAGCGAGGCGGCAAATTATCAATCAATACATTATCTGCATCAGCGATAGGCAATGGAGTTGCACCTTCGCCGCCCCAACCCCATGTCACTCTATGTTGTTGAATGTCTTCACGAGAGAAGATATGATCATTATCCAAACCAAACTCACCAAGTCGATTTAATTCGTGAGCATAGTCACGAGTGGCGCTTGTAAGAATATAAACGTTTTCTTTGCCTACAATGCTATTGTAATATTCGAAAAGTTCTTTTGCGCATGGGCGAATGATGCTGCGATAGGTGTGCATATCTTCACTGAGCATAAACTCAACATACTTCTCACCTTCATAGGGCAGTGTGTTTACGAATGTATGCAAGATGCATTCGTCTAGGTCTTGGAATATTCTCTTAATCATTTTAACAAATTTCTTTTAATGTGTTTTTAATTTCTTGTACTCCCCATTGATTTGCACTGTGTATATAAACGTGGGGAATATGAGGTGGTTGTAGTTCTTTATACTTTTGTACAAAATATTCTGCACAGTGTTTTCCAGTTTTTACTTTTAAATTACCATACTCAATAACTCCAGTGCTTTCAGTTACTTTATAATAGTGACGTATATGTTCTTCATCCAGATCATGATCAAAACTTACTGCATTAGGAATACCCTTTTCTTCGATTGTTTGTACAAAATCTTCATAGGTACGAACAACAACCCAGTTGTCGTTAGGCACACCAGACATATTTTCTAAACTATGCGACGTTATAACGATGCTATTACCATCGCGCTTAGGATGGATATATGCATGCTCTGGTTTGCGCATGTCATCTAGAAAAAGGTTATAGCTCATTGATCTTGCTTAATGCGTTTAATAATATCTTCAGTGCCTTGAACTGTTTCTACAACAGTTTTGCCATCAATGACTAACAAGCGAGGCACAGATTTGATGCCGTGATCTTTAAAGAAAGAGATATCGGTATCTGCATCTTTTACTTCTATTCTATCACTTAAATTTTCTGATTGCAATCGTGCCTTAACTACTTGACACGGACCGCACCAACTTGCACTTGCTAAGATTAGTTTCATATTTTATCTATTGTTTCTAAAGTGTGTTCTAAATTCAGAATAGCTGACTGGTGTATGATATTCTTCTCCTTCAGCATCAATGATAATGCCTTCATCAAGATACCATTTGTAGAGAGATTTTTTCTTAAATGCAGCATCAAAGTTTTCTCGACCTTGAGCTGAAAGCACTCGTGAAGCAATTGAGTCTCCAGTAATATCATTTGTTGCTGCCATAGTTATTCAAAGATTTCTCTTCTTACCATCGCAGAATAGTCATCTTCAGTTGCGCAGTTGAAGACATAGTCATAGAGCCAGTCATTATCTAGATCTACCTCTTCGATGAGTTTGCTATAGATGATAGCTTCTGCATCTTGAAGTTGCTTGATTGCTGCTCTAGCAGTCTCAACTTTTTCTTGTTGTGTTTGGTTTAACTTCTTCATAACGTTCTTTTGCTCTGTTGTATGCGAGTGCAAGGTTTAGTTGACGAATGATAGATTCACTACATTCAAAAACCTTGCCACGAAACTTATACCATTTACTTTCATTGTTCGTACCATTTATCATGTTTTTCTCTATATTCTTTAATAAAAATTCTAATGTTAGACAACGCATTTGATATGTCTTGCTCATCAAATATTGCGGTTGCTAGTTTGGTTTCACGTTCAATATTATCTATAAGCTGCTGTTCAGCACTAGGATATTTTTTACGATTCTCTTTAAAAGTTATTTCCCACTTTTCGCGATCTGCGGCCCATTCCTTTTGTCTGGCAGCATACTCTTCATCAGTATATTTTTTAGGCTCTCTATGCTCTACAAGCGTGATATCTTCAACGAGCTTTCCATTTTTAAACAATGCACAATATTCAATCCAACCAGATTCAAAGCGTCTCCAATCATCACTGTCATAATCCAACTCGGGAGATTTATATTCTGCATGATTATAGCTTTCATAAAAGTTGATAGCTCCTGTATATGGCTCTTTCTCATACCACTCCGCTTCGACTACAAAGTGACCCATTGCGGCTATCTTTTCACTAAACGACGCGTCTTCAGCAACCTCTTCACCCTTTTCCCAACGACCTTCAACCTGCTTAAACCATAATTGGCCATGCCCATCAATCCTATAGGTTGACATTGCTTGATTTGGTGTGTCTTTCGTTTGAAAGGCAATATCACTTACTTTATCTCCCCAATGAGAGATAATCGCGTCTGGCAACTCTGGTAGAGTTGTTCCTACTCTTACATAATCGAACATTCCCATAATTTTTATTTTGTTAGTGATTGCGCTACAATTAAGCCCAAGTTAGATACAGCGTACCCTCCCCAGACTACAGCCCACGCATAGTTTTGTTTATATGCATGAGCAATGCATACCATGGCATAGAGCCCGAATGCAATAAATACTACAACGTTTTCAAAATTTACTTGCATAGTGTATTATATATTATCTATAAGGGGTTGTACACACTTTTTTACATCTTTTTCCAGCCGACCGGCAAGCAAATATACACTACATCATCAACAGCTACTACATCTCCGCTGGCAAGAATTTCCTGATTGTTGGCGAGATATTCTTCCTGAATCGCAAGTTCGTCATCTTGCAATTCAAAAGTTGCGGAGTTTATTATTTTATATGCTTCTTCTGCTGCATCCTCTCCAGACAATCGTGACTCATACTCGAACACGAGTCGGTTGTAGTTAGCAAACCGACCCTCGTAGAGGCTTATGCCACGATTCAAAAAGATTTCAACAGCAGCCATAAAACTTATTTTTTAACCGAGTAAAAAAATTTAAACGTTTAGAATTTTTACAACGTATAGAATTAACTCGATGCTGCAATGCATAGAACAATGAATATTCGTCTTCATTGTCGATGAGTCCCAATTCTACTAATTTGTCTGGTACCGATAACACCAACACTTCTAATTCATATTGAGCACTATTTGTCATCTAAAAATTTGGTTAAAGTTTTCATACACTGCTTCCTGTTCAAATTCCATATCAGCAATTCCTTGTGCATCTGAGGTTGTAAGACCTTCATCTTCAAGTTCTTGAACTCTTTTTTCGTATGTTGACATATCGCTTTTTACTTATTTTTCGATGATCGCATCAGATATGCAGTGACTGCTGCTCCAACGAGCCAACCTGCAGCAACCCAACTTACAAAGATAAATCCGTTTTGAATATATTCAACTGTAAAAATCATGGTAGTTGTTGCATCTGTTTACGTTGTGCTTCTGTGACGCGTCTTGAAAGATGAACGCTGTCATCAAGGGCAAAGATCGACCAACCATAGAGTGGTCTCGTATTCTTGCGCTTAGACTTATTGCCGAATAGTTTGGTTAGCAGTGTCATTGTTTGGTGTTTCTATTTTGCTGGTTTAATTGAGACTAGATAGTTTCCAATTGGCAACATTTGGGTGGTCGTCTCGACTAGTGAATCTAAACTAAGACCTTCACAATTTTCTTGCATCCAGGGAAGCCATAGTGTTTGACGTTCTTTAACGTCATGCAGTGTTTCAGTTTTGATCTTGTACATATTCAATGAGATTTGAGTCTGCACGCAAGCTTAGAACTTGCCTTTTTTCTGTCTGTAAAGAATTTTGTTGGAGGAGCAATCTTATGACGAGTCAGCGCTCTCAGAGCAATGGGTGAATAGTCAAAAGTTTTTGCTTTGATCTTTTTCATTAGAGACTAATTGGATTGAACGTAGAAGCTTTACGCACTCGAGCAAATTCGTCTTGAACGAGATTATCATAGTCACTTGAAACTTTAGTACTATCTTCAACTTCAAAGGACTTGATCAATTTACGGTCAGCAGCATGACGCTGAGCGATGCTAGCGATGAGTGACTTACGGGCTTCGAGTTGTATTTTGGTTTGTGGTGTCATATTGTTGCTTACATGGTTATTATAGCATAAAACCCACAGAAAGTACACAACTTTTTTCATAAAAGTGAAAAAAGGTCCCGGACAGTGTCCCCGTATAGAGAAACCGATCATCTAGAGGCCTCCCGGAGGTCAAAAATGTGAGAATTTACAATGTTTGGGAGGCAAATTCTATGGCCCGGGAGGCCTCCAGTTCCATTGGACGGGATTTGTACCATCCTCCAGTCTCGAGATCTATTTCTTTGCAAAGGGTTGCAACTTCAACTGGGGTAATAGGATAGCCTCGCTTCATTGCATTAGAAGAGATGTTGATCATTATTTTGTACATTTGTGTGTACCACCCAGAATGTTGGATGTTGCGATAATCAGACACCATATTTTTATTTACGAAAGGACAGTCATGATATGACTTCCATGTATATGAAGTATTTGTAAGCGATTCACGCCGGTGTTCTATGACTTTTAAACGTATGTGTTCTGGTAGTTTATCAAAAAATGTCGCCGCAGTCTCTTTAGCAACATAAGGATGTTTTTCCATCAATGCATATGGATCCAACAATGGAGCGTCATGGTGTGAGAATATAAAGCAGTGACTGTTAGGATAGCGAGCAGGCACATAATACATACGAGACAGGTCCTTGGTTTGTGGATCTCCCAATGAGTTGTATTCTGTGTTTAGTGCATACCAAAAATGTTTTATGTTTTCTGCTGGCACTTCGCATGTGAGTGGAAATACAACTCGAAACTTTGGCTTTTCAGGCGTACTGCTTGCAGAAGAATAACAGATGAAACGTGCGTTTTTAAACCCAACTATAGCATCTTCAAATGAACCACTATAGTCATCAACATCAAGTGCAGCCCACCCGCCCCATGAAATTACATTCACATTTTTGCGCGTTTCATTTTCAACAAAGCGAGCAGGACTTATAAGTGGAGAGCCTGTACGAAACTCTCCCTTTTTAGGTTTATACCCTGGTTGTTCACTAAGTTTATACAACAACTTTTCAAAGGCATCGACACTATCAAACGTCATTCGACGATGTGTCTTGTTGTCAAAGATAGAAGTGAATATCGTAAGACTGTATTGCATTCGAAGACTATTCTAATCTATTCTAAATAGAATGTAAATGATTTTATAAACTACTTAATTTGCCATGATTGCCTGCATGAGATGGTGGTTTCCAATCGTATCCATGTGTTTCCATTGTCGGTTTTATTAAATCTGGCAAGTTTAAAGGATTTGGTCGAGATTCTTTTACTCCAACCTCTTTGTTCATATTTGCTGTATGCACCGCACTCCATGCTGTATAGGCATTAACTCCAAATGCGTCTAATGTGCCTATTGCAACGACACACAGATCAATTAGTCCGTCAACAACTTCTTCGGCGTCTATTTGTTCACTGGTTGCTGCAGTCTTAGTTTCATTAAGCTCTTCTTCAAGAAAACTCAAACGAAACTGTAGAAACTGTCTAAGTTTTTCCGCGTCAAAGTTTTCAATTGCCTTATGCACTCCATACTTTGCATGCATATCATATATGTCTTTTACCCAATTTGTACTCATAATGTATTGTATATATTTGTTTCAATTAAAAAAATCTTCAAGACTTGCAACTGGAATTGCTTTCCAATGAACTGCATCAAGCACCAGTTGTAGCGGATCAGAAAATGTTTTTTCAAAAAGCAAGTCACGATCGATCCAACGATCCAATTCAAACTCGGGAGGCAGAGTGTCTAGAAAGCCTATTACGTTTTCACCAGTAGGATTGCCTTTTTTAAGATAGACGTATTTCATCTTGTCACCGCCTTTGATGAGATGATACTTTTGTGTTAACAGCTTTTCTTTTAGCAACGAGTTGTACATAATCGCAGCACGACTATTAATGGGAGTGCCGCTCTTGTACGGAATCTTAGAGCCGTTCGCACTGACTCGTTGACTCCATTTAGCGATGTCAGACACACCACGAGGAAACGCAATCTTTTCAACTGCTTCATAATCAAACTCTTCTCTGAATCGAGCCACTTCATGTTGTATGTCAGATTCATTTTTAGTTACAAGAGTTTTAAATATCTTTTTGAAAGCTTCACGACAGATTTTAGGAGTACTGCTCTTGATAGCTTCGATGCCTTTCATAACAATCTTTGGCTCTGCATATTCAACACCTTCACTGCTAAGAACATTTAGCAGATAGCGTTTCTTAGCTGTAAAGATAGCGACACTGCTAATCTTTTCAACCTTCATAACCATTCGATTTTTATAGGCGTTTGTCTTGATTGCTAGAGAATCGTATGCTGCACGAATTACAGGTTCAAGAGCTTCTTTTCCAAACTTTACAAGAAACGCATGAGGATCTTTGGGTGAACATTGCTTTATGACATCTGAAAGGTTGATGTAGATAGAGTCTGTATCAGAAGCTGTCACACGATCTTTAGGCTTAACATCTTTTAATGCCTTAGACAGATATTCATTTACTGCACGCTCTGCAGTATGAATAGCGAGTTGACCTGCTAGCGTGATGCCTTCAGCTACGTCGATACTAAAATATCTCATATATGGATTTGCGATAGCACCATAGAGACTGTTTAGCAGAATCTTGAGACACATCTGACGATTGTTTGCAAGATCAATTTTGATTTGAAGATCACGATATTGTTTGCTGTTTTTATCAACAAGCTCTGCTTGCTTTTCATAGTCAAGCATGCTCTTTTTTACATCAACACGCTGACCATAGAGTTCTTCGATAATTTCAGGAACGATGCCCTGCTTGTCTCGTCTGAATGCTGCTCCGTTTGCTGCAATAGCAAGATTGTCTTCAGGAGCCCATTCACGATCGCTGTGTAGTATCTTTTCTACTCCGTCGTGTTGCAACTCTGCAACCTTCATGTGCGGCACAATAGTCTCTGGACTCATGTTGTATTGTACGATGAGATTTGGATAGAGACTGTTAAGGTCAAAACTCATAACCCATTCGTGACGACCGACATGAGGATCTTTAACAAATCCTCCAGCATAGTCAGTCTTAAACGAACGAGAGTTCGGAGGAATTGCTATCTTACGACTCGCTAGCTTTCTAAAGATGATGCTGTCCCAGATTGCAACCGTTCCAAGTGTATCGTTATAGTTTACACCGCCAAAGTATGCAAGTGTAAAGACAAGACTGATTAGACCGAGTTTGGACTCTAGTCTTTCAATAAGTTCAATGTCAACAATGTTATAGTCAATAAATTTTTGATAGTCACGTTCATAAAGTTCAGTAAGTGTGCCATATTCACTATAATCAATCTTGTTTTGTCCAAGTACAACTTCAGCAATAAAATCAAGACGATAAGACTCTTGAGCGCCATAGGTATTTGCTGCAAACTTTTTAAAGAGGTCAAGATAGTCTAATTGCTGAATTCCATATAGGTTGTATAAGAAATTCTCTTTACCTTTAATCATTACAGACTTTTGTTCAACAAAATTCCATGGCGACATCTTTTTTGCAGAGTCTTGACCAAGTACACGAGAGATGCGATTGACGAGATATGGAATATCAAACAAACGAATGTTCCAACCGGTAATTACATCTGGTGTGTTTAGTGTGTCTGACCACCAAGATAAAAAATCTGTCAACAATTCAGATTCGCTATCAAATTGTTTAAATTGTTTTTTCAAATGAGGAATACTTGACTGCGAAGGGTCATAGTTCTTTAAGCCCCAAATGATATAATAGTCGAGCCGACTGCTCTTAAGTCCAATTGCTGTTATTTCTTGATCAGCCACCGATGGCTCTGGGAAACCGTTGTCAGACTTACACTCAATGTCAAGAGAAACGACATCAACTTTTTTAGGGTTATACTTAATTTCATTTGGAAATTCTGCCTGAATAAAAGCAGGTATATGACGATCATTTCCATAAATTTTAAAGTTATCAATTCCTTCATAGCTCTTAATAAACGCACGGCAATCAGACATGCTCTCAAACCGCATTGGTTCAAGAGGCAACCCGTCGAGAGACCGCCACTTTGCATTGCTATCCTTACTTTCGAGATACATTACAGGACGAAACCTGTATGTTGTATAAATCTTTTGTCCGTCTTCGTCATATCCCCTGTATAGGAGAGTATTCATCTTTCGCTCGATGCAAGTATAGAATCCATTAATCATGTAAGAGCATTATAACATAAACCGGCAAAGATGTAAACAACAATCTTTGCCGGTTTAATTTTATGTATTAATTTTTATTTATTTGTTTATTACAATTTTGCGAGGTTTCTTCTCTTCTGGAACCTGTTTCTCAAGCGAGATTGATAGGATTCCATTTTGTAGAGAAGCCCCACTCACGACGACATGCTCTGCCAACGTGAAGCGCCGAGTAAATTTACGTGCGCTAATACCCTTGTGGGCATACTCTCTTTCGTCTTTTTCAGACTTTTCACCAGTGATCACTAGCGAATTTTCTACAGTTTCGATATCGAGTTCCGACTCAGCGAATCCAGCGACTGCCAACTCAATGACAAACCTATCTTCGTCGAGTTTAACCACGTTGTGGGGCGGATAAACATTCGAATTTTCTTTGTTAATCGAATCAAACTCTTGAAAGAGTTGATCAAACCCAATGCCAAATGGCCTATACGTTGTACTTATTTTCATTTTCGTTTCTCCTTTTTAAGCGAGTTTTATATATGTTCAGCAGACCCATTTCTGGCATCTACTGGTACAACCACCATGGTTATACAACTTTATTTATATTCAGGAAGTACAAATTCTTTGAAAGAAAGTAATTTTCTACTAGAAATTATTTCAAAGAATGTCTTTGCCTCTTCAGAGTTTAACTTTTTATAGTCAAACTCTACGGCAGAATATATAGGACGATAGTGAAGAGTACGTTCTTTAGCAACAAGTAAGAGCTGACCAGTAGTGACCATCTCAGCTTTTTTGATGTCTCCAGTTCGTATTGGATTCATGAATTTATCATCATTTGGTTTTTGGGACATTGCCTCGAGAAACTCATGAGGATCATTAATCGTGTTGTCGCGAAGATAATTATTTACAATTTCCCAGCGAGTCTCAGAACTCTTACGAGCTGCCTGAAGATGCGGGTCAGTTGCCTTTGCGCTATAGCCAAGCATCGTTAGATCGATGCCATGATTTGTACGAACACAATGATCTTCTTCTCGTGTTATCTCTTTAAGATTATAGACATACTTACGAGGATTTTCCTTTGTTGCATCTTCTTTTTTAACTGTAAATCCACCTTCGAGAAGATAACATTTTTCAGGGTTAAAAATAAATGTCGCTCCAGCAAGTTCTTTTTCAATTAGAAATTTTGCTGCATCTTTAGGCTCCTGCAAACGAAGTGCATTGCGAATTGCGAGTCCGTCAGGAGAGACAATTGGAGTCTTCTTTTTATTTTTTGAAAGAACCTTTTCTCCTTCTTTCTCATCACTCTTTACGCTAAATGATGCAGAAATAATTGACAGACCATATTCGTTTACACCTTCGGTCCATCGTGTAGTTTGATCATCAATAAAGAGGCGTTGAATGCCACCACGGTTAGAGTTAACAACTTTGATTGACGTTGAGTAATTGCGGTCTCTATTTTTAGCACCGACCCAACCATATTTCTTAATGTATTTTACTGCTACGACACACATATGAGATAATTGCTATATACTATTTATAACGTGGTGTTTTTACCGCGATTTAACCAGCTTTCTCAAACCGTTTAACACTGACAACGCTAATTTTCCGCTTGTAGGTCCTGGCCATGGAAAGCTTAAACCAATTACTCCGGTAACAAATAGCAATAGCATTCGTGTACCCTCTGTGCCTGCAAAAAGTGTTGATAGCGCAAAATTTCCTGAAAGCGCAGCTAGTATATCAGAAGAGTCAAAGTCATATGACAAATCACCAGTAAATGACATATTCAACCAAATATAGAGTAGCATTCCTGCAACAGCAAAGCCTCCTATTCTTTTTATGACAGGATGTTTTTGTAGCCAGCTGTCTAGATCACGAAGTGCCTCCTCTGTCCATCTGCCAATTTTAGTTTTTGAAACATATTCTGCGATTGCCCGCTGTATTTGGGCGTATGCTGCAAAACCAGCCTTTATTGATTTCCAAAGATTAGCTAAGTTAAAACGTAGCGCACTAAAAAACTTAAAAACCCGACTGTCTTTAAAGAGTGTTAGAGTGTCTTGCAAATTTGCTCCAGCAGTTGATGCAAGAGTCTTTATAAAGTCTAGTTTGGCTCGTACTCCAGAGGTCAAGCCATTTAAAACGTTTTCAGTCAGCTCGGCAGTTTCAAGAAGTGACAAAGCTTCGTAGTAGTCATGCTTTTCTTGAATTGAACAGGCGTTATACTCAACGAAGCTTTTCATACCTTTTTCTTAACGTTGCCAATGCTATATTTTGAACGCAGGTCCCAGTTGAATTTGTCTCTATGAGAGATAATTTTAATTTGTTTTAGACTAGTGGTATCTTTCACTTGATCTCTATTGACAATTTCAAGCAAACCCCAATCAGAAAGAAGAATTGTAATTGTATTTCGGCGACACATGTCATCATACATAAATGTAGATGGCTTGCCGTCAAGCATAAAGAGTTCCTTAAAGTGCACAATAAAGTAGCGCCCTTGTTTATGCAAGATATGACAACTTTGAAAGAGTACATTCTCTTCTCGCTTAGAAGATACACCAATGCGAGAAAGAGTTTCTTTAATCTTTAAAAAGTCATCAGGGTCATTCAAATATACCTCAAGCATCTGAGGCGGTGACCAATCAACGATATCTGTGGGGGAAAGTGGTACTGTCATAACGATATACTATATTTATAATATATCGTGTTTACAATTTACCGCCCTCTACTTTTTCTAGCAGCCTTATTTTTCTTGCGACGTTTTTCTACTCTCCCTGGAGATAAATTCTTTTTGCTAGAAGATGTTCTCCAGCCTCCTGCCATCATACGTTTAATAAACTTAGACGGATCAATCTGAAGTTTTTCAACTGGGGCGTTTGACAATACTTCTGCTTCAATTACTTTTTCGTGTGCTTCCTCCGACATCTCTTTTGTTTTTTAGTTGTGTTAGTTGATTTTGAGTAAACAGGCTGAATACTGCTCGCGCCTTTTCGGCGCTATAAGAGTATTCATCCATAATACATTTTATATATTCAGAGTCATCTGACTTTTTTGCCCATTTGCTAAATCGCTTACGAGGACGTATACAATGTTTTAAAAAATCATACTGCATCTTGTGCGGCAAGAATGCTCGTCTATTCATTTCATTTGCAAGTAGTATAGTATCATTAAAGTATGACAGCCCGCGATTGATTATAAACGGCACATACTGTTTATCTAGACTATCATGATCAAGGCTTTCGCTGTTATCTGCTCGCGAAGCTTCTAGTAAATTTTTACCACTTTGTCCTTCATTAATGCTATTAATAAAGTCAAATGGCGAGAGTTTTTTATTTTCTACACCCATTCAATATTCACTAGTAATTCGGTCATACATGCAACCATGTTTAGTTCTTTGTCAGCCATAAATCCTGCTTTGTAAGAATAGTCGGCAAGAATAAGAACTGCAGACGGAATAGAAGATGGAGCGACAACATCATAGAGTGAATCATAGAGTTTACGAAAAACAACTGCACTATCGAGTGTGCTATTATTTACAACCCATGATCTCATCGACTTGAAGTCTTTGCTTTTAAGGTAACGAGCCAATTCAGCAATACTCTGATCTGACATACCAACCAAAATAGCAGTTGGAATCTCACCACTCGTGCTGTATCGTTGACACTCATTGAGCACTCTTCTCCAGTCTGGGGCATAACGAATGATAAGTTCAGCAAGAGTCTGCTCATGATACTTGATTCCTTCAGTCTTAAGAATAAAGATCAACCGTTTCATAAAGTCACCAGCAAGAGAAGCCAACGACTTTTTAGTAGTATTAAATTCAATTACTGAACAGCGGCTGTGTAGTGGTTCGATAATCTTATTCTTAAAATTGCAAGTGAGGATAAAGCGACAATTGTTGCTAAACTCTTCGATAAACCCGCGAAGTGCAGGCATTGTACTCTGGGGGTTAAGATAGTCAGCCTCATCAAGAATAACTACTTTGTATCCACCAGACAACGACACAGTAGATGCAAACTGTTTAATCTTGTTGCGAAGCACATCAATACCACTTTCTTCAGAACCATTGATCAACATATAATCAAGGTTCAAGACATTACACAGCGCACGTGCAACAGTAGTTTTTCCAAGGCCTGCAGAGCCAGCCAATAATAGATTGGGGAGTTGACGTCCTTGCACTATTTCATTGAATGTTTTCTTTAACTCTGCGGGAAGTACACAATCATCAATCGTCTGGGGACGATACTTTTCTACCCAAAGAAATTCATCAGTTTTCATATGTGACTATATTATACCAAAGTGATTTGTTTGTACACACTTTTAATTTCTTCTGCTTCAGTTTCAAACTGTGCTGCAGTTTTCTTATGGTATAATTTAGCAACCTTACGAATCAGCGGCTTAGGCAAATCAAAGGCATCTGCGGTTGCAGAGATAATTTCTTTGATAGCATCTCGGCTCTCGTCTATTTTAGCGAGTTCGAGAGTAATTTCGCGAATCGCTCCAAGCAATTCCTGTTTTGTTTTATCGTCTTCAATTTCAATCATAATATATTATTTTTCTCCAAAGTAATGCATATATGCAATAAATCCTGCTAATGCCCAAAAACCCAACGCATAGATGAAGGTCATGATGGGACTATTGGCACGGCGCTTAGACGCCGCTACTCCTGCCATTCCTCCCTTAGGATTCATATATTGCAACCATAACAGCACGCGTCCAGGAAATGCAAATATCTCGTATAGCATTCCGCCGCCACTAGTCCCATCAAGCCTATCTTTTGACATATTATTGTGTTACAGTTTCTCCTTTAGCAAAATCAAAATTCAATTGATTGTCTGGTTGCTCATCAGAGGTATTAGAGGTTTCTGCATTGCCTTCTTCTTTTGCTGGAATATATCCTTTAAGTTTTTCAAAAAGTGTTCCAACAATTTGGAATTCACTCGCTTCAAAACCGCCACGTCGAGATACTGTAGCAATAATGTTATGCATCAAAATAAGATCACCAAGAGTGATTTCATTTCCAGTTGTTTGTTCAGTTGTTTGTTCTTCCATAGTAATATATATTAGTTATTAAACGTTGAAGTTTTTTCCAGAGCAATATAGTATTGCACTGGAGTATTTTCATTTTTCCAGTGGCTAATAAGTTTTGACGAGATATTCACCACATAGTCACCAGGAAGCACTTTAAGATTATTAATCAAAAATTGCAGGTCAAATGAACCATGTTGTGAGTTGTTCTCATCTAATACCACTGAAAATGTATTTGCTGAAGAGTTTTTAGGATCAACAACAGAAAGTGTAACAGTTCCGTCTTCGCCTTTCAACGAAACAATTGAATGACCAAGTACTCCAGCTGCTTTACGAACTTGAGAGAGTAGTTCAGAAGTAATGTTTACAGTTAAATCAGACTGCGGCATATTGATCTTATTCTTAGGACTTGTAAGAATACTTTGATCTGCAAATCGGTAAGAGGCACGAGTACGTCCAGACTTAAACTGTACACTATCATTTGTAAACTCAAGATCTGGATCCTGAAGTAGCGAAAACATTGAGATAAATTCATTTAGGTCATAGATACCAAAATCAGCAGAGAATTGTTCAGTAATATCTGCAATTGCCATAATATTTTTGGCTTCAGAAATTGTAGAGAGTGGTTCTCCTGCTTTTACAACAAGATTAGAGTTGATGCCTGAGAAATTCTTTAGAATATCAATTGTTTGAGAGGATAGTTTAGTCATAATGTAAGTGTATTATATATCAAAAAAGAGCGAGTGTAAATGCAATTATTTTTGCATTTGTAATTCATAGTAAAAAAGTATGCATGCCATTGCGTGTGCAGCATGATGCAATCCAGACTCGCGGTCATAGGGCTCTCCTTTGCGGAGAGCCCATAGGTGTCGTTGAGCGGCGGCGAAATAGCGATTTTCGGCGTCGTCGAGTAGTTTCCAATTATCCCTAGAATATTTGTTTTTGCCGTATGTGAGCGCCTTTACTGTTTCATCAAGAGCATGCGGAGGAATTAAACTATAGTCGGGTTTTTCCGAATCATATTTAACTCCAACTTCGGCATTTGTTTTTTTCATAGGGAAGAAATGCGGCAACAGCTTTTACACTGTTGCCGCATATTTAACTTAGCAATTAGCCGTTCTTACGTGGGGTACCAAGGCGATAGCGATTGATGCGCTCGCCAGTACGGGTCTTGCGTGGGTTAAGGTAGATTGCAAGACCGTGGTCGTTGCGAAGCGAGCTGATGACGCGACTTGGGTCAGCAATACCAGCCTTACGTGCTTCGGCAGCGGAGAATTCATGACCTGCTTCAAGGAAAGCAAAGAGAGCTTCCTTTTGAGTCATGTTCTTAACGAGACGTGCCAACTTAGTTGTTTCAATTTTAGTCATATTATATGTTTTCTGTTTCAATTATGTTTATTCAGTTTTGGTCTATAGATTCATAGTTTAGCGTAGACCAACCGCTAAAGTGTTTAAAATGGTGGTTCTTCTGGTGTTTGAGTTTCAGTTGCAGTTGCAGAGGTTGCTTCGGCCTGAATTTGGTTGCTGTCAATCTTGGTATAAAGATCGAGAAATGCTTCACGAGTTTCAGTTTCAAATCGAGCAATACACATTCCAATTGCAGTCAAACGATCGTGGAAGATGCTATAAGCCTTGACAATATGACACAAGCGACGAGTTGAGATGAGTTCATCGACCCCTTCCGCATCATATGTTTTGCGGATAACGCTACTCCATGCAACAAGCTTATCAACAAATTCATTGTCATCAACTTTGAAATACTCCATATGTTTGCTAATGATATTGCGTTCAACCTTGTAAGGAGGATATGGTTGATCAATTGTAGCCACAAATCGTTCAATAAAGGCTTCATCAATAATGTTTGCCGCGCTGTAGCGGCCATCATCTGACCCCCGGCCCTTGGTGTTTGCAGTAGCAATCACATTGAACCCTTGGGCCGGGGTGACGACTTCACCAACCTTTTTGATTAGAATTGGCTTACCTTCAAGCACCCCCTGAAGACACATAATCTTATTGCTGCCACGATCAAGCTCATCAATGAGCAAGATACAACCTCGCTCCATGGCTTTTACCACAGGACCTTTTTGGAATACAGTCTCGCCATTTATCAAGCGAAAACCACCAATTAGATCATCTTCATCAGTCTCAGGGGAGATTTGTACTCGAATATACTCGCGTTTGAGTTTGGCGCAAGCTTGTTCAACCATCATAGTTTTGCCATTGCCTGACATACCAGAGATATAGAGCGGAAAAAACATTCGTGATTCAATAATTTTTTGAATGGTTTTATATTCACCCCATTTAACAAAGGTATGGTCATTTTCAGGGATAAAGATTTCATCATTCGAGACCGAAGCCACTGCACAAGCAAGTTTCATTGCATGCTGAGGAACTTGCTGCACTGAGACTGGTGCGGTTGGAATGCTTGACTCTGTATCGAGCAGTCCAGAGATGTCAAATTTACCACGACCAACTTTTCGCGCACGCTTGATAAAGACTTCATCAATTTCCCTAAACTTTAGGGAATGGGTCCGGCCAGCGTCAAAAATTGTCTTGCTAGAGACAGATTTTGGATCATTGTTAGCAAACAATTCTTTGAGGACAGATGCTTTTTGTTCGTTTGTCATATTTTTGTATGTTGTGGTTGCTTTTGCTTACAGGATGATTATACACTAAAATTCACGATTTGTACATAAGAAAATGATAAAAAACTCACTTTTTTCACTTTTATGCAATAAACTCAGCAAATTTATTCAAAAACACTCTAGAAACACGTTTTTCAGTATTGAATTTAGCAAAATCCTTGGCAATCTTATTTTGTGACGAGTTGTCAGTCACGTCCTTTGAGAAGCCTTCACTCACAAACTCTTCACCATCTTCGGTAATATCGAGTCCATTTTTAGAGTCAAAGACGAAATATGCATCATAGCCAAATCCATTTTGAATAGCAAGACACTTTTCTTTCCTAGCAATCTTTTGTAGTGCATTAAACTCGATCACAGCATCTGACCATGAAAGATCACGTTTGCGGCTACGAAGAGCAGTGATGCAGTTATTTTTATAGTCTGACTTGTAGTTTGCTACAAAGAAACCAATTACTGTGGTATCACATGTCCTCTTGAGGCTCATGATGAGATCGCGGTAGAGGCTTCGGATAGAGTGATTAGTAGACATCTCGATATTCTTACCATAGAGTGGCAACACTTTGGTCGCGTTCCAGGGACGAGGGTTTGTGTGTTCATACTCTTCACCTACGTTATTTTTACGATAGCGCGGAGGGCATGAATCGCCGTCAGTTAAAAAGATTGTGTTCATCTTTTGAACCTTGTAGTTGTCACGAAAGCGGCGAACAATCTCATGAGCAATAATAATAGTTTCATTGAGAGGTGTACCATTCATAACTTCATATTTGCTGTTGAATGCAAGTTCGCCACGACCATAAGAATCACGATAGATAGTCTGAGCTTTGAGTTCGCGACACGCAGTTTCAAACTCAGAGCGAGCCATGCGTGAGTGCAATAGTTGAAATATGATGGTATCAGAAAAGTCAAGATTGTAGCCAGGCAATGGACACTGTGATTCACTAGGATTGTGATAGCGACTTGTGAATCCATAGACTTCAAAGGGGATGCCGACCGCTTTACAAAATGTCACAAGTTGAAGAGCCTGAACGATCACTCGACCTATTGTATCACGCATCGAACCAGAATAGTCGATAAAAAATACCATGCCGTGGTTTTTAGCGTCTGCGAGTCGTGTGACACTCTTAAAGATCTGATCTTCAAAGCGATAGGAATGCAAGCGATTAACGTCTAGCGCTCCAGTAGTAGACCGAGTTGCCCGGCTATATTGGTATGCTGCCTTGCGACGTTCAAACTCTTTGACGAGAATCGCAACATGTTTTTTAGTAGATGCAGCAAACTCTGTCCAGTCTTGAACAACTTGTTCATTTGTCATAATGGCCGAGTAGCGATATTCATCATGACGACGAGCAGCCATAATCTCTTTTACTGGAATGATAGCTGACATCATGTCCTGGACATAAGGCTTGTTGCACATTATATGAGTTGTTTCACGAACCTGCATGTCTTGCAGATTTTTTTCAACCTCACGCATGGTTTTAGATTGTAGTTCTTGAACAACTGATGAATGACCTCCCTCATTTCCAGAGCCTTGTGAATCAGAAGAGTTGTCGTTATCAAGCGGCTTTGAACTCGACATTGGATTTTGGCCCTCTTGATCAGTTTGTTGAGAAGACTGTTCGTCACCATTATCTGAAGATTCATTTGAAGATTCGTCTGAAGATGTGTCGCTGTCTCGTTCATTGCCTCGCGAATCTGAATTTGAAGAATCTTGACCTTGTGTAGGATCAATCTCGGTGTCATCATCAGTTTTAAAATCTTCAGAGTCTTGGGATTCATGAGACTGCTGTGTCTGTGGTTTTTCTCCTTTGACCATTTCAGCAATGTCTGCACAAATTTGCAAAACTTCATCGTAAGTATTTGCAGAGAGGCATCGTTTGTAAATATCTGTCTCTTTTTCGTTGAGAGGCACATCTACTAGTTGGCCGATTTTGGCACGCAAATTGAGGCGATCAGCAAATCCAAGAGTTGATAAGTCAACACCAGAGATTTTAAAAAAGTCTTTTTCGATAAAGTGACGATAACCATTTTTAAAAGAGAGAACAAGACCTGGATATGTGTCTCTCACAAGTCGTTCAATACGAACATCTTCAACAATGTTTCCAATATCAAATGGCAGAGTAGGAAACTTCTCTTTGAAACGAGTCACTGCATCTGATGGAGTATATAGAGCATGTCCAACTTCATGACCAATAAGTAAGTCAGACACATTCTTATTGTCTGTATTCCAAGTTGGAAGACCAAGCACACGATTCTTGACATCAAAAAATGCTGTCTTATAGTTGCCAATTGCAACTTGAATGTTCTCTTTAGCCAAGAGTTTGGCTAGGACTGTTTGACTCTCACGATTTGCTACTGCAACCATTGTGAGACTATTCTAGCATAAAAATCGGCACTTGTAAATAAAAAAGTGAAAATTTATGAAAAAAGTGCGGAAGTTAAGCTACCAAAGACTTCGGGGGCCTTCAATTAGGCCATTTCCTTGATTTTTGTGAAGTTTTTAACCTTTTGGAACTCGATTTTTTGCTCAAATTTGCCTTCTAATAGATCTTGCTTATGACTAATCACGAATATGCGAGTGTCTGCATCTAATGTACCCATAATTTTAAGTAGGTTGTCAATACCATCAGAATCAAGACTTGCGTCAAATACTTCGTCGAGAATGAGTAGATTTGTATTGCTACTATTTTTCATCTTTGCGACTTGTCTCCATGCAAAGAGCAGACTCAAATCTATTCGTTGTTTTTCTCCTTCACTAAATGAACTATATGAAAAGTCATCGCGATGACGTGAGCGTATCGTCTCTGTAAAATTTTCATCAAGGTTAAATGAAACAAAAAAGTCAAGAGTTTGCAGATAATGATTGATAAGCTTGTTCATGACAGGAAGATATTGACGAATAATTTTTGTTTTTATTCCAGTGTCCTTTAAGAGTTCAGCAATAACTTCATTGTACATTCTCTCTTCGAGTTGAGTAGACTTGAGTTCTTGGAGTGTGTCTCTTTCAGAATAGAGAGAATCTAATACATGTTGAGCATCAGCTGTCTCGGACGTCTCATGATGTGTGTTCATAAGTGTGGTCAGGTCAGAGATACGTTTTTCAAATCCAGCGATTAAATTTTGATTGCTATGTATCTTATTGTGTAATTTATTCAAACGCGCTAACTCAAGTGTTGCTTCTTGAACAGCATCACCAGTTTGCGTCAATGATTCCTTGAGCTTCTCATAGCCAGAATTTAATTCTTGCGCGCTATGCCTGCATTGAGAGATTTTATTTTCACGAATGTCATCACTAATGCTTTGATTGCATGTTGGACATTCAGTATGATTTTCATAAAACTGCGAGTCAGACACTATCTTTTTGATGTTATCTTTAATTTGTCTCTCGTATGACAGCAACGAAGCTTTTGTTTTTTCATGTCGTTGCAACTGACTCTGTGTCTTGCCATAGGCATCGCTATACTCTGCGCCTAGCGTCAAATTTTCTGCATTCATAGCAGACACATTGGCTTTAAGACCATCTATCTCATCAAGATATTTTGCAGCATTGCTCTCATTTAGTTGTTGCAAATGCAGCATATGTTTCTTTTGCAACTCTATCTTTTCCTTTGTAGTAAATAGTTGGTTTTCTGTGTCCTTTAAATTATCCTTAAGCTTTGCAGTGTTCTCCTTTAACACTGCGTTCATTTTACTAAACACCCCAATATCAAGTAGGTCTTCAATAACCTCACGACGGTGATGACTGCTAAGTTGCATAAATGGAATAAAGTTGCTGCTACCAAGCACAACAACCTGGTGAAAACTCTTGTGATTCAACTTTAAGATATTTGTCTCAAGTAACTTTTGATAGTCACGCGAATGTGACTCTTGATTTATGAGTATTCCGTTTTGCCAAATTTCAAAAATGTTTGGCTTTAGACCACGAATAATCTTATATTGTGATGGCCCTAATTTAAACTCAACAGTCACAAGACAATTTTTGCCATTGATGCTATTGATAAGTTGTGGCTTGTTGATGTTACGATGAGGTTTACCAAAAAGTACAAATGACAGTGCATCAAGCATGAGTGACTTGCCTGAACCATTGTGCCCAACAATAAGCGTTGAACGAGTGCTGTTTAGGTTCATCGTAATTTCATTGTCGCCAACGCTTAAAAAATTACGATAACTCAAAGATGTAAAGATAATCATATGCCGTCAATTAATTGAGATTCAAGATAGAGTTCTTGTAGTTTAGATTTTATGCGGGTCTTATCAAGGTCTGTTTCAATAGCATCAACATAACTGTTTAATAAAGAAGAGGTGTCAGATATTTCAATAGATTCATCATCGATACTATCAGCAGAATATTCTACAAATGACTCAACTATTTTTAAGTCAAATGGTTCTGCAGTGTTTATTGAGTCAATATACTTATCAAAAGCATATGGATCTTTTTTAGATGTGACAACTACCTTTATATATGTTCCAGAGACTTCACTTGGTTCAACTAGGGTGACAGGACCAAGGGTGTCGTCATAGGTCAATCTTTTAAAGAGTGAAAGCGGGTTGCGAATCTCTGAAAGTTCACGGGTGTTTGTGTCTAATATATGAAAATATTTGGGGTCATTGCAGTCTGCCCAAGTAATCTCATATGGCACACCAAGATAATGAATGTTGCCACGGCTGCTCTTTGTGTGATAGTGACCAGAGAGAACCATTTCATACCGAGAGAACAAATCTGCTGACATGCCATGACTGACTGCTGGAGCGCCCTTCATCATCTCAAATCCAGCAAGTTCCAAGTGAGCTCCAATTATTGGTGCGTGCGCTTTTTCAATAAAGGCACATGACTCTGCATAATTTTCAGGCGTAATCCATGGCAGCAACGCAACTGAGAGGCCATCATAGTCTCGCACCGTAGGGGACATAATCACATTTACATTCTTACTATGATATTGCAATAACTCAGTAAGGCTACAAAGTGAATTTGTATTTCTAAAAAATGTGTCATGATTGCCAGGAATAATATCCATGGTCATGCCATACTCTTCAAGTTTGTCAAGAAACATGGCTCGGTTACGTGCCAATACTTTGTAGTTAAGATATTTACGATGATCAAAGTAATCACCGAGATGAAGTATCTGAGTTATGCCCTGAGCCTGACAGGCCGGAAAAAAGACCTCAGAATAGAACCGCTCAGTGTAATCTATAAAGACGTCGCTACCATTTTTAACACCGGTATGGGTATCAGTAAGTATTGCTATTTTCATGAGATAAAACTGTCAAGAGCACCAATCTTCTGTGATTCTTCTTTGACTTTTTTCTGTGCGCGTGGCTTTTCACTTGTCTCAGCAACTTCGTTACTTTCTTTGTAAAAAGCGTCATTACGCTGGCGCATCTTTTCAACAAGTGATTCACCATAGTCTGAATCGTCTTCAAACTCAGCAAAGTTTCCAATGCCACCTTTTTCGATTAGTAGTTGCTTGATATCAGCCTGCTTCTTTTCTTTTGCAATACGACGTAAAAACGCATACCATGAAATTTGTGTAAAATATGAAAATGCATTTGGATTGCCAGTGCGCGTTGGCTTATTGATGTCATAATTCATAATGGCCTTGATACAATTTTCTACTGCATCCATAACCATGTCTTCACGATAACTATAATTCATAAAGTTTGGGCTGCGTGACAGTCCGTTTGCAATCTTCATAAAGCATTCACCAATATAGTTGGTAATTTGTCGAGGTTCTCGACCACTTGCTTTATCCTCTGTAACTGCACTTACATACTCAACAACAGCAGTAGAGAAATCTTTATTGTTGACATAGTCATCACCGCGTGATTTTCGTTTTGTCTTTTCAGTTTTCATAGCTTCATTATATACTATATTTTGCAAATGTAAATACTTTTTTACATCTATGTGAATTTTGTTATTTACATAGATTATAAAAGAGTGTATAATAATCTATGATTGTTTGATAGTCATCATACATTCTTCCAACGATCTAAGAAAATATTCCATAATTCTTCGTCAGACTGTGATTCTTCTGGTGGATCAATTTCAGGAATGGGATAATTTAAATCTTCTGATTCATCCAATTCATTCTCATCTGTTTCTTTAGAAGAATTGGACATCAAGTGAAGTAGTCTCTGATATATAAGTGCTTCTGTATATTTACGTTTAACCTCATCAGATGTATCAGATTCTGTTTCAATACTACGATCATAGACAATACAATTTTCACTGTCATTCCCAGCTACAAGTGGTAGCATTACTTGGGTATAGACTCCAGACTTTACAAGTGCTTTTCTTATTTCTAGTGGATAATTTAACTGTATGCCATCTTCATAGGCATGCACAACTTCTCCTATAAGAACTTTACCACTCGACAATGTAAAGACCCGTATGTCAAGATCTTTTACTTTTGAATATAAGCCATCAATCATTGCAGTGGTATTTCATATAGTTTATAGTTAAACCCTTCCTTTGCATACATTTTGGTACGCTCTATTGCGTGTTGCAGTGTGTAATTCTTTTTCTTTTTCCATGAGAAGTTGTCTGATATGTCATAGACTGTTGTTGGTCGACCATCATCAGATTTTCGTAGTCCTCGACCAATGCTTTGCAATACACGTATTTGACTCTTTGTTGGCGCAGCAAATATAATCTGGTGCAGATTTTTGATATTGATTCCTGTACTAAACGTACCAACACTCGCCACAATAATTGCATTGTTTTGTGTTTCAGTTAATTCACGTATGTGTTCTCTGTTTGTTGCGTCTACTTCTCCAGACACATAGAATATATGTCTATCAGAATCACCATTAATACTACTTATAAGTTCAAAAAGAGGTTTGCCATGTTTCTGAACGAGATTAAAGAGTATGAGTGTATTGCCCTTTTGGTCAAGAGCAAGGTTTGCTATAAAAGAGTTTCGACCAACATGAGTCACAATTGCATCTATCTCAGTTTGATAGTCGGCTTTAGAGATTACCTTTTTAAGTTCATCACTGTGGTTGCATACAATACATTTAATTTTTAATGCAGCAAGAGTATCGTTATCAATAAGCTCTTTTGTTGTAATTACTCGATGAGTTGGACCAAAATTGCCAACAAGTACTCGTTCATTGCAAAGACTGCCATCAAGGGTGCCAGTAGTGCCTATGCGATAACATGCATTAACACATGCAGACATAATCGTATTTAAACTTTTTGCTTTGAAGAGATGTGCTTCATCTCCTATGACCATGCCATAGCTTTTAAACCAGGATTTTTGTAATGTAATTGCGCTCTGCCATGTAGTAATAATAACAGGCGATGGAGTTTCAATGATATCAATTTTAGATATTTTCATATTTTTTTCTGCCTAACACCCATTCATTATTATCTATAATAGGAAACATCAACTTTGAAATTCGTAATTCATCATTATGATACCATTTCATTCCTGTAGTAGTAGAATGTTTGGCTTTACGTTCTTCAGCGCTTAATAAGGAATTATTTTTTATTTTAGTTTTCGACATTTTGCGAACACGATCTGAATTTTCCTTTGTTTGACCAGTTCGTTCTAAACTAAACTTTTTTCTAACTTCATCAGACCATTCATGTCCAAATTTCTGTTTCCGCTCTTCTTTTGTCATCTTAGCAATAGTTTCATTGAATTTATTTCGCGAATCTCGTAGCCATTGTGAATTCTCAGCAGTATATTGTGATTTTTTTATATTAGCGATTCTAATATAATCATGAGTTTCTTTAGTTCTCCCACTTAAAGCCTTACTAATTTTCTGTTTGGTATTATCATCAAATAATGGATTATTTTTCTGCATATGATCTATCCAAATCAATTTATAATCAAGATATTGTCTTGAAGATTTAGATTTATTTCTGCGATTTAGAAAGAACATCGCTCTAACCATTTTTAACCTATTTTCTCCAAAAAACATCTTTGTTAAAAGTAAATGACAAATAAAATGTTCCCGAATCGTAAGAACTACTTTGTTATCATTTTTATTTTTCCAATCACGATTAAACGAAACTGGAAATATATGGTGGTTTTCAATAGGATTATCTAATATATTCCTAGATATAGCGCGATTGATTAAGGCATTATACCATTTTGTATATTTATTGCTTATCGCAAGATTATTAAGTTCATTTAAAAAGTAATTCATACCTACAAAGGTTGTTATAGGTATATTTATACTATGTCATCTTTTAAAGTTAAATCACCAGCTTTAATTTTACCTCTATTACTAGTATTTACTATATCATTTGGAAAATACGACTGTATTGATCCATCTTCCATAGTCAATTTAATTTTATTTTTTTGGGGATTTTTATCATATCCGCTCATTATCATAGATACACTATCTTCAACATTAAATGTATCATCAGATTTAGAATACTCTTCAAAATCTTTTGTCATTTGGTGAACGAGTGATGTTGTAGGCACTACAATCAATATCTTTTGATCATAATGTTCTAAAAACCAACGAACACATAAGTAGATAATTAAACTTTTTCCAGAACCCGTAGGAGATATTACGAGACTGCGTCCTTCAGTGCATGCATGCACGTATGCTTCAAGTTGATAGTCTCGTGGTGTTATCTGCGTTCCACCACTCGTTATATGTAAACTATTTGCATAATCTAACAGCGATTGTGATGTTGGTACATCTCGTTCAGTTATGCTAGGATGCAATTCATAACTATAGCCATGAGAGTCAGCAAACTTTAACACTTCAAACAACAGACCATATGGTAGTGTTGATGTTTTAGTATTATATAATCTAATGCGTCCATCCCATAATTTATTTCTATACGATGGAACAAACTTATATCCTTCAGCAAAAAAAGTAAAATGTTCTGAAAGCTCCATAAGAATTCCAGAATCATTAGAGACTATTCTCAATGAAGTTTCGTCAATCTTATGTATCTTTAGATGAGACATTATCTTTATATTTGCAGTTATCAAAATGCCATCGTTTCATAGTATTTATTCCTCCATTTTTATTACAATGTGGACATATGATAATATTAGATTTTTTTCCAGTTAATGCTTTACTTATTTTTTCTCTAGTTTCTGGAGAATTAGTTAATCCTATTCTAGTTCCAATTTTACCAATATTAGCTAATCTAAGTTTTTCTTTAGTTTCTTCAGAGTGAACTTTTAATTTGAGTTTTAATGACCTTTCATTCCATATATGAGCTTTAATACTTTCAATATCTGAAAAATTACTAATATCATTATTTCTTATAAATGTTATAACTGAAAAACTAATATTTAATTGTTTCATTGCGGATGTTATTGAATCATACGTTTCTCCAAGTATAGTTATTTGTTTTGATTTTTTAGATTTTCTACCAGACATTTTTATAGAATGCGCAAAGGCAGATGCTTTTTGTTTAGGTGATCGCAAATCTCCCTTTAAAGTTACTAGTGTATTAGACATAATTTCACTAGTAATAATTGGGGGTGCAGGTCTATCTGTTTTATTTAAAAAATCTAAACGATTAACTGCATTTAATCTTTTTAATACTTTAGATTCCCATTTACATGCTGCATCTTTATTTTTAAATGTTTTACGTATTTGAATAATATCAGGATTGCCATAGATATCAATATATGATTTTACGACTGATGATGAAGTAAAATATGTGACAAATAAATCAGATGGATGACAATTGAAGGAATATCTAACTCCATAATAATATTTGTTTAAATTTTTCCAACCAATTAAATACGTATATGGTATATTCATATTAGTATTTATAATAATACATTTTTAATGTACTGGTATCGCCATTAAGCTCCTGATACAAATCGTCTATGATCTATAATATTTTTAATTGTGGTATGTCTCCACTTTATATTGTCCATAATATCTTTAAGAGCTTCAACAATTGTAGATTGATATTCTATTTGTCCTTGAAGTTTCATAATATCAGAGTCAGTAGAGTAAAACAATTCCATGTCACTTTTAAGCGGTTTCGTCATACCAGAAAATGGATCATACTGCCATCCTTTGGCATCCATTTCGTTTTTAGTCATCTTACCATTATAGTAGAGCCATTTGTCTTTGCGCAAATGAGCCATAGAGAGTTCTTTCTTTTTGAGATTTAACTTTGCGATGCTATAGAGTTCTAGATATTTTGAATGTAGACTAGCACTTTTGACGCTCGTTTCATCTAAATTAATCTCATCAATAACGCTGTCAGTTTCCCATAATTTAAGTATATCTTCAAGTTGCATCATAATATATTATATATCATTATAAAAATTCAAAATAATCATAACGAAAAGTAACATCTACATAGGCATATTCTGATTCGGTTTGTTGTACATTAAACTCTAGCCCTCCTATATTTGTAGGAAATGCATTTGCAAAACGTACACTGCGAGATATATTGTTATGATTTGTTAAAAAGTGTAACGTCATGTCATGGTTAATTAGTGTGTTGGATGATGTATTAGCATAGATCCAATTAAAAATCTCTCGATATGATTCTAAACTTTCATCTATTGCAATGCGCACGGTTAATGGATCATATGCTAATTTATCGCCTGGAACAAACCCTTGTAAGTTTCGAAATCCAGTTGTAACCTCTGGCAATGACACAGCAGGAAAACTTGCACTTACAGCAAAATATTGAGTGTGCTTAAAGTCTTCAGCATGTATGTATAGTTTGAACCCAGTTAATGCTAATAAATTTGAATCTATCATACTATTATTTATGCAAAAAAGAGGCTACCCGAAAGGGTAGCCTCTAATTTTAAGGTTATTACCTATTGCAACAAATTATGCTGCGTTAGTGTAAGTAGAACCACCAATACCAGTTACTGTGAACTTACGGAAGTATGGGTTAGCTGCGTTAGCACCTGTACCGCCGTTAGCTGTTGGGTTACCAGCAAATGGGTTAGCAACGAGACCATAACGTGTCTTGAAGCCAATCTTTGGTTGGAATGTGTCTGGATCAACTGCACGAACCATTGTGAGTGGAACGTATGGGCAATAGAACATACCAGCGTCGTATGCGTTTGTACCGCGATAACCAACAGTTACATAATCTTCGGATGCGAATGGGTCGATGAACACCTTGAGACGGCCATTTACCATACCAGCAAATACATTGCCAGTGTCGTCAACATTGAGGTTGGTTGCAAGAGCTGGAGCATAGTCAAGCACACCAGCTGCAGCAAGAGCACTTGCAACATTGCTGCTGCAAAGTACAAAGTTTGCCTTACCACGACGTGTTGCCTTAGCAACTGCGTTAGCTTCAACTTCAATTTGGAAGAGAAGTGACTTGAACTTTTCAACAGCCCAACGACCGTCAGCATCTTGGTCAAGATCGAAAGTACCATTGATGCCAGCAACTTGTGCTTTTGTATTAACAGTGTCGATAACTTCACGGTTGATTTCTGCAAGAATCTCAGTGCTGAGGATGTTTGCAAGTTCTGCTTCTGCATCGAGGCCATGAACAGCCTTAAGGTCTTGAGCAAGTTCCATTGAATATTCAGCCTTAAGAGCGCGTGTCTTAGCAGTAACGGTTGTCTTGTCAACAGTGAATCCCATTTGACCAAAGCCAGTGCCAGTTGCACCAGTAGTACGACCAATTTGAACTGTGCCTACGGATGGATCTGGATCAACATAGTTACCATCTACACCATTGCCAGTGAGAGCTTCACCTTGTGCAGTAGTAACTGGTTGACCACTGAATGCGGTGTCTGGCTTGTTGAAGAGAGCTTCAGCAGTATTTGCACCGGCTGCATTTTGATATTGACTGCGCATAGCGAAGATCAAGCCAGTTGGCATGGTCATTGGCTGAACACCAGCAATATCATAAGCAACGATGTTTGGCATCGCACGACGAACAAGGCTGATAAGAACTGGATCCCAGGTCTTAACTGCGCCGGTGCCGTCACCGATTGAGTTGCCTTCAGCAAGATATGCAGATTGTGCATTTTCTTCTCTGAGTGCTTTTTCTTGGTTTTCGAGAAGAACTGCAGTAATTGACTTACGATAGTTGTCCTTGAACTTAGGGGCGTCTTGAGCCTCAAGAATTGGGGCCCACTTTTTTTCTAGTGTTTCTGAATTAAACATAATAGTATTTTTTCTTTATTGTTTGTTGTTGTTGTTGTTTGGGGTTGGAACCTTTATCAACGTACTGGAATAGTGGCTTCATTTGCCTTGTTCAGACGTGATAATGCGGTCAAGTATTTTTGCATTGCAGGCGAAACTGTTTCTTCTGCAATTGTTTCATTTTCTATAACTGTTTCGGTTGTTATATAGGAAGATTCATTGGCATTTTCTTCAACCAATGTTTCTGTTTCTTCGACTGCAGCGCCATTAAGGTAAAATTCCTTGATGGTAGCTACCTTCTTGCGAAATGATGTTTCTGATGTGCATTCGATATCTTCAAGTAATGACTTGAGTTTTTCAACTTGGGTGTCAGCAAGATCTGTTGTAGACTCAGAGATTACCTTTTCACGAGTAAGGCTATTAACCTTTTCGTTGAGGGCAAGCACTGTGTTTTCCAATTCTGAAGACTCAGTTTGAAGTTGAGCGATTGAAGTTTCCATCTCAGCGACCAAATCCTGCTTGGACTCAGGCACTTCAATATAGTTTTCAACAAATACTGTCTTGAGTGATTGAATGAAGTTTTCAGCAATTTGTGTACGGAGTCCGCCTTCGATTGCAACCTTGTTATCTTCTACCCAGCTTTCAACTGCATAGGTAAGATAGTTGTCAATCTTTTCAACGAGTTCTTCTTTGATTGTTTCTACTTCTTCAATAAGAGCGACTGCATAGCTTTCTTTAAGAGTTTCTTCAGTTTCTTTGAGTTTGCTCTTAACAGCAGCTTCAAAAATTGTAGTAGCTTTTTCTTTAAACTCTTCAGTCAATCCTGTTTCACTTTCAACGAGACGAGTAATGTCAGATGTATCAATTGAGATTGTGTTTTCTTCGATAACTTCTTCAGTTTCTTCTTTCATGTCCTTTTTCTTGATTTCTGGATGATATTTTTCAGCTTCAGCTGCATTGTCGTAATGTGCAATAACTGCACTACGAACTTTGTTAAACGGACCAGATAAAGTAATTGCGCCTGCAGGATTTGCAGCTTTAACACCTTCTTTTGCTCTGGCTTTAACATAGTCTGCAAAATCATCAGGATCGACATCATCTAATGGATCAACTTTAATTCGAACGGTTAAGTTCTTTTGAGTTTCTTCTGCTTCTTTCATCTCAACTTCTTTTTCGTCTTCCATTTCTTCTTCGCCAAGCCCACTGGTGATCATACCAATTGCTGAACCATAATCGCCGTCAGCCTTTTTAAGGATGCCTTCGATTGCGGCCATTGCCTTGGCTTCATCATAGTTGTCTCCGTGAGCAGCCTTAAGAATACCCTTAGCGTATGCAGTAAACTCTTCATCAGAGCTTACTTCAGCTTCTTCAGATACCTTTTTAGCTTCAGTCATTTCTTCTTCGTCATCTTCACACTCTTCTTCATCCTCTTTTTCGTCTTCATCAGACTCTTCTTCATCTTCCATGTCTTCTCCCTCTTTCTTACACTTGCCTTCTGCAATCTCAGTTTGTTCCTGATCAAGCTCTAAGGTTTCGTCAAGAGAAAGTAATGTTTCTTCGTTGATGTCTTCAATGACGACATCTTCTGTGTTTTCAATTTGTGTATTTTCCATATATTACTTTTTTCTATTGTTTAGAGTTTGGAGAGGAAATCAGTCCAGATTTTTGTTTGTGCTTCGGCAAGATTTGCAGAAGAGGCCTTTTTGATTTCTGTCTCATACTTTTCAAGCTGTTGCGCCTTTAACAAGCCATTGTCCCAGATCCATTCTACAGATTCCATTATTCCATTTACAAAAGCAGATGGAGCACTTGGGTCTTGAACAATATCAACTGTTGACAACACAAAGTCGTCATTGACAAATGTTTGGCCGTTTTTACTCGCAACGGTTCCCATACCACGACTAGAGACGCCTAGTTGACAACCACCTTCTAAAAGTCCTTTCACAATTTTACCCATCGGTGTGTCAAGTATAAGCGCCTTTCCAACAACATCATTGCCGTTCCATTGCAGTTCGGTAATGCGATGTGAAACTTTATCAAGGTTAATAGTAGGACCTTCTGGGTGATTAAGTTCACCTACAGCTCGTCCTTTATTAACATATTCCGAGACGTATTTACGTACGGCTTTTTCTAAAACTGTTTTCGGATATATGCGGCGATTACGATTCACCTGCTCAGCTTGCATAAAAATACCGTCAATGATGAATTTCTTTTCACCATTGTCAGCAGCTTCTGAGATATATCTTAAATCTTCTGAATGTTCAATGATTAACTTCATTAGACTGTTGTGTATTTATTTATAAAAATTAACGTTTATACTTCACTTTGTGGCTGTGAAGCGTTATAGATATTTGCTGATAGTTCAACCTTTTTGATATCTAATACTGTACGAACTTTATCATGTATCATGCCAGAGAATAATGAATCTGAGGTCTCTTTTTGACCATTCATTAAGCTGTCAATAAATTCTTTTGTTTTTTCCATACTTTAACTATTTATATATTTTCACATTTCAACTTCGCCAAACTGATCGTCTGACGCTTCACCTTCAGGCGGCGTTTCAGCATCTGTTGGCTCTTCTTCAGGTTTTTCTTCAGAGATCTCGGTGTTCATGCGCTCAATATCAGCTTCAGACTGGTTAAGTACATTGCTGCGCACCCACTTGTCACTATAGTATTTGCCAATATGAGAGCTTATGGTATCAAGCATGTTTATACGTTCCCGCATAATCTCAAAGTCTTTTAATTCCGAAAAATAGTTGTCTTCAATATAGTCAACCGAAATGCCTTCGCGTATGGTTTCCCAGTCGTCTGCTGTACACACTCCTTTTAATAACAACTGCACTCGCAGTGCTTCAATAAAGAGCATTGAAAACTTTTTACGTAACCGGTTGATGAACTTTTGAAACTTGACCTCTTCACGTGATATCTCGCTTGCGCGACCAATATTAAATCCAGTTTCACTTTCAAGTCGATTAACTGGCACATTTAATGAACGATATAGTTTCTTTTGAAAGAAAATTACGTCTTCAATCTGGCTGAGATTGTCTCCGCCCGGGAGTGTAGTAATTTCTGTACCACGACCACCTTCACGACGAGGCAACCAAAAATCTTCAAGCATACTCATACTCTTGCGATCATCACGAATCTCGCCAGTATTTGCATCATAAACAAGTTTGTTACGATACTTTGCCATAATGCCTTGAACATACTCTTCAGCCTTACCCTTTGGCAAGTTACCAATATCGATATAGAAGATACGACGTTCTGGTGCACGAGATATACGATAGATTACGAGGGCATCTTCCATCATACGCAACTGGTTTACCAATTTTACACTCTTGTGTAAATAAGAAACTGCAAACTTATTGCTTTCGTCAAGCAATCCAGACGGCGCATAAACTATGCTGTTTGGATCAATCTTAAAACCACTGTTGCTATTAAAGTCATCTGAATACAAGAAGTATTCTGCCGTGACATCTGAAGTTTTTACTCCAGTATTCTTATCTATCTTATTTGTTATTTCTTTAACCTTTTTGATCTTTAGCGGATCAATTGCTCTCAACTCCTTTATGCCTTCTTTTGGCTTTTTTGGGTCAATCATCATGTGGTAATATAACTTACCGTCAATATACCACTTTCTAAAAATATCCTGACCGTTATAATTAAACGACAACAACTTTGTTATTGTGTCAAACTCTTCAAGTATTTTTTTCTTTATACTTTCTGGTTGCTCTAGTTTATCAAGTACTAGATTGATTGGAGCGCCGTCAGAGTCAGAAACAATAGATGCATTTATAATGTCAGATATTGCGGAGTCGCACTCTGGTTGAGTAGCTGCTGCACGACATTTTAAGATTAAATCTTTTTCGTTTGTCAGCGCAGTGCCATCAATGTCAAGTACCTGTCCATAATAACCGGCAGTAGCCGATGACGTTATAACAGAAGTACCATCGTTTTCAATTGGAGCTGAAAACGATGGTACTGTATTAAGTTCTGAGGTATCTTTTTTATTGATTACCTTTGATATTTCATAGCCAAATAGCTTCATAATATATATTTATAGTGCAAAAACTAATTACCCAATAGTACTATCAGAAGTCCAATACTGATAGTTTAATTCAACTGTAAATTCTTCTACAGTATCATTAGTTTCGTAATTAAGCTCAATTGCACCTATATTTGTTGGAAATGCGCCCACGAATGTATATTTTTTCGTAGGGTTTGCATTTTCACGCGTTAATTGTTTGATGTGTAGGTCTTTATAGTAAGCAAGTGGAGCAGCAGTGTATGCACTTGTGTTTGAAGCATGACGATTAATCAGATTCATCCAGTTTTCAAACGCATTGCGAATTTCCATTTTATTGTCATTAATTACCGTGATTGTCCATGGTTCAAATGTACGATCTCCAGCAACTTTTAATTTGCGTCCACGATATGGTACTTCAATAGGAGCAATGACGCTACTTGGAAGTTGTGCAGCCTTAACTAAGAAACGTGACTTTAATGATGCCGTAGCACCACTGGCAACATTGCTTGGAAAATAAATTTCTGCTTCAAATAGATTTGGACGAGCTCCACCTAAAAATTGATTTTTAAATTGTGATAAATTACTCATTGTATTTTTCTATATATTTAGTATTTATACGTTTTATTATGCTCCAATTTCAGTGAATGATATACCAGTGCGTGTTGCAATAAAATTAAGTGAAATATAATTAATTGAACGAGCAGGTTTGATATAGATGTCAGCCACGAAACGATTGGTATCAATTACTTGTGGTGTATTATTTGTTTCATTACATACAACCTTATAGTCAGTAATACCACGACGTCCTTGAACGTCTCGTAAGTATGGATCAATCGTATTAATAAATGCATTACGAGTAAATTCATCGTTTAATTCAAACAACTGGAATTTAGCAGCTTGTGCACACACACGTTGTATTGTGATGAAAAGACGACGCACGTTTATACGATCAAATGCACTTGGACGCGTTTGGCCGGTTTTGTCTCCATAGAGAATAATCCCTTGGCCAGTAACGTTCACAATTGGATTGATGTTAGAGTTGTATAAATCATCACGATCAATACTTTTTGGATTGTATGCCAACTTAGTGACTCCACGCAATTGACCACGATTAAATCCTGCTGGTGAGAACCATGGATCAGAGATTTCATCAGTGTATGCACAGAGACCTGCCATATGACCGCATGCTGGAACCCACTCATAACGATCAGCATACTTATTGTACACATATACAGGAGTACTGTCAAATACTGTGTAACTTAAAACTGTATTACTTGTAGATGAAAATGAGTCCTTTGCAGTTTTAAGTGCAGTTAATTTTGCATCATCTGTTGATAGTGTGTATAAGTTAAGTGGAGCTGATAAAAATGCAATAGAATCTTTGCGATTCTCAACAACAGAAATTAATGCTGCATTAATTTCATTTGCATTATCACCAATAAATGCTTCAGCAAATATCAAATTAACATCAATATTATCAGTGTCTTCTAGTATGCTTAAAGAATTAACTACATTATCAATGTCTCTTGTTCCATTAGCACCACCAACAAAGGAATAAAATCCAATTCCAGACAAAGAATATGTATCAGTTGATAATGATGCGACGTCAAGTGGAGCTGTTACATAGATAAATTCTGAACCGAGGTTAATTACATCAGCCCAATAGTTATTAGAACCATTTGAATTGCGCGCATCTGGATGCAATGAAAGACCTTGCCAGGTTTCAAGTACTGTACCCTTTGTTCCGCTAATTAATCCTTTTTCATCATAAACTGCAATATGAATTTCGTCTGAAGCTAGTTGCGTTTCGGCAACTTCCTCTGCCCAAAGAGTAGTATCAGCTAAATTAGTGAAGAACTTTTTAGATTCTACTGAAGTAGTCCCTTGGTTGTCTTTATGAAAAATTTGTACACTTAATGAATTACCAAGTTCACCAGGGTAACGTGAGTACAATGGAGCTTGTAATTCATTTGTTGATAAATTATCAAATTGTGTTTTGTTTTTAATTAATGTGGCAAATTCAGATGTGCCTTCATAACCAACAACGGCAGCAGCATTTTTTGCTGTAGCGCTATCAACTGTACGAATTGCTCTCAATGAATTTCCATATTTAAGAAAACTTTCTGCAGTTAGGAATGACGCTGCATTGACATCATCACTTTTACTTGGTGTGCCAAAGAGTTTTCCTAATGCCGTTTCAGAACCAACATTAGTAACTTCGTCTGCTGGGCCCCAATTAAAGTGGCCGACATACGCTCCGACTGATGCTGATACTGGTTGTGTTACTGGTGTCAAGTCTGTTTCTGTGACTTGCACTCCTACGCTTTGTAAGGTTGCCATATATTTTTATCTTTCTTTCAGTGTTGTAATTATAAGTTTAAGTTGCATAATAAGAAAATTTCAATCTATCGATATTTATAAAAAGTCACTTTTACAGCGCATTCCACTCCTGAAGTGACGATATTTGACGTTCATAGTCAACCATGCTTGGAGTTTGTGATGTTTGCGGAGTATCAAATATACCAAACGGTGGCAGGTCTTCTTCCATTTCTCGTATTTTTTCACTATAGAGTAAAGATTTTAATTCAATGTTACTCAGTCCACCAAACGCATCTGTACTTACAAACCATGCAAATAGCACAAGATTCATAACCATATCGTCATGGGTGTTTCCACGAGCGGCATAGCTGTCTCCCTTTGGTTCAAAACTGCTGAGTTCAACTATTGTGTCGGCATCACAAAGTTGAAGTTTGCCACTTTCAAGTAGGTCTTTTAAGTTGCTACAACCAATACGTTTTACGCGTTTTGTCATAGTCACCCCAATGCCACTGCTCTTTACTGAGCTTTGCACAAAAGTATTGTCATATTCATAGTCATAATAGATTGCATTACAAACAACTTGTCCCGCATCGTTGTTTTCAACTATTACAAGTGCATCATTGTATGTTTTTGCAGCACGAACAATAAACTCTGGAAACATAAGCGGAGACACGAGATTGTCTCTATAGGTACAAACCTGTTTAAAAGCACCATCAACACCTGATATATCAAACACAGTAAATGTGCTATAGTCTTGGCCTCGTCCTTTACTGACGTCTGCAGTTATTATATAGTCATGGCCTTCGACTGGTTCAACGTAATAACGTATGCCATATTGCATTTGAAGTGGTTCATGCGACTGCAAACCAAGTAATGTGTCAGAGCCTATGAGAGTTTGACTACTGCCAATAAAGTTTACTTCAAACTCTTGAGCAAATTGAAGTTCACTGCTGTTTGCTATGGTCTGACGTTTCCATTCTTCATCGCGTCCAGGCACATCATTCCACTTAATTGTAAACGGCTTAAATTCATTTGCACTCTGTATTGCACCTTCCCATAGTTTATAGAACATATTGCCTATTCCATTAGGCGTGCTTGTAATTATAACCTTTGTGTCCTTACCAGAAGAAATAACAGGATATACGCCAGTGTAGAATTCACTAGCATTATCAACAAACGCAAATTCATCAAGAAACAAAAGTGATATACTCATACCACGAATACTTGAGCTTGAAGTTGCTGCACAAATAATTCGTGAGTTGTTTGAAAAGTCGATATTTCCTTTATTTAATGCTTTACACCCCGGTTGCAACCAAAATGGAAGATTTTCAAGCATTAGACATATGCGAGACAACATTTCACGCGCAGTTGCTCCCTTGTTAGCCAAGATCGCAATTGTTTTTTCGCTATGAAAAAGTGCATACCAAAGCAAATAACCACATGTTGAAATTGATTTGCCACTTTGGCGGCAAGCTAATATTATATTAAACCTATGTGAATTGTAATGTTGAAATATTTCCCTTTGATATCCATATAACTTAAATGGTACCAAGCCACGATCTAAATGAATAACTTTCAAATAGGTTTCACAAAAGTGTATAGGATCTTTACTGCACTTGATATATTCATCAATTTGCTCTTTTGTAAAGTTAATGTTAACACCATCACGCTTTACATTGGGATTTCCAAGATATCCGTTTTCTTTGGTCTTTTGATGATCAACAATCATATTGTTGTTTTAATTCAATTAATTTATTATATAAAAATATGGAATTGTAGTCATTAAACATCAATTGAATCATCTCTATCAGCATCACCACGCAATAACTTTTGTAGTTCTGTAGTGGTACCAACAAATATAGCATTATTTGTAGTACTTTGAGCAGCAGGTTGTCCACGATTATCTTCAACCTGTATAATTTTTTTACGCTCTTTTTGTAATCCTAGCAATTGTCCATTTATATCAGCTGCAGTTTTTATCATGCCAGCAAGCACTTCAAATGCGCGAGGATGCTCAGCATCACTCGCAAGAGCATGCATTGTGCTTATAGCCTCATCACTTGTATCAATAAGTTTTTTAATACGCTCTCGTGCAAATTTATAATCTTCTTCGGCGTGCAATACAATTTCATCATGTGATGGCCCAACTGGAGATCCAGTTGAGACTGCAATTTCATGTTTTACCGGTAAGACGTTTTTTTCAAGAGATGCCAGTATGGTATCTTTGTCTTTTTTCATAATTATGGGTCCTCATCAAATCCGTAGGTTGTAACTACTGTATAGTTTTCTGGAGTGTCAGTCTCTGGATTGCCTAGTTCAACACGCACACCATCAACTGGTAATGCGTCTGGTGTTATAGGCGTGTCATAGAGGTCAACGTCAACAACTTTAATAATTTTCGCTGGGCCAGACTGTATGCCCATAAACTTAAACTTGATATCAAAATCAAGGGTATAAATGATTGTACGACGACTGTTTCCAAAGTCACCTTCATAGTCGTCCTGTAAATTTGTAGCTGTTAGCAGTATAGGCACATCTGTAACTGAACCAGGTCCTTCAAGATCTTTTACTGCTACAGTATAGTCAGGCGTAAAGTAAGGAACGATCTGTTCAAACACTTGGAGTGCATCATCTTGATGATGAGCAAGTATACTTAATTGAATGCTAACTTTATATGGAATACTTTGATATATTTTTGTTTTGCTATCAGAGTCTCCCTCAACAAGATACAATTTATTATTAAGTTTATTTAATTTACTTGTCGAGTCGTATGTTATTGAAGTAATTTCAAAACTCATACGGGGCAACTTAATCGCGACATCACCATACTTTTCATTTTGTTGGCTTGATAGACGCGCTAAAAACTTTTGGTGTGGGCCATATGATATAGGCACACGTTGTATACCAGTCATTTTACCATTTACTTTTTTAGCAATAGAAATATCGTTGAAAATTGTACCAAAAACTGCTACAATTTTCTTTAGGTTTCCATTATAATAGTATGATGAATTTAACATGTCTTATGACGGGTCTCCAAATGGGTTACTTTCACTAAAGTCAATATAGTCATTTCCTATTACTTCAAATGAACTATTTTGAGTCAAGGCATCATTGTTATAGAGTGCGGCGTCTCCATCCTCTAATCCTATAAGAGATGTTATCGTTGAAGTTGTGCCGGTAGTTTGTCCTTCTATAGTAGTGTCAACTGTTAATGAGTGGAACTCACCATCATTAAATGTCAGCGTACCAAAGTTTGCGATTGTTCCATCTTCTGTATGTTCATATTGAAGCAATTCTGCCTCACCTGTAATTCCAGAAGGTAATGTAAAGACTAATGTTTCACCAAGATCATGCACATCTCCATCAAAGTCTAGTAGGGCGCGTGCACTTTGGGTCTGTCCAACTTGTATAAGATCGACTTCAGGCACTCCAGTATCAATTTCCTGACCGCTGTATTCGAAGAGTTCACATGTAAGTTTAAACGTAGGTATAGCCCCCTTTGTATCGCCACTGCCTCCAAGTTGGAAAAATGGACTCTTGTCTTCAACAAATTTAATTTCGAAGAGTCCACAGCTGAATGGTACATAGATCAGATCACCTTCACGCGGCCGAACGCTATCATTTGTATAACCATGACGACCTATAAGCGAGTTCCATCGACGACGACTGCACACAAGTGTCAATTGATCTCGTGTTTCAAGACCAAATTTTGTCATGAGGTCGCCGTCACCTTCAAAGCCGTCGACACTTTCAACAAACATTTCAATAAGAAATGAAGCATCAAAACTTGAAATTACATCTTCGTTTAAGATAAAGTCCTGCTTTACAATCTTACGAGGAATATAAAAGACATCATGCCCCATAATTTTCATAGACTCGATAAGCAAATCTTCAAGAAGATTTTGCTCAGGTCTGTAACGTTCACTAAAATATACACTGCGTGGCATAATTATATTTATAGAATTAGTTTATACCCATTATATTCAATACCAACTCTAATCTTATAATATGGTAAATTATTATCACGACAATATTGTTTTAAATTAACAATTTCAAATTGGACATCGTCTTTAGACATAGTATATTTTACTAATTTAGTTGCTTTACCCATTCTAGCTTCGCTTAATGCTTTTTTATGTTCTTCAGATTTTGGTTTTCCTTTAAGTGCAGCAGATACTTTTTTAGCAAATTCCGGTCGTTTTTTACCATAAAATGGATGATTTTCTCCGCTATTAATTTTTGATATAAACTCACGTGTTTCTTTAGAATGCTTTTTACCAAAAAATGGATTTTTATCGCCTACTCTTTTTTTATTTAATTCACTAATAACGCGACTAAGTTCTTTGGGATCATTAGTCATTCTTTTTGCGATTAAATGACATGCACCATAATCACCCTGTTCATAATGTATACGATAATGTTCATCAATATTAATACACATTAAATTTTCTATGTCATTATTTGTATGATTGCCATCAATATGATGAATTTCATAACTACGACCATTTTCATCTTTGGGTATGGGGCCATAATGACTTTCCCATATTTTTCTATAATCATTTTTCATGATTATATTTATAATTTTAGGAGATTTATATTAACCAAGAAAAAAGTCTGGGGGCATTTGATACTTAAGATCAAAATCTGTTTCAATCTTTTCAATATCATTAAGAGCATCTTCATACATAGCTCTACCATTGATTGTAACGCCACCTGGAAGTTGCATGCCATCAAATTTTAATAAATTTATTGACCATTGACGTTTCAACAATGCTGTAAGATATTTTTTAAGAAGCATATCATTGTATACGTCAGTAAAATCATTTGGGTTGATGGTTTGATAGCCCTCAATTATAATATACTGACCAATATTTACATAAGTTTTCCAGTCGTCTTGAATGCTCAGGCGATTCATGTGACGAGTAAATATAATCTGCTGAGTTGAGCCCGTAAGTATAAGCTCAATCGAGTTCATATACTGTTTTGTCATCTCATAGTTGATGAGTGAGTCGGGTTTGCGTAGTCCATAAAGATCATTTAAAAACATCTGATATTTAACACTAAACATATCAGCAGCATCACCGCTGCTCAAGTTTAGGACGCGAAGCACACTAATAAGTTGATCAGGCAGAGTAATATAGTTGTTGTCATAGTCTGCTTGTGTGACCTGATGTTTTACGAAAGTGCGTACGACCGCGTCACTATGATATTCTTGATAAAACTGAATCGCTTCATCAATACGATCTTCAATCTGATCTTCGTCAATATTAATTTCAAGCACTGGCGCACCAAGTGCTCTTAAACAATAGTCTGCTAATTCTTGACGTGATGCTGGTTTTGCCATAATATATTATTTATAAGACTATTATGGAACTGCTGGATAATTAGTTGTCTTCACATATGAGGAAGTAATCTTTGCGGCAGAGAAACCATTATTCCATGTTGTTACCAACCAAGGACGGCCTTCATAGCTATAAGCTCTGGCTATTTCTCCAAGAGTAGAATTTAAATAGAGCCAAACGCCAGTTTCATATCTTACAACTTCATCTCCATAAACATACGTTTCGTTACCATATGGTGCATATCCAATTGGAGCCATTTTGCGCCAACTTTGACCGCCAATAAACCCAGAACTTGGATCTCCTGGAGTGTTGTACCATGGTCCGTCCATCAGCACCCATGCTGTAGCATCTGGTTCAGCAGCATTTGCTGGATTGTCACTGCCAAGAGTAACATTGCTAATTAATGGTATATTAATTCCTCCAAGCAAACCAATAAATCTTTCAAGGTGATTGCGATCAACCTCTGACATAACATCAGTTTCTCCTGTATTTGATGCTAAGATGATTGCGGTTATATCTCCGTTAAAATTAATAGATGAACTTGTGGTTGCGCCAATATAAGAAGCAACTGAACCACTATCGCTTAATGTAGAGCCAAAATCATCCCGAAATGCATCTTCACTACCATTGATTCTTAACGCCATTCTACCATCGGACCACAAACACTCGTTAACTAAAACATTATAGTTGCTATTATTATTTGATCCATTAACCACTAAGTCACTAACAAAAAGTGTATTAGGTCTGGTTAGAGCTGTAAAAAGATTTGAAGTGTTTGATCTTGTTCTTAATCCTATTTTAGTAGTTGTTGAAGTTCTATTGATTGAAACTATTGAGTGAGATGCGTCTCCTCCAGTTGGATTGGAGTCTTTAGCACCAGCAAAAATATAACCCCATCTTTTGGCATTATATATGTTTCTTGCGGAGATTGGTACTGTATAAAAATCTGTAAAATCTGTACTATCAAATTTGAGAGATGGTGTTCCCAAGTCAGTATCTTCTTTGAGTGCAATATTTGCTGAAGAGGCAGTGGCTCTTTGATTTGAAATTATATCGTCCCAAGCTGGCACTGTTTGACCATCTGTTGCTAATGTATTAAGTGTTGTTGCTGTACCTGTTACAGTACCATCTGCCCAAGTCGCTTGCCACGGGTAAGTTGTATCTCCAATAGCATATTTTTCCACACTATCCCAATTATATCCTGAATCATCACTTTCCGCTTGATAATAAAGAGTCCATCTTGAATTTGTGCTATCCCAAAAAACTTCAATGGAATATCTACCCTCATTTATAAAGCCAAATATATAAAAATTCTTTCCATTTCGTAAATCTTGGCGAACGAGTGTTTGATTTGGATTTATACCACTATAACCAGCCTCAAAAGCGGGAAACCCAGAAAGCTCGATAGTTCTATTCGCATCAGTAAAATCATTACCAATCAAGTTATAAGCATTTCTAGCAGCCCACCAAAAAGCTTTTACACTTGGTATGTCTCGTGGATGCCAAACTGTGGTTGTGTATGTTGTAGTACCACCAACTAAACAGGTGACAACTTCCCCAATATCATTGACAGTCGGGACAAAGGTTTGGGTTGTGCCTCTCGATGTGCCATTTACTGTCCATAAATAAGATGAACCAGATGGCGCGGTTAATGTTTCATTTGGATAAGCAAAACCGACAATATCTAATTCAACACTTCCTCTAAAATAAGACAGGCTTAAACCTAGACCTAACATAAAATTAGAATAATACTGTTACTGCAGCTGCAGATATAGCGGTTCCGCTTTGGACTATACGCTGACCACCAAGAGGCCATACTCCTGGACTCAATGTAAGTACACGTGTCTGGCCATTTACTCCTTCAATTTCAATGGTTCCATTAGCAGTACCAGGCGCAATATATAAACCAGCAAATACTTTGCCAACAGTTGGTGTGTAAAAGCCATCTGTAAAAGTCAGTGCTTCATATGCAACAGCAGATGTGTTTTGGTGTATTAAACCCTTTTCGTAGACGTTAGTACTCATAGTCTTATTTATATTATTCTCTTATAGAGATTCCGGTGTATAATGAAAGACCAAGCGCAATCAATACAACATAGTGAGAAATTACTTCATTTGGATTAATGACAGCATTAAATGATATTATTTGTATAATAGCAATAAGTGCTAGTGCTAACCATATTACAGTTTTCATGGTTTTTTAATATATTTTTCTGGTGAGCGCTCAAAGTGTTTTGCCAGTTTAATAATTCCATTAATAATTTCTGGAGAGACAACACCTATGATGCCATAGGTAATCGCCTTGTACAGACTAGGAATATCAGTCTGTTCCAATATAAACCATGCTATTGCTGCAGCAAGGGCGGCAGATACAATATTTTTAAGTTGCTCGAGAATTGTATATTGTTTTTGTGCTGTCATGAGTCGGGCAAGCATCCCCGCCGCTCCAACGAGAGGGATTATCCAACCACCCTCTAGAAACTCTTTTAGCATCGATCTTTCTGGTTCCATTTATAACTATACTTTTAAAGTGTGAAACATCACAATATGACTATCAATCTAAATGTATTTATAAAAAACATTGTTTTAACGGGTCAAGGCATGATCAACTGCATATTTATAAAAGAGTTCTTCCTGGAGGGCTCTTACCTTATATTTTTTAACAATATCATCTAAAGAATAATGAAACGCTGAAGTTATGTCATACATACTTTTTATGTCTCCTGCATAGTAGTTATCTATGCCCTTAAATTGTCTATAATATTGAGGATATTTTAAACTCAATCCATTTCCGGCTGTTGTCATTTTCAAGAGATTTTTAGTTGGTGTATAGCACACTTGCGTAGTAAATTTATCGTAACGTGTATTAACTACAAGATCATAATCATAGGTATGATTATGATACAGGTGAGACACCAGTTTAAACTTTCCGGCCCACATACGTTTCCATGCCAATATTGGACAAGGACTGCCAGGAATGACACCTTCTAAGTTGCCGTGTAATTTTAAATGTGAGTCATCTTCAATACACACACGTTTTATAGTTTGATTATAGAAATAATCGGATAGATGAGTTTTTTCTACTGTAAAAATACTGCTATAGTCTAGTTTTCGGTATGAGCTTTTTGCCTCTGACTCACTCCATGTATGAAGAAAAAGATCAACCGTGTGACCGTTTTGTTTTAACAGATTTATATAGTCATTTAAGCGCGTGTCTTGTAACCCGCCTCTTAGGTGTCCACGAATACAAAATGCTAGTTTCATAATAGGTTGTTGTCCACTGCATAACGATATACTATTTCTTCTTGGTGTTTAATCATTGGATATGCCTTTAAAATATCATCTAAAGAAACATAAAAGTCAGAGACTAATTTATACATCGTTTCAATTTTTCCAATATAAAAATTATCAACACCAACTACATTTTTAGTGTATGTTGGATATTTAAATGCTATATTGTCTTTTTGTAAAATTAAACTATTCAGGGTTGAAGGAGGTGTATAGCATACTGGTGTAGTAAACATATCAAAGCGAGTATTAATGACTACATCATACTTTTCCTGACATTCATAGACATGTGATAGTATTTTATGCTGACCAACCCACATACGTTTCCATGCTAATAATGGACATGTGCTCGCACTTACATGCCCTGTTTTTTTCCCGTATATTTTTATTTTTGAGTCATCATCAATGATTATTTTTTGAACAGTATAGTCCTTAAAATAATTCTGCAACAACTCTTCACTTACCTTAAACACATATTTTCGATCGAGTACTCGATAACTAGATTTTGCCTCTGACTCCTTCCATGTATGCAAATATAGCTGAACGTCATGACCCTTAGCAGTTAACTGGTCTATATATTGAGTTAAACCTCGGGTAAACAGTCCATCCCGAACGTGCCCACGTATGCATAATGCTAGTTTCATAGATCCTTTAACTTTAACATGACGTGTTTAATTGCCATCCACATGTCTAGGTATTTATAGGTTGCAAGTCGACCAACAAAAATCACTCCCTTTTCTGCCTTTGCTAGTGATTCATAGAGTCGATATGTTTCCTGTCCTTCACCCCAAGGAATAGGATAAAACGGAATGTCCCCCGGCCCACATTCTTTCGGGTGTTCAGTGGTGACTACTGTTGGACCGACATGATCTGGCATAAAATAACTGTGATCATAGATTCGCGTATAGTCGGTTGTGCTATTGTTTTGGTTTACAATAAATGTGTCTTGCTTTTCACACAACACATGATGTTTAAACTCAAGTGAACGATATGGCAGACGTCCATATATCGTGCCAAAATAACTGTCAATCTTGCCGGTATAGACAATCAAATCACCTGCCTCCCGCTTGTACGCCCAATCATCTTCTCCGCAATTTAAATGCACAATAATGCCTTCTAACATCTTTGTAAACATTGCAGAGTAACCATCTTTTGGAATGCATTGATACTTTTGACCTTCAAACCAGGTTGGATCTTCGCATTCTGCAGTCTTTGGAATACGATTTGTAATAGTCTTAGGAATCTCGTCGAATGGCACTCCCCATTGCTTTTCGCTATACTCCTTAAAGATATATTCTACAATCTCTTCTTGAGACAGCTCACGACCAAGTTCAGATACTGTTTTCTTGCTGTACGGCAAACTTATGCGGCCAAGTCGGGTGTCTCCCTTTGGGCGCAGCGCAAACGGAGTCCATTCGGTATAACGACTAAGAAACTCATAGACCTCTTCATCGTCGGTATGAAAAATATGAGGGCCATACTGATGTACAAGCGTATTGCAAATATAGGCATCAGCGCAATTGCCACCGATATGAGGTCGAGTCTCAAAAATCTCTACGGCGTATCCTTTTTCTTTTAGGAGCACCGCAGCAGTAATTCCAGATAACCCGCATCCAATTATTTTAGCACTTTTTTTCATATTTTAACATTTTATCATAGTTTACGTCACCTGTAAACATAAATATATATCTATATGAAATTAAATGAAAAAGTCTATATTAAAAGTGAATTTAAGGATCTACTCCGCAGCATGAATGTCGGAATTGTCGACTATATTGTGGTCTATCGAACCGAAGGTGACAAGGTGTTTTTTAAAGCAAACTCTGCAAAACTACATCTCTCAAAAGAAGAGTTTGAAGAGGTCAAGTTACAATAGAATAATATTCAGTTGCCTCCTCTTCACTATCAAACCAATACCATCCATCTACTGGATAGTCATATTGATCTTTATTTTGTGCTACTAATGAAATATCTAAGCCTTCAACCCAATTTGGGGCATACAATATTTGTTCGTCTTCTTGTTTTTTATAGAATCCTGCTGTCATAAAATTATCCTGTTACAAGCCACCCTTTGAGGAAGGCTGTGCCTGTTCTTAATTGTCTAAATGTTAAACTATTTGCACCCCCCGCAGCCATTTGTCGTGATACTGTGATGCTTACGTTGGGGTTAATTGATACAACCTGTGTACGATAGCGTAAGGTTCCAGAACCGTTTGTCGTTAATGCTAGTGCTGGACCACCTAGAGTTGCCGCTACTTGAAATGTTCCAGCTGTAGCATTGACTACATAGTAGATTCTGTTAATAATAATACCAGTCGTTGTTACTCTAGTTGCAAAAGAAACTTCATCTCCATTACTTAATCCATGACTTGCAAGGTTGACTAAATCACCTGCATCGGTAAATGTCACAGCTCTTGCTGTTGTAAGTGGTGATCCTGTTCCTGTAATTTGCATACCCACAGCAATACCAGTGGTGTCTGCCATTGTTATTGTTGTGCTTCCAGCTGTTGTAGTTCCTGTAAGAGTTACAGGTGTCGGCGCTCCCCAATTGTTTGTTACAGTTATTGTTTGAGAAGCAGCACCTATTGTGTCTAGATAATTGAATATAGATTCTAATTCTTCTTTTGATAATTTACAACCACTATAACTTATTGAAAATTCTGAGCCATTTAATGCTGCTCTTGTAAGGTTTAGACAGGCACTAAATATACCATTAAATTTAAAAACGTCTGTACCTGCTCCTGAAATTAATAACGGTACAGTTACAAGAGAAGTACAATTATTAAACATACTATTCATAGTAGTAACAGCCCCTGTATTGAATAGTGGTACACTTGTAAGAGAAGTACAACCATTAAACATACCACTCATGATTTGTACAGCCCCTGTATTGAATAGTGGTACAGTTGTAAGAGTAGTACAGCCACTAAACATATTACCCATAGTAGTAACAGCCCCCGTATTGAATAGTGGTACACTTGTAAGAGAAGAGCAACCAGCAAACATACTATTCATGAATTGTACAGCGCCTGTATTGAATAGTGGTACACTTGTAAGAGATCTGCAACCATTAAACATACCACTCATATCAGTAACAGCCCCCGTATTGAATAGTGGTACAGTTGTAAGAGCAGTACAACCAAAAAACATACCACTCATATCAATAACAGCCCCTGTATTGAATAGTGGTACACTTGTAAGAGAAGTACAACCATTAAACATACTAGTCATATCAATAACAGCCCCTGTATTGAATAGTGGTACACTTGTAAGAGAAGAGCAACTAGCAAACATATTATCCATAGTAGTAACAGCCCCTGTATTGAATAGTGGTACACTTGTAAGAGTAGTACAGCCACTAAACATACTACCCATAGTAGTAACAGCCCCCGTATTGAATAGTGGTACAGTTGTAAGAGCAGTACAACCAAAAAACATACCACTCATATCAATAACAGCCCCCGTATTGAATAGTGGTACAGTTGTAAGAGAAGAGCAATTAACAAACATATTATTCATGAATTGTACAGCCCCTGTATTGAATAGTGGTACACTTGTAAGAGATCTGCAACCATTAAACATACCACTCATAGTAATAACAGCCCCCGTATTGAATAGTGGTACAGTTGTAAGAGAAGAGCAACTAGCAAACATACCACTCATAGTAGTAACAGCCCCCGTATTGAATAGTGGTACACTTGTAAGAGAAGTACAATTATTAAACATACTATTCATAGTAGTAACAGCTGATGTATTAAACAGCGGTACAGTTACAAGAGAAGTACAACCATTAAACATACCACTCATACTAGTAACATTTTCAGTATTAAATAACGGTACAGTTGTAAGAGAAGAGCAACTCTGAAACATATTACTCATATTAGTAATATTAGTAAGATCATTAAAAGATACATTTTTTAATGAAACTAAATTTGCAAATGAACTAGATAAGTTAGTTAATAATCCTATATTGACTCCAGTGAAACTAACTAAATTTTTACAAAAAGCCAAAGAAGCGGTTGCATTATTAAGAGTTAAACCTGTTAAACTTGGGCAAGATAAAGCTATTTCTAATATAGGAGAAGAATCAGGAAATGTAGATCCTGCTTGTGCATACTTTTGGTTAAAGTTTACACTTGTTATATTTTGACCAGCTTGAGGAGTAATGACTACAACTGCCATTTTATAACCATCACTTGTAACGGTGGCATTTAAATCTGGGTCGGTATATGAATATTCATGTTGAGCTTTAACTCCAGATGCAACATTTTCTGTTACACCATCACCCCAATCAACTGTATATGCTCCAGATATTGTAAAAGCAAGAAAGTTAGATCCTTGAGGATATACAGGCATCAACAAAGCTATTTTTTGCTCTGAAGATATTATAGTCGGCATTGTTAGCCAATCAGCTGGACGAACCCATGGAGACGGTGTGGCTGGAGTTGCTGCTGCTGTTGGTCGTTTAATTCTAAGGCGATCAAATCTATCCTTTTTAAAAAAAGAGGGTTTGCGTGAGACTAACGGTCCAACTTTATTTCCGTAACGAATACTCATATTAACTTATTCTATTCACATATCCAAAAATATTAATCCCACTTGCAACACTAGCATTGCCATAAATTGAAGATCCTGCAGTTCCGTTTCCCTTTAATATCAAACCGGGACAGATTAATGTATTTCCAGCATAAGCCTCAATAACACCTTCAAATAAAATATCAGTTGAAAAATCAGTTCCTCCATACAATACATTTAATGTAACATCTGCTGCTGTAGAATTTGTAGCATACAACCATACCTCGTCCATTATATCTGATGATGCTTGTGTTGTGTGTATTGTTGTAGTGTTAGCACCAGTGGCAGTTATAACAATAGACTTGCCATTTGTGCTTTGCGATAATAATTGCTTTGTATATGTTGCCATAATTTTATTTATTTTTTATAAAAAGATTGAAAGACCTATAATTGTGCTTGAGTCATCGAGAGATACTGCATTTGGATTTAGTGTAAGTACTCCAGCCGAATTTATAGATGCATCTCCAGATAATGTGCGTGCAACAAATTCGTTTGTGTCATATATCAATAGCGAACCATTGGTTACGCCTTGCAAGTCAATGTCTGTAAGTTCTGAAAGTGTACGTCCGCCTTCAGATAAAGTAGAAACACCAATTCTAGATGATGCTGATATTGTAGCAATTATGTTTTCGCTCATATTAACTTGGTCGTGTTGAGGCTGGTGATATTTCTACCTGTCCTTCAGCTATACGTATGACATGTCCGCCCGAATTGTATATTTCAACATCATATACATATCGACCAGGTTTCATGCCGCGTGTTTGAGTTGCCGTTAATGATACACCAACTTTACCTTCTAATGGAAGGTTTATAGATGTTGCAAAAGATATTGCGGTGTTTGAAGAATAGCTCTTACGTATCTGTCCACGAGAAAGATAGCCTGTAAGGTTAAACGGTAAGCCATTAGAGTCTTTTACGTCTATAACAGACGCGTAGGTGCTGCCCTGATCGATATAAATGTTACTATACGTCGCCATATAGTCTATTTATAAAACAAATTAATTACTAAATGCGCCTTTAGATTTAGATCGTACAAATGTTCTAGTACCAAGTTGATCTGTTATATAAAAGGTATAATTTGTCATTTTACTATAATCAAAAGAATCCATAAATAAGAAGAGTGAATAGTTTGGTTGCATATCACCTCTACGTTTATTTGGAATATTTAGTGGCACTTGTTTTCTTACTGTTCGGATTCTAAAATTACGATTCTCAAAATATGATTCAATAATGTCAAGTTCTAATTTTATAACATTTGTAGTTGTGTATATAATATCAATAAGCGTAGTGCGACCGGATTGATATGAATAAATTTCTCCTTGAATAGTTCCACGTACAAGAGGTGTTGTTGAAGTATCGGCTATAGAAACTGCTGTGCTCGTCACAAGTATTCCACCACCTATACTTCCAGTACGTAAACTTGCGGTAAAGCTTGTAGGCCCTTCAGTTGTACTATCTAAGTTTGCAGTTACTGCAAAAGAATTACTGCCGCTAGAAACAACAAAACTCCCGTTATTAGGTGTCAAATCTGTTCTAGACGTAGTCCAATATAGTGTAGTTCCAGGGTTAACATTTGTAGTAGAGACATTAAATGTTACCGAACCTCCTTCATTAATAGCAGATAATGAAGGCGCAATAGAATATGTAGGAATTGGAATCGAAGAATCAATTAACCCAATTGCATTGCTACGACCAACTTCTATTCCAGTCTGCGAGTCTTTACGTAAAATTGCTTGAAATGTAACATATCCTTCGGCAGTTGCATCAGTAGATGCAGTCGCACTAAAACTTGCTGTGCTAGAGTTTACTGTAATTGTACTTGCGCTTAATGTTAAGTCAGTTCTAGACAGTGACACATACAGGACTGTTCCATTAGGCACATCAGTCGTGGTTAATGTAAAGGTGACAGTTCGGTCAGTCGTTTCATTGATTGAAGTTTTATTCGCAACAATTGTGTATGTAGGAATAATTTCAAAGCCACCATTCATAAACAAATCGCGCAAGTCAACGCCAGCAGAATTTTTAAGTCCTGTAAGTTCAAATATTCGATCCCCTGCTCCTCGACTAGGCTCGTATCGGCTCGCTAAATCTTGAGTCGTATATGGGTTTGTAGAGGTCACTACATTATAACCACACGCTGCCCCAGCAGTTCCTACACGTAGTTTAAATAGATTATCAAAGTCAATGCCATTTACTGTATAACCTGATGACATAGTTTATCGTTGTTCTAATTGTTTTTCGAGTGTCTGCACACGACCAGTCAACTCTTTTACTGCTTCAATGAGTACTGCAGTCAATTTTCCATAATCTATGCCCTCAACTTCGTCAGTCTCTGTCTTATGCACAAGTTCTGGATAAACCTCATACACTTCTTCTGCTATTAATCCAAGATCAGCCTTTTTAGTTTCTTTCCAAACATATGAAACTCCGTTTAACGAGTTTACTTTAGCCAGCGAATCTTGTAGTGGGCGTATGTCTTTCTTATAACGAATCGAAGAACGAGATGTAAATGAAGCAGCATTTACATCTGCACCAAAGGTCGCATTATTGGTCTCTAAGTTAATGTCTAATGGCCAACGACCATTAAGATCCTGCATCGTTGTAGAATTATTGCCAGACGAGCGACGTATAGAAAATATATTGTTGTCTACATATATCATCGAACCACGATGATTTGTGTCTTGAAGATATATTGTTGGAGTTTCGTAGTTTAAATAGAGCGCATTATTACCTGTAAATGTTGAAGCCTTCAGCGGAGCAAAGGCGGTGTCTCCCGCGTCACGTATTTCTAATCCTGATCCACCACGAACATGTTTTAATAGAGTTGCAGTTGAACCAACTGCATGTAATGCTAGCAATGTATTTCCAGATGTGCTGCGTGTTTCAAGTCCAGCGGTAGCCCACCCAACTTGTCCGTTTGTTACTGAACGACACGGCCCATATGTTTCAAGTGTTTTTGTGTCACCAAAAAACTTTGCAGAAACTTCATGCTTGCCATTGAATATTGTAGTGTTTAAAAAGTTTGTAACTGTGCTATCACTATTTTCATAGTTAAGCGCAATTTCTGCATTATTTGCAAAAGTCGTATTAATTTGATTTCCAATAATTTCTATGGCTCCAATTATTTGACGCGATGATGTCACAGTATTGTCTGGCGCTACTGACAGCCCTCGAATATTTATTGCTCCATTTCCAGCATTAAGTATGCTTAATGCTCCATCTACCCCAGGGCTGCGTATAATGCGGGCGTCATAATCGATGATTGGTGACGATGAATGAAAATCAATAATAGATTCGCTGTTGGACGTAATTCCTGTGCCTAATTCAATTGCTTGATGAAAAATACCTATTGAACCAGTACCACTCCAGTTAGGTGCTCTAGCTGTTAATTTTGCTGGGGTAATTTCACCATCTTTTATTTTTATAGCAACTACAGCGTCTGTTGCAAGTTTAGATTCAGTAATTGCACCAGCATTAATGCTTATTGGTATATTAATATTTTCGGTGCCATCAAAAAGAGGAATTGGAGAAGATGTAGTAACTTCTCCAGTGACATTTATGGCACGAGCAAAACGTAAGCGATCCGCCACTGCAGATCCAAAAAGAGTCTTATCAAGAATAATACTACGCGTAGAGTTGGTGGGGTCAGTAAATTTTAATCTATTGATGTCCAAAAATTCCCCCTGTAGGAGTGATGCAGATCCAAGATCTAAACTATCACGTATATGCCCCTTTTCAACTTCTGTGGGAGCATTTAGTAAATATGGACCTAAATTAATTGGTGTTGACATATAAGCTTATTTATAAAATTTAATTAGACTCTGGTGTCTGTAATACAACCTCATCACTTATATGATATACAAGATTGTTGTCTACTATATATTCTTCGCACTCTTCTTTTGTGCCGACAAATAGATTTACTGATGTAGATGTCGTCGTCGTCGACTCAAAAAATTCAATTACAACTTTGTCGTCGTCGAAGAGCAGATGCCATAATCCGATATGAACTTCGTCGCTGTATGACCAACCATTATTTTTAGGACGTAACATATTATGAGTTTATTGTTAGTGTTGAATTTGTAGAGTTGTATGTCGCGGTACGCGTGCCAGCACCAGTTAGAATAATACTCGTATAGCTTTGTGCTGTCGATCCTGGGAAAAATCTGTATGTACTTCCAACGGTTGGTACAGACGAGAAGGAAACGCTCAATGAAGTGTCTCTAAATGTCGCGGTAGCGATTGATTGAGCTACTACTAGCGCACCGTCCTGTATGTCTGTGACGCCGCTGTATGTATTAGTGCCAGACAGTGTAGCGGTGCCGGTTCCAGTTTTCGTTAGTGCTAGATTACCAGTTAAACTGTTACTTGCCGTAAAATTGTTGCTATTGTTAATCGTCAGCGTAGCAAGTGTGGCACTGCGGTTTGTAATGATGTTTTGAGTTGGATCAGATCCGGTCGCAATCAGACTTGTCGCAGTTTGATTATAACCGTTTAGATCTACTCGACCATAAGCGGTGCCGGTTCCAGATCCTAATGAGAGTCCAACCGAGGACCAAACGTTTGCGCGATTTGTAATTAAGTAGGCAGTTCCGCCTCCAAGTATATTAAATGTTGTGGTGCCTACACTTGTGATGTTGCAGTCAAGACGTATATCTCCTCCACTATGATTGAATAGGTTAGAATAAGCAGTTGCTGTAACCAGATTGATGCCACCAGTAATGGAAAGAGTAGCACCAGTCGATACGCTGATACGAGTCACTGAATCAGCAATTGTAATAGCACCAGCATAGATGTTGTTACCCATATTGCTTTGCAATGCACCTCCATAACCATTGTATCCTTGACCTGCAAGTGTTATATTATTTGATACAGTTATGTTGTTTTGCAGAAGCAGAGCACCTCCCCAACCGCCTTCGGTACTTGCAGCGAGTGTAGATGAAGGTGCTCCGCCTCGCATCATCGTAACAGGACCAGAACCAAGGGCTCCTGAGGCGGTTATGATAACTCGTCCATTTATTATAACTGTGCCGCCAGAATAGCTATTCGCGCCATTTGACAGTGTTAAACCTAGGACAGCCGAGTTTGTTTGCTGACCAACAACTAGTTTACAGGTGTTGCTTGGACTGTTGTTTGACAGCACACCAGATATTGTAAAGTTATTGTTTGCTGGAATGACTACAAGTTCGCTGTTTGACCCATTAGTTATATTACCGGACAATGTTACTGTTCCGGTTCCCACATTTAGCAAGCCATTTGCCTTTAGCGCTCCTGCTATTGTGCCACTTCCGCCATTAAATCGCAGTGTGTTAACTGATGCATTTGCAGCAAAGGTTGAACTGTTTGTTGTGATGCTATAATTAGACGTGCCTGTTGTATCAACTACTCCTGAACCGTTTGTTATGGTTGTGCCATCAAGTCCGTAAACATTATGGACAGTATTGACAGCAGCATATCGGGTTGAAGTTCCAACGCCATAGAGTGCCCATGGACCTAATATTCCATTATTACTAAGCGTTGTAGGATAGTCTAACCCAGACAATGTAGATGAAATGGTTCCTCTTAAATTTAAAATAGCAGAATCATTTCGTGTAAACGTTCCGCTGGTGCCGAGGGGATCGATTAGCGCGATGCCAAGTATCAATCGATTCGCCTGATCACCATTAATTATTTGCAGGTGATTGATAGTAATATTTGAATTTATTGTTCCGTCACCACTTAATATCGACACTACATTCATAGTGATTGGAGCGGTTAGCGGAGTAGTTGAAGTATAGACTAGTTTTGATAAGTATGTCCCGCCTACTAGTCCTCCCATTATAATCCCACTTGTAGAATTTATAGAGGCGCTAGGACGCAATTGCAGTGTGCCATTAGTTATTGTCGTAGATCCAGTATAACTATTTGTGTTTGACAACCACCAAGTTCCAGCATTAGTTTTAGACAACGATGTACGTTTACCGCTTGCAGCATCCTCATCTCCAATAATACCAGAAAATTCACCGATTCCAGTTCCTCTAAGTGATAAATCACGAGTGGTGCTGTTTAGACTGTTTGCAAAACCCAAATTTGATGTGAAATTTAATATGGTTCCGGCTGTTCCATTTGCATTGATTGCCGCCCCACCACCAGACCGCCCATATAAACATATTTGACGATCGGTGCTGGCTTCTCCTCCAGTATATGTCAGTGTTCCAATTGAGCTTCCTGTAGGATTGCCAAGTCCTATAATTCCATTTGCTGTGATGCTTGCTGTGCCTAGTGAACTCGCGCCGTTGCCAGAACCAACATTATTGATAGAAGAGATTGTTAGAGATCCTTCTTGAATTTCAGTACGAGCATCATATGTATTAGAGGAGCCAAGCGTGAGGTTGCCAAATCCTCTTTTAACTATTGGTCCTCCGTTGTATACACCTGAAAAATTAATATTGCTAGAAGAGAGACTACTAGTAACAATACAACCATTGCTGAGTGTTGCTATATTTCCAGACAGCGTAAAGGTAGACAGCTCCGCGGCATTTCTAATTGTGACTGGAAAAAGATTTGTTCCTGTTGCAGTAACGGTTCCGGACCACGTGTTGTCTCTTGCAATGCTTTCGAATATTGCGGAGGATGGACCACTAGTGTCAATAGTTAACGGTTTATTTGCAACACTAAAACCACCAGAAAGAGACAAAGTTGAAGCGCCAGAAAGTGAAAAACTTGATGATGACGTGATTGCTGTACTTGATGCAGCAATCAGGCGCCCATTGTTTATGACTGTAGAACCAGAATATGAATTGTTTCCTGAAAGAGTGAATGTTCCAGTTCCAGTCTTAGTCAAAGAACCTGTTCCAGACAAGTTTCCAGAAAACGTACTCGTCACGCCGTTAGAACCGACAATTATGCTATTGCCTCCAATATTTAGCGGGGCACTTCCAGACAAACCTCCAATAGCATACGCGTTGGTTCCACTTACTCCAAACGATAGCGTTCCGGAGTTTAGCGTCAGTGTAGAATTTTGAAGTGAATTTATGTTGTTTAGTGCCAACCCACCAGAATTTAGTGCAAGTGTACCTGTGTATGCAGTAGCGGTTGAAAGTGTAAGCGTTCCAGAGCCAGTTTTATTTAAAATCATGCTGCTAGCATCATTTGTTATATTAGACAGCATTATATTTCCTGGACTACAGTTTATAACTTTTTCATAACCGATTGGAAAATCAATTGTAGCTGAAATTGTTTGAGTATTGCTTGAATAGTTATGTATGCCATTATATGTTAAAGAAAGCGAGTTTCCAGACAACGTGTATGATCCAGATGTGTTGTTGAAAGTTAACCCATTGATATAGGCGATTGATGTATCGTTTGTCATCGCTAATCCCGTCGTTCCGCTAAAGTATAGCGCGTCATATGGCAGCGGCGCAAGAGTATTGCTCCAGTTGCTAGCATTACTAAACAGACCGTTTAATCCAAGACCTGACCATATTTGTTCAGTCTCGCCATTTACACTATAAGAGACATTAAAATTAAACCCGTCCAAAGCTGCAACATGGGCATTAACTTTAGACACACGCGTTGTGCGATTTGGTGTACCCATAGACGTGCCGGACAGCGATATATCTATTGTCTTATCTAAACTAGAAGTTATAAAACCACGATTTCTATCAATGTCTGTTATTATGGTTTCTATATCTGCCGCTGATGATATATTATTGTCCTCAAGACGTATCTTTTGTAGCAGCGGGTTTCTTCGCAGTGAAGAAACTGAAGTAACTCCGTTATTTGCTCCTGTTACTCCTACAAGGTTTGGAAAATTTGAAATGTCTAGCGTCCCGCCTAAAGAAGGAGACGAAGATCCAAAATTTATAGACGTAACATAACCAAGTCTGTTATCTGGAGACAGTGAAATTGATGGCATAATGTATATTTATTAAGCAATGTATGTATGAGATTTAACTTGACCTGAACTTATAGTTTCACTGCTGCCGTCACCCCAATCTACAGTGATGTTGTCTATTGTGGTGTCTGCCGAAAAACTGCTATAGGTGAGTCCGTTACCTTCATTATACAGGTCAACAATTTCAATTTCAGTTAGTGGGCGCAGCCACAATCCCGTAGAGTCGACTGATCCAGTATATCCAAATTCACCACCATTATCAATTGATCCAAGTTTGAAAGTTGCAGAACCGTCTAGGGGGATGTTTGCCGGCACTCCAGTAGAGGTACTGCGTAAAACTCCATTGATATACAGTCGTGCAGACGCTGTTACTGGATCATAGACGCCAACAACATGATTCCAACCTCCAGTATTTGGAAATTGAGTGAGCCAATAGTTTGGGTCGTTGCCTAAAACAAATATAATATCATTTCCCGTACCGCTGCCGCCGGCAGCATTAACAAATGGTGCTGTACTGATGCCTATCAAAAATCCTTTACCGGTTTGCCATTGCGAAACTGCAGGTCCTATGTTTGCTGGTGATCCATTTAACCACGTTGACACTGTAAAGCCATTAGGCGCTAAACTATAGGTAAAATTATTCGTTAACCATCCGCCGGCGCCGGTGAAGAGTACTGCGGTGCCGAGTTGGATCGGCAATGCACCCGAGCCGAAAAACGCAATATTGCGATTGGCGTGAGAGTCACTACCTGCGGCCGCGGAATCTAGTTCCCAGAAACCAGTTAGACCCGTCAACAGACTATTTTTATTGCCAAACTTCAAAGAGAAGTTGTTTAAAACTGTAGTTGTACTATAGCTAAATGACCAGATTCTATTAATTTTTTGAATGACTTGCAAAACTTGAGCAAGTGTCGCACGCTTAAAGTCTTGAATATTCATAATTAATTTAACACGCCAATTGCAATAAATTTATTAGCTATATCTGATTTATAGATATAAACTGATGACCATTTAACTGTATTATTAAATGTAATGTTGTCGTTAACTGTGTTTCCAGATCCGCTCGCGATGTTAACTGTAAGTATAGCTCCTCCAACATTTACGATACCCACGCTCCATCCAGAGTTTGCCGAAGCATATGTTGGGAGTGTTAAGGTATTTGCTCCTGTGACATGAAATATTTTACCATCATCAGCGTTTGTAAAAGTTTTACCACTTCCAGTTATGCTTGAATCAAATGTAGTATTTGTGCCAGAAGTAACACGACCGTATGCATCGACAGTTACATTTTCATATGTGCCGGCTGACACTCCAGTCGTAGCAAGATCAATTGAATCTGCATTCGCAACTATGCGGCCACTTGTACCTCCAACGTTCAAGATTAATCCATCAGCAGACAAACCAGCACCGGCTACAGGCGTGCCTGCTCCAGAAAATTGAATAAAGTTTACAGGTGAAACCCCAACTGATGCTACAGCTTCACCGAGCACCCAACCAGTATTTGCGTATGTTGAACCATGAGTAACAAATACGAAATCTCCGCCAGCCATTTCAACCGGAGTATCAAAATCAGTAGCACGATCTAAACGTGTCGTCGATGCGATAACATAGATACCGTTGCGTAGCGCCTGACTTTGACCATTTACTATAATACGCGCGCCAGCCCCAAGATCAAGATCACCTTCGAGTCCAGTAGTAAAATTAATTGGGTTGCTGAGTGTTAAGTATGCTCCAACACCATCAGTTCCATTATTATACTCAACACTGCCGCCTGTAATAGTTTCAAGCGATGTGTTTAGTATAACATGCACTGAGGCATGAACATGCAGTCCTTCAGCAAGTGTGTCGACGTAACCTTTAGTCGCGAGTATCTGATTGTTCGCATAGACATTTCCACCAGCATAGATGTCTCCACTTACGCCAACTCCACCAGTCACTACAAGTGAACCAGTCGTCGATGAAGATGAAGCGATGCTATCAGTTAGCAACACTCCTGCAGTCCCCTTTGTTGCGCTTGATGTCGAACGCAGTGTCAGTGTACCACTCGCTGCGGTTGATCCGTTGATCGTGCCTATAGTTGGTGTTGTTAATGACGGACTAGACGCAAACACCAAAGAACCGCTGCCAGTTTCGTCACTTATAACTCCAGCAAGTTGCGCAGAAGTTGTAGATGCAAATTGACTAAGATCATCAGTAGTTGCAAGTGTGCCTGAACGATCTGGTAGTGTCCAATTGCGATCAGCAGCTATATTTGCGGTTTGCAATCGACCTTTAAATGTGTTATAGAACCACACAAATGCACCACGAATTCTTTCAATTGCAGATGAATTGTTTGTAGCACTATTTCCAAATTCTGCATGATATGTGGAACTATTGCTGCTTATAACTGCAGCTGTAGAACTACCGCTGCTTATAATTGCGCCAATACCAGAAGTACTGTTTATATTTGCACCTATGCCACTCACTGCAGATGCATTTATTGCGGTTTGAGTGTTTAGAGCAGACACCCGAGCAGTAGTAGACGCGCTAGAAGAAATATCTAATGCATACAGGTCTGGATCAGATACATTACTAATGACTCCATTAAAAACACCAGAGCCATCACCATTTCTCTTTACTACAGAATTTTGACTGCCTTCGTCGTCAAGATACGGAGTCTCATGTACAACAATTCCTCCGTCAAGTTCTTTGTAATACAATTTTTTATCAGCATAATTAAGTGCTAATTCGCCAAAATCCAAGAAATCTTCTAGTGGAACTGCACCAGGAACTGGACTATTTTTTAAAATTATTTTTTTATAATCTGACATATTATTTAATGCGTGTAAAGTCTGTTCTCAATGCGTTATTTGGTAAATTTGGATCAATCATATAGGCATTATATCCAGAAAAATATAGTGAACCATCATCTAATAACAAGACTGTATAGTCTTCAGAGTCATAAGGTGATACACATTGTATATCAACTATTTTTTCTACAATTTCTGAACTTAAATTAAGACGGGTCCAACTATTTAATTGAAGTGCACTTCCATTTCCAGCTTGATAATGGCCATTTTTTCCGACAGCAAACAAGTAATATTTATTGTCAGACGCTCTGTATGCTTTTGCAAAATTTACGTTGTCTGAATAATAACCATTTCCACACCAAAAGTCTTCGAGGCTATATCCAGACGGAAGTGGTCCAGACAGTCTCCATTGAGTACTTTCACCAGTTATACCAAATTTATTTCCAGTATTTGTGCCTGAACACCAAATTTCATTAACTAATGTTGGGGCAGAAGCAAATCCAAGCGCTCGAACTAAACCTCTATTAGTATTGTATGTTGGTGCTCCTCCAATTACAATATTTCCATTTGCACTTAGTGCTGCGGTTGATCCAAATTTTTCAGTTGCATTGGTTCCAGCAATATTACCTGTTAATAGCTGCCAATTGCTTCCAACTAGTCGATATATTCTAATATATCCATTATCTGTTTTGCCAAGAGTATCGGTGTTTGGTGCACCTATAGCAAGAGTTTGGCCGTCGCGCGATAGCACGACAGCACTTCCACTTGCGCCTTCTGCTGTAAGTCCAGTAATATCACTCCCCAATTGTTCCCAAACTGTAGTAGTTGAATTATACTGAAAGACTCGAGTTTGACCGCTATTTGATCCGTTGGCATCATTTCCAGGTGCACCTACTGCAAGTCGTGTTCCAGACCCACTAAGTGATATAATTGTACTATTATCTGAAGCAAGTTTTCCAGCAATGTCTCCTCCAAGTTGTGTCCACTCATTAAATCTTAATTGATAAATTTTAACTATTCCAGCTCCACCGGTCCCATTTGAAGAAACTGCAATTATAGTGCCATCGGTATTAATTGCAACCGATGAACCAAAATTTTGATTAACTGATATTCCATCTATAACTGATCCAATTTGAGAGATAGTTGTGCCTACTATAGAATATGCTCGAACTTGTCCAACATTTAGAGCATTAGCACCATTAATTGTCTTACTCATATTTGGCGCACCAACTACAAAAACTCCTCCATTACCAGACATCGCAACGGAACTTCCAAATTTACTTCCCGCTTGACTTCCATTTAAATTAGTTCCTAGTTGAGACCAGGCATTTCCAGAATAATTATACACGCGTATCTGTCCAAAAATATTTGAAGCTTGACGATAACCGTCTGGAATTCCAACTACTAATCGATTACCAAATGAATTTAAACTTACAGATTTTCCAAAGTTGCTTGATCCTTCTGTTCCATTTATAGTTGACCCATACTGAGACCATGTATTTCCAGAATATTGATAGCATAATACTTTCCCAACAGTTGGATTTGGTGATCCAACTGCAATAATATTTCCAGCATCATTACACGATAGAGAACTTCCAAATAAATCACCAGAAATATTTGTTGTTAAATCAGAACCTAGATTTATTGTAGTATTATTTTTATTGCCAAATATATATGCTGCACCTTTTCCATCTACATGTGCAGTTGTATAAATTTTATTAATATTTAAATCAGGATTTTCCCAAATTAGTGTTGGTCGGTTTTTATTAGATGTTGTGCCATCGCCAAGTATTCCATTGCCGTTATAGCCCCAACCATAAATTACGTTTCCAGAGTCAGTTGTTAAAAATGCTGTAGTTGCAGAGTCTTCGCCTCCAGCATACAGCCTACATGATGAATAATCAGTTATGCCTGATATTGTAACGGTATTAAATGTATTATTAACTGCAGATGGTGTTAGCCCATCGCCGCGCAGTCCAGTAGAACCATAACCAGACACCCGTATGCCACTTGAAGTTAGTGCTATGCATGTTGCAGTTTCAGCAGTTCCATTCCATGTACCAATAATACAAGCATCAAAGACATTTTCAAGCACTGGTGTTGTCTCTCCAGCTGGTTTTGTTGCGGTGTTTGTTGTAGTTGTCCCATTGTTACCACGACCTAATATGCCATATTGGTTATATCCGGCAATCCACAGACGATTTGATGTATCAATTACAGCAACGTTGTTAATGTCATAGCCACCACTAATTATAACCTTTTTAATTTTATTGCCAGCCGAATAGTTATAGAGCGGGTTGTATGCTTTTGTCCATTCTTTTACACGTACATCTACATTTGCTGTTCCAGGAAATGGCACCATGTTATAGGGGTTATGCCAAATGAGTCCAATTGCCCATAACTCGCCTTCATTGTCAAGGGCACATGCACTGTATCGTGTGACATGCAATTCTACTGCTTTTCTATTATCAGGCAATGGCATTTCGCAATGCGAATATTTGTCGGCGTGTCCAAATCTACTATATGGACTGCCTCCAGTTATTATTGGAACTCCGTCATGATTTATATAACAAAATTCACCAAAACCTGGTGCAGAACTGTGTGGCGCATGACTTGGTTTGCTTACTAATCGCGCAGCAGGACCCTTTTTGAATACGAGTGTGTCGACATACTCACGCGTTGCAACTCTTCGACGAGTATTAGGATCATTGCCTTCAAACAAGGCAGCAGAAGTGGAATCCCATGATGGCCCACCAAGACTCAGTTTAGAAGGGTCAACAGAATTATTTGCAAGTTTATCAGGTGTAATTGCAAGTGGTGCTATTCCTAATTGACGATCGACATTAACTGTTAGTGTAGGGTCATGCCTTAAATTTAAAACCCCGGTGCCGCCATTTGCAAGCGACAAACTTTGAATAGACTCTGTGCCTCGTATTATATCAAAAACATTTCCACGGTCGATAAAGGTATCGATTACATTGTCCGGTTTTGCTTTTATAAGTGCTCCGCTTATGTTTGGTAGAGTATACCACCAAGAAGCATTATATGACACTGAAGGAGCAATAGTATTTCCAGTTTGAGTTGTATAGATTGCAGCATATTTATTTAATAATGCAGTCGCAAGTTCTGGATATGCACTCCCCTGAAAACGTGATCCTGTACAACGCAACCAGTCTGAAGAAAATGTGGTACCATTTGGAGCATAATCGACGAGAGAACCAACTGGAAGAATTTCATTTGTGCTTACGACATTTGCAGCACCTTCGCTTTGAACCTGAGAAATTATGCTACTTAGCGTAGTCCATGATAAAGCATCTCCAGACTTACCTAAAATAGAAGCTTCACTTGGGTTATTGTTTGGTATGCTATATGAATGAGTTCCAAATTGTAATTGTGATTCTAAAATTAGTTTATCAGTTTTAATTGGTGTTGTACTTGATAATACATTACCTGAGTCATATAAACCAGAATTTCCAATTTTTATGGTTGGAGAAGATAATGTCCCTCCACTAAATGTTTTGGCACCAGTTATAGTCTGTGGCGTGTCTAGCGTAACTGTTCGCAAAAGAGCAGATGTATTTTGGCCAGACGTATAAAATAGTGGTGATATAGAAGTTTGTATATCAGTTATTTCTGATACTATACCATTTGTTTTTTGACGCCAAATATCAAAGGTGTCAGATATATTAACACCAGTTGTAGAAAACTCTGAAAATTGAATTGAATCCATTATCTTTATTTATTCTCTTTTTTTGTTAACATTTCAACTATTTCAAGTTTCCAAGCTAACAACTCTTCAACCTTTGCTTGTAAGTCTGCAATTATTCGCTCTTGACGGCGTATATGCTTTTTTCGATTGCGAGCTGCAACATATGCTGTTGTGTCTGTGTTTAGAATAGCATTTGAAAAAGAGTCTCTTTCAAGCGTTGGATTTTCTTCTACTTTAATTTTTTTTCGAGTGGCCATAAATTTTATACTGTTGCAATTGCTCTAAAATCTCGAATTGTCGGTATATCAAAAATATTATTTGACATGAGTATAACTTTTACCTGGAAAGAAACAAAGTCATCACCTGGGTCAATTACATATTCAGTTTCAGAATATATATCAATGTTTGTATTAATTGGTATTGGATTTGTTGGAGTTAATTCTGTCCATACTAATTGATCATCTGTAGTAGTTGTATCAAATCCCAATTTAACATAAACTTTAATGTCTGTTTCAAATGTAGGACGATTTGTTGATAGATAAATATTTAATCGATCAGAAGGAGAGTTTAAGTTAACTTTACGCGTAATATATCGAGCAGTTGCAGATCCATTTTCTAATGGACTTACAATTGAATATGTCACACCACTACCAACTTCAGAGGCAGCTGTTGGAGAGAATGTAAGAGTAGTCGCGTTATTAGCAGTTATTGTAAATTCTTTTCCACTTAGTGTGCCGCTCGTTATTTTTAATGTTTTTCCAACAAACGCATTTGTTGTCCAAGTTGCTGTACCTTTTATAAGTGTAGTAGTTGAACCTCCGGTAGAAGTACTAGATTCATATACAGTATAACCTTCATCCGTAGAGTCATCATTGATAATATTTGCAATTGTTAGCAATGATGAGCCATCAACATCAATCACAGGTGATATTGCAGAATCAACAGACATAAGATTTGATGTAAGCACTGCGCGTGGTCCAAACGGGACATTTTGATTACGTGATGTAAGTATATGAGAACTTAAATTACCATAACTACTAGGAATATAATTATCGCTATTTGCTTCAATACGTTCTGGAGATTCATTTCCAAATTGAATCCTATGAGATATTGCAGAATTATTAAATGCTAAGTTTGGTTGACGTAAGTTAAAAATAGACACCGGAATTTCCGCCAGTTTTGCAACCAAGTTGGGTACTACTGGAGTGTTGCTGTCTGCAGTATTTTTTGTTACTATTACTGTAGGAGCATTATTATATCCTGCTCCACGATCATGTATAATTACGCGTGAAATACTACCGGTAAATGGATCAATTACAGCTTCTGCGCGAGTACCTCTGCTTGGATCGAATGTTATTGTTGGAGGCAACCCATATCCACTACCACCGTCTACAATTTCAATTGTTTCGACACCAGTGTGTAATTGTGTTCTAAAATTAATGTCTCCAGACTTGATTGTCGTCGTTGCTGGGTTAAAGAATTGTGCACGGTTAATTCTAAATTTTAGGTCCTGTTCTTGTTGAGGAGTCCAAGTAAAGGCATTTGCACTCGTAAAAAATGTACCAAGATATTCTTGTTTTTCTATACGTTTACCAGTAATCACATCAGCTTCACCAAGTATTGCATACCAGCAACGATAATCACCATCATTTGATGATACTACCACTGCATACTCTTCATCACTCTTTAAGAAAACAGGATCACTAAACCTAAAGTTTGTGGGCAATGAACCATTAGCACTTATTTGTACCTCAGATGGGCGACAGAATGTGCGTGAGTATGGGACTATTGTGCGTGTTGGTGCACCGTTTTCCATTGTTACAATATAAATTTCAACCGGTTGGAAAAGTGCCTTTTGAGCAAAGTATAGGTCAACTGAAGTTATAAATGCACCAGTTGGATAGTCTTCTGAACTAATTATAAATGACTGAGCAAGCGGGTCACGATATGTTGTAGTGCTTGTGACTACAGTTCCAGAAACAGTTTCTGAAATTGGGGTTACAGTAAATTGTGGCGTTTTCGTAGACAATATCGTCTCTTGCACAGTCTCAAGTATACCACTTGCAGTATATTTTGATAGTGCATACGTAGTTTCTGAAGATGCATTTCGCGGATCATCAGTCAACTTAAATGTACGATCACCAGTACGGAATCGAATCGAACTATTATTTGGTATGATAAATGAACCATAGAGTTCTCCAGATGTGTCAGTAGTTAATGTTGCGCCATATGCGCTATAACCAGACTCTGGAGATGGTAATTGGTTTGATAAGATTCCATCAAAACGGCGAGTAGTGTTATCATTTACTGTTGTAGGAATGATAAATTTGGTTGAATCGTTATTTAATATTTGATTTGTGTATGCTGATATATCACGATCTTCAAAGAATGGATAGACTCGAGTAGACGCCTTTAATCCAGTTGCATGGAAATATACAATTCGTGAACGTATAAATGGTATAATTGAAGTATCAACAACACTTTCGCCAAGACTTTTTGGCACAAATGAAAAACCAAGAGTAGTATTTGTGCCTGTACGAGTGTCAGTATATGCGCGTTGTGTAGTGGTTGTCGTAGGTATGCCACGACCTCTTATAAATGCTCCGCGTGTAGTAGTTGTACTACTCGCACCCCATTGTCTAGTCCAGTTATTCCAATCTGTGCCAAGTATGTCAAGTGCTGGATCTTCTGCAATAAACTTGATTGCATCAAATGCGCTGTCATCAGTTACAATAAGATCTGGGCGAGTGATTGTGTCTTTCCAATTATCGGCAGCAGGAGACAGACGTATATTCCCATTAATCTTTGCATATATGTGCGGGTGAACACTAATGTGTGCAGTCGCTTTTAGGTGCGAAACAAGTTCAACCTCGTCGTAAGACAGCGTAATTATACTGTCATGTACTCGTATTTTCCCATTGTCTGCAAGCGTAGTGCGTGTAATTGAACCACTCGTAGTATTTGTAACTGTAGTAGTTGTTGTTAGCGGACTGTCAATTGCAAGGTCAATGTTATGAGTATTGTATCGAGGACGTAACAGTCCAGCGTCACGGTCAACTGCGCATTGATATTGAGGATCAAAGACGTCGCCAACTCCATGACCAATAAAATTATCAACTAGTATTCCATTTTTAAATCGTTCGCCCGCATCATCAAAAATTGGTTTATCATTAGCAGAACGTTCTAGTAATGATAACGAAGTATAATATTCAATATTGCCTATACGTTTTTCAAGGGCACCAATGTCTCGCATTGTATATCGACGATTGTCGATATAATTTTTTACAATTTCAGACACATTTGGCGTGTATGCTGGAACGTTCAATGAATAGAGTGTCATTGAATTTTTTGGCGCTCCAGGCTCAACTGGAGTTAGAGATGGAATGCCTTGAATAATCGCAAACTCATTTCTAGAATTTACTGTAACCTTATCAATACGTGGTAAATAAAATGTAGCTGCGCAAGTTATAGGGGTATTTGGATCAATAATGGCTTTTCCAATATTTGATACAACGCTTCCAACAACACCTGAATTTACAGTATAGAGTATGTCTTGTCTAAAGTCTAGCACATCAGAAAGTTTAATCCCAGAGTATGTTGGTATATTATCATATGGGGTGCCAACGCTGTTGTTATTTGAACTATAAGAGTCAACATTATACATCACGAGATCACGACCAGAGACTCCGCCAAGACGGTCATAATATTCATATGTAATATCAATATTAGCATTTAATTGGCCAGAACCAATATATTGGATGCGTCCATTTGTATAGATGTTATCGCGTTGGCCGTCATCAATTAGTTTAAATGATGAGGTAATATTTTTACGAGGTGTGTCAGCAGAAAACACACTTACTAGTCGGATAATATCGGTATTTTTAAGAGTGTATATGCGAGACGCACCTCCAGACGCTGGTGTAACGCCACTGTCTGTAGTAGATGCCACACTCTTTGTAACTCGCGCTGCGGTACTGGCATTTACGACCTTAACTTTTGCAAGCGCACTATAAACTGCGCCTGATGACCAGTTGCTATTGCGCGGTACTATTGTAATAGTTTTTGCATTCGATGATATCGTTGCAGTATATTCACTTTGTGTTTTAGCGGTTCCATTAACTATTAATGTAATATCACTTGTGTCAGTAAATATTTTATTATCACCAACATTAAGAGTTATATATGTATTTGGTGCAGTATCTCCGCTAAAAGTTTGTTGAACATAATATGATATATTTTGAAGAGTCTTTGTTTGTGCATATGGAAGTTCAAACAAGTTTGTACTTGATGTTGTTTCTTGTAAATTTCCACCAGTTACATTAAACAAAAATTCATTTCCATAAATTTGATCAATGTTATCAAATCGACGTGCATTCCAATTAGCAGTTTGTGCTGTAGAATTAAACTTTACATCATATACATAACATTTAAATTCTGTAGATGACGCGCCAGTTGGTTCAAACGCCTTTATGCGACAAGTGCCAATAAGGACTACATTATCACCTTCTGCTGGAGGTGCTGTAGTTGATAATGTCGTGTTGTACGCATACAGGTTATATGTATTTGTAATTGTTGAAATCGATGGAAAGGTAGAATTATTCCCATTGTCAGTGCCGGCACGTTGTATATCACCAATAAAATAGTTGCCTATATTTGCACTCACACTGACATTAAACTCTCCAGTCTCAAGAGCCTTTGGAGAGGTTAAGTTTAAACTTTTATCAAGTGCTACTCGGTACCCATCAACATAAGCAATAGATGGATCGAGAGTAACAGTAAATTTACCTCGTGCATCTTCAATTGCTGCCTTTTGCTGAGCGACAGTTTCAAATGTATATCCTATTTGATCTAGATCATCTGCCTTGTATGCACCATGTATATATGCAACCTCACTAACGCGGCCGCCATTGGTTTCATTTACTAATGCAGTGCCTGATGTTCCGTCTCCTGGTGGTAAAACTGCTACAAATTCAGAACCTACAATTGCAGGCGAAGCTGCGCCGAGAGCAACCCAATCAGTAAGAGGAGCAGTAGTGCTACCAAGATCTTGAATGCGATAGCGCCGCCCAACTACAATACAATTTGCTGGTAAATTATCGCCATCAAATGTCTCACGTATTTGTATAGAAAATGGATTTACTGTATAGTTACCAGACTCTTCGCTTGTACGCTTTGCAAGTATATCAACAATTTCCGAGTATTCTGCAGTTTCAACAACTTCTAATGGACGCGAAGAATTTATTACAAGCAGTTTTATATATGAATTTGATACATCTGCTGCATACACAGTTGATGTGATCCATTGCAATGTTAAGTCTATTGAATAGCGATCGGCGCCTGGAGCACTATAGTTTGGAGTGCCATTTGCATTATCAAGTAATGTATTATCGCTTGAATAGGTGACAATATTTTCATCAATCTTTAATACTGCATAACCAGAAAGAAGTGTTTCTTCAGACGCCTTATCAATGAAAACCGTTTGACGTGGAACTGCTACAAATGATCCCTTTGTAAAAAATACACCTTCTTCACAAACAATTCCAGACGCAAACCCAATAGAAATATAAGTTAGATTTGATACTGATGGCAACTCATTTTCAGTTAAATTTAAATCTGAAGAACGCAATATTAGACTATAACCAGCGAGTGTGTCATCATCAAATTCAGTTTCGCCGGCATTTCCCGTATTGATGTATGTAAAATAAAACCTATAGATGTTTGCCTCTATTTGTCTATAACCAAGTATTTCACCACGAAGACCTGAAGCATATTCAATAGTTTTTGCAGTCTCAGCAATTTGAGCGACAGTAAATGCAGTTTCGGCAACAGATGAAACTGCAGTTGATAGGTTTAATGTAAGTGAGCGTACACTGGGCAAAAAAGAAGTCTTGCCGCCAATTACTGCAGTATCATTTTTCCAAACACTGCTGCCAAGGCGATTAACTTGATCTTGCAGTGCAGACTGCAACTGATTAAGTTCTCTTACCTGTACACTATAACCAGGTTTAAATAATACGCGAAGATAATTTTTATCGCCATTTCCAGACGCATTATAATCATCATGATATGTAGTGTTGTACGTTGTAACAGACATTAGAATTGAATAATAATCTTGATTTCTTCAGTTTGAGCACTTTGACGATTTATTTTTTTGCGATTTTCAGCAAATATAACTTCGCCACTACGTGGTGTATACTCATTGTTATTTACTGTTAAATAATTTATAGTGTTATTATTAGGTGCTGTAAATGAACCAGTTGATGGTACCACACCATATCCAGTAGTTGAGTTTTGGTGAAAATAAACACGATGTTGGGTGCTTCCACCAACAGAAACAGTAGAATAGTTATCAAAATACGCCTTTATTCCAGTCGTACCAAAGGTTATTAAACTACCAACTGCAGGAGTACTTGTTGGAGCAGACGCTAATGTTAGGTAACGAAGCGCGGCTAGTGTATCAATTGATGAACCTTCAGAATATTCTATATCTTTTAATACCGATATTTGACGATATGGTATATACAACCCATCATCCGAAATTGTATCAACTGCGTCTACCGCGATTCCAACATACCACGATGGTAAAGTTGCTGATGGTTTGTATGCAAATCCACCGGCAGGAGCAATATGTGGAACTATAACTGCTCCAGATCCAGTTTCAGCTGGATCAAAAATAAAATATCCATCAACTATACCTTTTGAAGACTCCGCGATATAAGAATAGTCAGCAGGCAATAGCACACTTTCAATCGCCCCAGTAGTAGAATTTATATTTACTGGGCATGTTATTGTAATTTCGGTGTCATTGATTTTTCGCGCAACAAACTGAACAGAATTTGTAGATGTATATCCACTGCCTCCAGAAGTTATTGTAAACCCGTATAATAACCCTCCACCATCATTTTCAATTGCTGCTGAAATTGAATCAGCAGCAACTCCAGAAGAAATGCTAATAAATTGATCAGTATTGATATTTGCAGTTGCAGTAACTACATTATCAACAAGTATCCATATATAACCATCACTGCCATAACTAAGGGCACGATAGTCAGTGGACACTGGAATGTTGGCAACTGCTCCGTCACCAGCCTTTAAGCATAGGTAAATTCGTCCACTTATAACTGCATAGCATGGATTAACTTCTCCTCCACCAACAAGTGTACTAGGATAAAAACAATCGGGATCAGCTGGACTGTATGCCTTATAGCGAGCGCCAGCTTTCCATTTTATTTGTGGAATTACCAGTCCGCTATTAACCGCATTAATCTTAATTAATGTAGTTAAATTTGATTTTATATCAGAGTCATCTGAAGGAATTCCAAGAGGAATAGGTATAACTAAACTTGTTGACTCCTCGTCGGTCGCCCATTGTTCAGATTTACCAAGCCCAAGATAATATGTACTGTCTGCAATATTGTCTAGAAAAAATTGAGCGTTGTTTCTACGAAAAGAGTCTGTTACGATTGCTGCCATATATATTTTTATTTAATGTATTTATATAGAAATTTTTAATTACCAAAAACCGTAGCGCATATTAATGGCCAATCAATCTTTGCATCAGTATCTTGTCCAGTGTACAAAGTAAAAGAGTCTTGTAAAAATGTATGTGGTGATGGTCCTTGCCATATATCGTCTATTGTTGTACCAACTCCAGAAGCAACTACACAATAATTACTATCAATCATAGGAGTAGAAAAATAAAGTTTGTATTGTCCAATTGCGCTCTTATTTATATATGAAATATTATATGATGATCTAATCATACTTGATGATACATATGCCTTGTATGCTATTGCTGTTTCAGCAATAGCTGTATTGGCAGCAGTAATTATAGTAAATCGATTATTATCTAATCGTGTTATCTCATAATATCCAACAACAACACCGGTTGATGCATATATAGATTCCCCATTGCGAAGACCATGATTTACACTTTGAATTGTTGCAATATTCGAACCGGTTGGTCGAGATACTGTATGTTGAGTGTATGTTATTGGCATATTAGTTATGACAGTAGTATTTGCTGCTACAGTAATATCAAATGTATGTTGTTGAGGATTACGAACAGTGTATATTCCAGCAGCTAAACCACTAATAGCAGTAATACTAATTTTATGATCGGCAGGCAAACCATGATTTACGCTTCGTATTGTAGCTGTAGTATTTTGGCCGACTGTTCCAGATTTTGTAACCGTGTGAACCGCGTATGATATTGCAACATTACTTAACGCGGTGGCAGCAATCGTAGAAATATTAAATGTATCTGGTCCGGTAACTTGGATTGGATATGGTCCAATGGCAACTCCAGTCGACGCGTATATAGTATAACCATCTGGCAAACCATGATTTGTACTTGTAATTATTGCAGTTGTTGAACCAACCCCGCGAAATACCGTGCCAGACCTAGTTGTTATTGCAGATTTATCAATCGATGCTGCTTCACTGCCATTAAAATTTATCCAGGCTTTTGCAGCAGGTGCAAAAGTTTTTAATGTATTTGGTGAAACATAATCTGTAGTATCACTCGCCTGTGATACTATGCCAGAACCATTTGCTTTAAGTAAACCACTTGTAGTTCCAGCCCCTCCTTTATTCGCCGGTACAACGTCTAAAGAAATATTTCTAGAAGCACCCGTACCAGTAATACCAATTGGTGATTCAGCAGTAATATTACCTATTTTGACATTCAACTGCGATTGTATATTATCGGTAACGCCACTCAATCGACTAATTTCAGTTCCAGAAACAGATCCAATTGTTGTAGTTAAATTTGGTAAAAATACATTTCCAGTAAATGTAGGATTATGAAACATTGTAGCCTTGCTTTGATTGTCTACATTTTCTAATCCCACGTGAACCTTTGTGATTCCAGTTACTGTTCCAGTAAAGGTTGGATTTGCACGGTTTGCCTTAAGATCCAACTGTCCTTGAATACCACTAGTAACTCCACTTAGACGTCCTATTTCAGCACTATTAACTGGTCCTATAGAGGTTGTGGTTGGTAGCACCACATTTCCATCAAATGTAGGAGAATTAAGATTTGCCTTTGTTGATAAGACAGTTACCATTATAGGTGGCACACTCGAAATCAAATTTGCTAGTTGATTTGCTGCATTAGACGCAGTAATCTTTCTATTTGTCCCTACAGGACTCATTGTTCGATCATCAACATCAATGATTTGAATGAGATCATTACTCGTAATAGTAGTTGCCGTATCTAGGTCTGTAATTTTAACTGGCATATTTTATATTTATTAGAATTTTATGCAATACAGCATTGCGATGTTTGCTGGGCGGGTTTCACCACCCGCTGTCCACCATCCGGCATTAACTCCATGTGTATATACATTGTGAGAGTGCGCCCCCGAAGCACTAGTTGTTCCAGTTTGAACCTGCGCTACTTTAGTTCCATCACTCCCTGCATCAACCTTATCATATCTTGGTTCAGTATATGTGTGAGTATGATTCCCTTGAACATCTGTATAACCATTGTGAGTGTGGTCTTGGAACATTTGACTTTGTTTTGCGCCAAATGCACCAGTTGTTGTACCATCACCATTAGTTCCCCAAGCACGAACGAAATACCCCCTCAAATCAGGTAGATTGAAAGTTGTACTATTATTTCCTGCGCCATATGTCGTGCCAATAGCTGCAAAAAGTGCTGGATAACCAGAAGCCCCTGCTCGGTCGACTGCCTGACCATTAGCCCATAGCCAACCTGCCGGTGCACTACCCATAGCAAAAGCCATAACTGCTCCCGCTGGAACAAAGCTAATTGTAGTGCCACCAACAGTAGTTGTACTTGGTAGTGCTACATTTCCAGAGAATATTGGGCTTGCAAGATTTGCTTTAAGGTTTAATGCAGTCGCAGTGTCTGTAGATATTGGTTTATTAAGATCACTTGTATTATCAACATTACCAAGTCCAACCATGCTCTTTGTAATGCCGCCTACTGTTCCAGAGAATGTTGGATTTAAAATATTTGCTTTAAGGTTTAATGCAGTCGCAGTGTCTGTAGATATTGGTTTATTAAGATCACTTGTATTATCAACATTACCTAGTCCAACTGCTGACTTTGATAGTCCACTTATAGCAGAAGAAAATTGGGTAAAGACTATTGGATCAGTGCCAACTACAGCGACATCACTCGTTACAACCCATGAACTGCCTTTAAGAGTATTGCCACCATCTACAAGTACATAACCATCATTAATCTCTATTACCTCATTAAAGTCTGTGGCACGAAGTGGGGACCCTGTTGTCTGAACAACATAGATTCCATTTTGAGCAGGTGCGCTTTGATCTTTTAGGAGTACACGATTGCCAGATGCAAGGGTCACTCCATCCATACTAGACGACGGAGTTATGTTTGATAGTGTAAAATTGATTCCAGGAGATGCAGCAACAACTGGAATTGCAATTTTTAAACCGGCACTATTAAAGTTTTCAAGTGATACTTTGCTGTCTAGTTCATCTTGTATAACTTGTGGTATGGTTGTCGACAGTCGAGAGAGTCCATTTGCAAGTGTGCTTGCTTTAATTTTACGATTTGTACCAGTTGGATATGTTGACGAAGTCTGCTCAATATTAATTATTTGTAAGAGGTCATTTGACGTTACATCTGTGTCAGCTGTTAGTTCGCTTAACTGTGAAATTTTTATGGTAGCCATATACGATATTTATATAGAATTATATTATGTTGCGAACAACTCGGAAACCGGTCGCGTTTGAAGATCCTGGTTGACCGCCACCATTTCTAAGTGCTACTCCTACATCTGTCGTGTTTGTCGAAGCCCAACTACCGCCTCGAACTACTCTGCTGTTAAAGTTTATACCTGAAGTTGGTCCACGTGGATTAGTCAGATCGGTTGGGTTATAACTTTCTGCATAATAATCCCAACACAACTCACTAATATTACCTGCCATATCATATAATCCATAGCTGTTTGGTGGAAAGGTTCCTACTGCAGTAGTATTCGGCCGATCTGCCCCGCCTTGCCCGGTAAAATTCATATAATTTGCTTCAACTTGTGTAATAGTATCACCTAACGGATATCTTTTTCCGTTTAGTCCTCCTCTCGCTGCTTTTTCCCATTCAGCCTCAGTCGGAAGCCTGTAACCATTAGCATCCCATTTTACATGCGTGCTAGGTAGATTTGTACTTCCAGTCTTGTAGACTGTTGTCTGAGCGATATCAGTGTAGTAAATTGGAATAAGTCCTTCCTTTTGACTACGTGCATTACACCATTTTACAGCATCAAACCAAGTGACATAACCAATAGGGTGATTGCTAGCTGCGCCGAACCCCATAGATGGAGCCATCGGAATTTCTGAAGCTAAATCTGTATATCCATTGGTTAATCCCCAAGTACGTACTTCATTCCATTCGCCCCTTGTCACTTCATATTTGCCCATATAGAAAGCATCCAAGGTCACTGTGCGAATTGGAGCATTCTGTGTGCCATCCAACGAGTCCCCCATCGTGAAGGCCCCCTGTGGAATGAAAGCCCATGCGTTTGATCCTCCATTACGTCGCCGACGCTTTCTTTTAACTGCAGAAAATAACATATCAAATAAAGTCCCAAGTATTGCTACTTATATTTTTTATTGCACACACTTCACCAGCAAGCACAGTTGCAGCATCATTATTATTAACTGTAACACCATTTGCTGCAGTTAGCGTCAATGAACCTGCTCCAGTGTTGCGTCTAAATGTAATTGTAGTTCCTACTGGAGCTGACGTTAAAACGGGTAGTATAATAGTTATAGCACCCGCATTTGAAAGACGCACATATTTATTATAATGAGTGCTGCTAAGAGTCAGCGTAGATGTGGATATTTCTAATATGTTGTTATAACTATTAATTATTTCAGATTGCACAAAGGCTGTCGTAGCAATTTGTGTAGTATTTGTGCCAACGCTCGCTGTCGTTGATAGCGGAGTCCCTGTAAAGGTAGGACTGCTAAACATCGTGCCCTTGCTTTCATTTGTGACAGCGCCCAGTCCTACCATAGTTGCAGTTATACCAGCTACAGTTCCAGTAAATGTTGGACTTGCTAGGTTCGCCTTTAAGTTTAATGCTGTTTGTGTTGCAGTTGAAACAGGTTTGCTTGCATCACTCGTATTGTCAACATCGCTGAGCCCAACCATAGTGGCGGTAATACCAGACACCGTTCCAGTGAATGTAGGAGATTCACGAGGTGCTTTAGAGTTTAACTGTGTTTGAACGCTAGACGTTATTCCACTGAGGTAACCTATTTCTGTACTAGTTAGACCGCCAAAAGTAAAACCATCAAGTTGAGATTGTATATTATCTCTCAATCCTGACAAAAAGCTTATTTCAGTACCAGTCACACCGCCAATAGTCGTAGTGGCTGGCAGTGTGACATCGCCAGTAAATGTGGGGTTTGTTTGAATCTTGGCACTGCTCAATGCACCATCAGAAAGTCCGTCAAACAATGAATCTGCAAGATCACCTATAGATATAATTGCATTACTGCCATTTTCTGACATAAGTGGGTTAGAGGCGTCAATAATTGGTACAGAATCATTTGCTGCCGCCGCAGTTACAACTTCTAATTGTGAAAATTTAATATCTGGCATATCTATTATTTATACTGTTATAGTTATTACCGCGCTTGTAACAAGTATTGGACCATTAACTGCGCCTTTTCGTATTGAAACCGTAAATGTTGGTGTTTGTGCATTTACAGTTAAGCTTGGTACAATTCTAAAAAAACCAGAATTATTTTTAATTATAAAACTACCGCTTGAAGACACTACATCATTTCCAGTTATGGTATAATAGAGCATCGTTTCATCTGGCACAAATGCAGTGTTTACATAGAATCGTACAGACTGACCTTCAGCCGCAGTAAATTTATTTGGTGTGATTGTAGCAGACTGCGTATTCATCTGTCCTTCAGATATAAATGTGGAGTTCTCATTTTCTGTTAAAACTGTGTCAGAATCTTGAGAAACAAATGGATATCTATATATCAATGCCTCTTTGTCTTCAAGAGTACTATTCATATAGGCTTCCATAGTTATATCAAAAGATTCGACGACTGCTTCATCATATTCTGGGTCCGTGTCTTCATATGTTGGATCAAGTGGAATTAATTCACTATAAAACCATGGATAGTATGAAAGATCGGGTGCTTTAACTGTTATAAAACTTGATATATTACTAAACAGTCGATCAGCATTTGGTGTGTATGGCGCACTTGCCTGAGCAATAGTCTTGTGTGAAAAGCCAGAGACTAGTTCGTTTGGATCAAAGAATTTTATCCAACGTTGATAGTCTTCATAGACTACCTTGTCTCTATAATTGGCATTAATTGCAAATACGCGAAGGGCAAGTTGAACCATACGTACTAGAGACTCTGGCGCGTTGCGATCTAGCAGTCTTGTAAGTATAATTGTTAGCAGTCTTTCGTTTGCTGTTAACCAACCTGGTTGACTACGAGGGCTATGATAGCCGAGTACTGGAGGATGATATGCATTTAGCCATAAATAACTTTCCTGCGGTTTGCGAACGACATAGTCAATGACATTGTACCATTCACTACGAGCAATAAATTCAAAGATTATAGCACTAAATAGTTTTAACCCAGAAGGGTGTACAAACCGCAAATAATCATCACCCCACTCATCATATGGTAACTCACTTTTAATTTCATATGAATAATTTTGCCAATAATAACCGTCATGCAACTTATATAGATTAGAAGCAAATGATTTGTTATCAGAATATGTCCATACATCTTCATCACTTGGAATTACACTCCATAGAATTGGATCCAGGTCTTCACAGCGATAAATTGTTGGGGTTGGTGCATCTTCTAATGAATGTATAAGGTCACCAATTTTAGATGTATATTCTGGGCTTGCCGTTACGCTAAATGCATGAGCATACTCGACATTTGAAGTGTCAACTGCATATGTTGAGCCGCCCGCAGCTTCTGTGACAATACCATTGTCTTCAGGAGGCAGTCCTTTTTGAGTTAATATATAGTCTGCCGTGCCCTTTTCAGTCTCTAAACCAAAAACTGAAATGTCTATACTATCATCACCAAGAGTAATTATTTTTTCAGTAATTATTTCGTTGTTTGTAATAGACTCATCAACTAAAACTTTACCAGACTCATCAAGTATTTCTTCGGTGTCTGTAGATGGAACTATAGGAGTTATAGTTAACCTACTATACTCTATATTTTGTATGTCTATTATACCATCATCTTCGGCAGATTCAAATAAAACAGGGAGTCCATCCTCATAAAGATTGTATGCTCCACTCTCTAACAAACTTGTTGATGATATAAAATTAACATATTCAATGTTACGCGCAAAGACGTCCCAAGTTGCTTCATCTGGCCAAGGCGTGTCATTTGTGCTGTATAACTCAAATTCATCCTTATAGCGATAGACCCAACGATAAACAGGATCTGCTCCTTCAGTGGCAACATTAACTTTTTGTATATATGGCAGATTAAATGACTTTTCTACTCCGCCATAAGTCCAAAGATCTTCTGAAAAAGCACTTAACGTAACAGTATACGGTCCGGGATTTGAACTTGGAAATGGTCCAATCCTATAGTCAGAAACTACTAATAGTGTATTTTTATTTGGGTTTGTGCGTGATGTACGTAATGATGGTATGTCAATTGGGGCCCAACGACCGCTGCCGCCTGACAAGTCAAATAGGTAATTTTTAGGGTAAAATATGCTTACAATTTCGTCAAAGAAAAGTTTGAAAAATGTGTGTATGCTGTCTTCCGAACCGCGTGTATGATAATATTGTATAATAACGCGATAGAGAGTGACTTTATCAAGCACACGCGAATTTGGAATATTGCGTGCAATTAGGCTTTGTATTTGGGTTAGATATTTATCGGATACAATATCAATATCTTTTTCGCGAGTAATGGCAGCAATTTCATTTGACGGCAAACCAGTACGATTTAGGTGCTCATAATAGCGCTCAATAAAATTGATAAGATTGCTCGCAGACTCTTTTAAAGAATCTGGATACAAACTTTCGGTTTGTATCGATTCTATATTACGCGGGCGCGAATTTGCTATACTTAAAAGCATACTTAACGGTCTCTACTAAATGTATTATATTGCACTGAACGATTTGAACCACCAACGGCAATTAGGTCAACTTCGCCATAAACATTTAGGCGTGTTGTATCAATGCGCATAAGTTGATTGCGTTTAGGTGCAAGGTCATTTGATAGTGGTATTACGTCTATTATCATTGTGGTGTTAGTGTCAGCGAGTAGCGGTTCTATTTCCATTACTCCAGTACTCAGTGTAAGCGTACCAACATTTTTATTACGAATAATTGGTTTATCATTGGCATCATAATAATAGACATACAGCAAGCGTATGTCAGACAGTGTTGGATGTGCTTCCTCACCAATATAATATGTAACTCCATCATAATCCCAACCAGTAGAATTTACAATGGCAATATTATCATCAACTGTTAATGATGTACCAAATTTTATTGTTATTTTTTCTGGTTGTCCACTAACTAGTGTAAAACTTTTAGAGATAAACACTCGTATAAGTGAATTTAATATTGCAGGACTTGTTCCATCAACAGTCTTTGATAAAAATGAATGACGAAACACACCATCAAAAGATTCCAAATATTGACTATTAAATGTGTCTATGCTTTCTTTAACCTTTGTTTCAAGTTGTGTTTTTGTGTGCGTAGTCAGGTTACGGTTATACTTAAAGAGTACATCAAGCACAATATCAACATATTCAGGATCAACTATTTCAGGAAATATTGAGAGTACTTTTTTATCACTTAAATATGTCAGCAATCCTTGTTTTTCATTTGGCATTAAAACTGATGAAGAATCCGATTTTTTTGCAGATATAAAAACTTTACCATATTGTGGTGGATCATTATCTTCGCCTCCCCACACAGCTACGGATTTTACATTTGTTAAATAACTATGCACCAATGTTTTGTAGTCATCAGCAGTCACTGCACGATTTTGTGAAACATATTGAAGTGGCGCGTTATATTTTATACTACTAATAGACTCACGATCTGACCCGCCAACCGCACGTGCAACTGTATTTAAACTAACTCGAGTTAGTTGAGTTGAATCAAAAAAATCAGAGTATGAAAAAATATTTGAAGAGTTTGCGCCAGTGCCATCAGTAACCAAATATGTTAACTCTAAAACGTTTAAGTTATCTGGTTTTTTGCCAAATATACCATCACCAAATGATATTACATAGTTGCCATTATAGTTTTCGTATAAGAAATAAATTGGGGTTGTATCATCAACACTATTAATATCTGTAAATAAAGAATATACTTCGTTAATTTCTGATCGTCCAGTCTGATATACCGCTACTTTTAACGTGCTTGTATCAATATTTTTATCGTCTATAATATATTCGTTATTACTTTGTGTAGAATTTATTTGAATTCTCTTTTTAATGAATGTACCTTGATATATGTCAATGTTATTTGCTACCAAGTCTCCACTAGAATTTTTTGTGCAGACAATATCATTTAAATTTGTAAATTTATAGGTTTGACTTTTTGAAAGGTCTGTTATATTTGATGAAAAAGTTGAACCCACTGGAAAAACATATTCATTTAATAATGTATTTCTTGGCGTTACAGTTACGTTTATTTGTGCCTTTGCAGAGGCATAACTGCGTGGGGTATATCCAATTAACTTTGCGGCAGACACCACGTTTTGTCGTAACTGCGCAGTATCAATAAAACTTTCATTGACTGCCATGTGCGCGAGTAATGCATTGTAATGTGTGTTATGCGAGAGCACATCAAGCAACATATTTAATCCAGACCCAGCATAATCCCAGTCTTTAAATGGACTGTCTCCAGCCTTGAAATATTCTATTAGATTAGCCTTGATTTGATCAAAATCTAATTCTGTAACATTTACTGATTGTGTTGGAATTTCCATTATCGTACTCGTGTTAAATATATTACAATTTCAGCAGTTGAATTGTATGATGCTTGAAAAGTTATGCCCACCCGATATGCATTTTGATCAGACTCGTCCACTACAGTCACTTCATAGTCGCTTATACGTGGTTCATAGAGGTCAATCATCTGTTCTATTTTTGCCTTTAGCTCATATTCTGTAAACATGTTTGCATTTTCAAACAGCAAAGCACGAATGTCCGAAGCGATTTCTGGTTGAAACAGCCGATCATATTGATTTGTTAACAACAAATTTTTTAAACTTTGCCGTATTGAATCAATATCAAGAATTGGACGTATGTCATTATAAATCGGGTGTATAGCAAAACTGTTGTCTATATCGGAATATAAATTTTTTCTAGCCACATTTGATGACTTAGAATCATTATAGTCCGATAGCGTTTTACTCATATTTCTATTTATATAATTTATAATACGCGGTAAATTATACAAACCCTATGATCTAATCAACGAACTAAGAGACGAACTGGCAGATGATATAAGTGATGAAATTCCACTAGTAGAAGGACCTGAACTTAGAGTGGTCGCCTCAGCGGCAGATGCTTTCGCGTTTGCTGGATTGTTACGTATTGCATCTACGTTGTTTTCCATCTCAGACTTTATTTTGTTGACTCTGGCATTATACTCTGCAATTGTTTCTTTTGACCAAAATGGATTTTTCTTAAGCATTTCTTTAGCAGAAAAATTAAATTCATTTTTAAGTGCAGTTATGGAGAATCCAGTTTCGCCCATTGCAAAACTTGTAACTGAACTTAATCCAGCTGTAACTCCATCAATTGTATTTGCAATTGAACCAAGTCCAGCATTTAATGTATTTACTGAAAAACCTGAAGATTTTTTTGTGCCACTTGAAGTGGTTGTCGTAGAGGCAGTGTCTGGATAAACACTTGATAATATGCTTGTAGCATCGCCTAGTACACCATATACTGATCCGAGCGTGCCACTAAATTCTCCAATGTCATTACCTGGATCTAATAGGCCTAATGCATTTCCAGTGGATGCTATACGATCATGATAATTATATGCAAGTTCGTGCACCGCAGTAAGCATTGAAACATATTCCTGTACTCCAACCACATTTCCAGCAGCATTCATGGTGTTTATCTTTTCAGAATCTTTGTTTAATGCATCTCTCAAACGAAATTGAAAAAGGTCATAGCGAGCTTTAGCTTCAACTGGTTGCCGTGAAGTTGCAGGGATAAATCCTACAACTGCTTCAGGCACCTTTGTATTATCGGCCTTTATAAGTGACATATCAAGGTTACAAATATCAACAAGTCCATTTGCAACATCTTTTACAAATTGACCGACATCACCAGTCATGCCTGGAAAACTTTCTTGTATCGCAGCAATTTGCTCATTTGCTAATTTGCCTAATGCATCATATGCACCACTATTTTCAAGTACCATATTCAATGCAGCCCATGGGTTCTCTTTAACAAACTCAATAAGCGCCATTATCTTTTTCACCATCTCTATCAACTCCATTATTGAAGTTAATAGCTTTATAATGCCTAACCCTGGTATATAACTTAAAACAAATGCTGCTATTTTAGCAGCTGCAAATATCATTAAACGTTGAGGTAAACTTTGCGCGCACTCTGCAAGCGTTTTTATTGTGCCCAAGCCCCTGATATCAGCTTTGTCAAGTATTGTTAATATTCCGGTCTCAACAAATTCTTTTTTCGTCATCGCATTTGATGATGACGCATAACTTGAATTACTTAAACTGCTACTACTGCTTATACCGCCTAAAGCTCCTTCATAAATATTTCCATTTCCAGTATCAGATGTTGCTTTATTAAATATATCAACTTTTCCTTGATATTCTGCTGCTGCGGCCTCTGCTTCTATATTTGTTAGGTTACGAATCGTATATGTAGTTGTAGCACCGCCAACATAATTAAAATCAGTACATTCATATTCAATTGTATAGACTCCTATTTCAATTGGCGCTGAAAGAGGTGCAACTAGTTTTTCTCCAAAATATTTTACTCTAACTGGTATGTTTATTGGGTTATTTGGATCAGGAGATTCTATTAATTTTGGAATTGTTTCAAATTCTGGTCCTTTAGGCTTTCCATCATACACTCGTTCATCTTCTAAAACCACTATTTCAAACGGGAGTGGTAATATAGTTAAATATTTACTGGGGTCTTTTAGCGATTCAACTTGTGATCTATAAGATTGGCCATACCAAGGTGGTATGTTTGTTGGAACTGGTTTATGATATTCCGTAGTAAACCACCCTTTGCACGTTGGATCGCCTTTTAGTGTAGTAACTATAGTATAGTCATAGCGACCTACATTTTTTGGTATACTTGATATGTAAGGTATTCCACTATCATGAGTTACCTGCATATCAACCTGAGAAAATGGTATTTGTATTAAATCTAAACCAAAGGCATTTTGATCAAATAGACCATTCGATAAATTAAAAAATCCACTATTAGATCTTATTTTTACAGTACCAGTTCCATTTGTAGTAAAATCAACTAGTGTGTTATTTAATGATAATTTAAATTCGCCTAAATCATAAGTAATAAGTCCACCGTCATCCGAAGGGATTAACACTACATCATATAATACATTAACTGTAAGTCCAGTAGTATTGTTTATTGTTGCAAATGAAATTTTATCTCCACTTTCAAATCCATGCATAGGGAGAATCACATTATTATTTACTGCATTAAATACAACCTCTTGTGTTATTTGATATACTCCATTAACAAAAGTTTGTGCATTAAAATCTGTGCCATTATATGTCACAGTGACTCCACCTGGGTTGCTACCATTATCATCATCGACGCTAAGGTATAAAAAGCTTAAATCTATTAGTGTTGACATATTATTATCCTATTCCTGGGGCAGTTGGGGCAGGTGCATTGCCAGTACCATCTCCTAAATGCATGTGAGTAGCTAAACCAGTAATTCCTCCTAAAGCACGAACATCACCAGCAGCAATTAGTGCTCCGCCAAGTACATTTACAAGTGGTGTTGTCATATTTGTTACAGTTGAATACATCATAGTTGGTCCAAGTGATGTTAGAGTTAACATTGATACACCATCAATTGCTGCAGTCATGCCACCAATTGTAGCTGCACCAGCTGGAGCGGTCATGCTTGCTCCAAGCAATGCTGTTGTACTACTTGAACCGGTGTATATTCCAGTATATCCTCCAGCTACAGTCTCTTCAATACTGCCAACTACCATGTTTTTTATACCACCACCTCGTACTGTATTGTTTACTCCGTTGCCAACTATGCTGTCCTTTTTACCAGCAATATTTTCTGCCTTGTCGCCAAGCACTTCATTTTTGTATGCTCCACCAACCTTTAAACGATACTGACCCTTAACAGTTTGATTCATACTACCATTGACTTCAAGGTTGTAGTCGCCATTTACAGTTAAGTTTGCAGAACCATTTACTGTGATGTTTGCATTGCCTATAATTGTTATAGAATCTTCGCCACATACAGTTGTATAGCGATTTGATACAACAGTTACTGAAAGCGCACCAGTCGCATCAATTGTGCGGCATGTCCCAGACTTATGTTTTTCATGTATACGCTCATTGCCAAGTGTGTCATCAACCTCAAAGACATGTCCAGACCGTGTCTGCGTCACGTTGTTATACGGATAGACTGACTGATTTGTAGGAAATGGTTGATTATGTAAACTTGGCATAACTTATATATTAAAAAAATGATGAAGCATACTGCATTTGAATATTTATGAATTATAATATAATGAAATATAAATTATCCCCAGTTTGTGTTATAGCTTCGGGTGTCTATATGTGTAAAGCCTGGATAACTGCCAAGGCCGCCAGTCCACTTACCATTATCTCGCCATTGTTTTAATCGTGCGTACACAGTGCTTGCGCTAACCCCAGGAAACGAAATATCTAAAGCTTTAAACTCCAAATGCAAACTATATTTTGCAGCGCCTGGAGTACTTGCATTATATGCTGGCGAACGATAAGAGCTGGTAATAGTGCAAGTTGTGCCAAACGAATCACAAAGATCTTCGACAATTCGCAGTGTCGGCACAATATTATTCCATTTTTCTTTAGGCGGTTCAGAATTACGGACGCCTCCTTGACTAATCTTATTAAAGTAACTAGTAAAATTTTGCGCAGTAAAACGACGAAAACCTTGTTTGGCAAACCAATCGGCAAATGATCCTTCTGGAGCTGTTGTTGGCGTAACATTGTCACTTTTTGCTCCACGCGCTCGCAATACATATGTCACTGGTCCAGACGTCTCTTTTTTAACAAATTTCTTTAGCGATGAGTTGCCTTCAGCAATTTTGTATTTTCCTGATACTGCTCCTCCTTCATACACTACCGCAATATAGTCTTGAGCAGTGTCTCTAATTATTATATCACCTTTATATAGAAGCTTAGGGTTTAAGACTCTGTCAAAATATTTTCCGCCCCTTCCACTTGGCCAATTTGACCAACTATATAAACTGCTGGTGTCGGCTGGAAAATCTTCACTTTCAATTTTAAAACTAGATTTCAAAAACTCATTTAGTTTTTGTGCACACCACTGATTTGAAACATTTGCCATAGTTTATTATTTAATTTTCATTTAAACTATTTATTAGTTTATTCTGGCAAATCTGGTAATAGCTCACCAGTGTTATTATCAACTTGTTCAGAGTCATCGAGGCCCGGTATGGGATCGTTGGTTCCGGAGACGCCGCTGCTTCGAGTCGAAGATGTATTTTCGTCTGTTGATTCTGAAAGAACTTTATTTACAAAATTATTTACCTCTGCTGAAGAATTTGTACTACTCTGTGCTTGTGGCGAACTCTCTCCATCAAGTGCAGATGTATTTGCTTGATTTGCTACCGGAGAATTTTCAACAAGTTGTGAAGTGTTTGTTGCCCCAGAATAGGCAATGCCGACAGAAGAACTGCTTGCATCTCGTGGTATATCGGCACCATTTACCGAAGCGACTCCTGGTATACTTGCAAGTATTACTGGATCTTGTTGATCTGCATCTCTAAAAAAACCAAAAACCCAACTACCAACCATAAGTCCAGTTGCTCCGGTACCAATTGAGGTATTTGACGCGCTCGTAATTGGTAGTAGCGGAGTAGCCCATGGCAAGTTTTCACTTGGTATACTATTGACATCATCAAGTTCATGATATTCATAGATACGTACCTGTACTCGACCTGCATTTAGCGGGTCTGCAATATTTTCTACAATTCCTGTAAACCAATGTTCAATTTTCATTTTATTATGGTAATATATTTCCTGTTTGACCCGGCAATGGGACAGTATTATTTGGATTTGGATTAATATTTGGTGTAACTGCAACTTCAGATGTAGATGTATTTGAAGGTATGTATATGCCATCGGCGCCACTTAAAGCCTCAACTCCTCCAAGACGAACTAATTTTAATTTATTTGTATAGATACCATTTGAAAAAACATGAGCGACAACAGTAATCATAAATGTGCCTGACACCACAGGATCTTCTACATATTCAGTTCTATCTCGTAAAGCCTTTGGTACTTCCAAATCTATTTTTACACCTGGGTTTAGTGCGCTGTCCCCATACACTACAATTTCATGATTAATTTCGTTTAATCGCGCAATAAATGCATTTGCTATTGATATGTTAGGATATAGCGCATTAGTAACTGAATTACCTTTGCCATCTGGATTTATTGCAGTATTAATATGAACACTTGCAGTATTTGCAGAAGGAATATTATGCATCGTTGCATCTTCGACAATGGCGCCTTCTCTATTTTTTATTTTATATTTTTGAGGTGTCCAATCTTTAGTTGCTTTACTTTTAAAATCTAAAGTGTAGTATGACTTTGCAGTGTAGTCAGTTACGTTTAATCGACTAGCGTATGCTCCAGCATTGGCAGAAGCAAGTCTATCAAATTTTATATTTGATGACATACTAAGTATGCGAGACCGTTCTTCCTTTGTGTGTTCTGCAGTACCTGGTGTTTTTTCTGATTGTTGACGATATCTAAATGAATTTTTAGGTTTTTTATACAAAACTGGTGCATTATTTAAACTTTTCCAAGAAGACAGGTATACTTTGCCTTGCTGCGTTACGTCACTATAAAGAAAAAATGGAGAGCCGTCTTCTTCAAAACAGCGTGAACGTAACCATTCTGCTGCTTTTAATGGTCGTTGAATGTTTATAATACCTTCAAATTTGGTTGAGACGTCTCCGTCAACTGCAAACTCCTTTAGACTCAAATCATCTATAAAAATAGTTTCAATATTTTGAGCAACTGTTTTTTCCTTATCAACTGGTCGGCAAATATTCATTAGACTACTACGATACGCAAATTCTGAAATTGCGACGAGTGAGTATATTTGAGTATTTGGAAAATCAAGGGTTTTTGTATAATTTACATACTCTTTTACATAAAATGTTTGTTTTATTGCCTTTCCAATATTTACAGGATCTATTTCAACTTCAATAATTTCTTGACCACATATATCAAATGTATCAATGAAATTTTCATTATCTCGTATAGTTGCTGTAAATGTAACTACCGGTGAAAATAATTCAGTCGTTATAGTAAATGAATCAACTAGGTTAAGGGCTTTTAAATCTTTAGTTATGCCCTTTGAATTTATCATGTCCATTTTGACAACTTTAAAGGCGCCAGGTGTCTTTACGCCAGAATTATCTCCAGCATAGCCAGTCTTTGGTGTATTGATCGCCGGATTGTTTGCATTAGACGTAGTTGCCATAATCAAAGAGTATCATTTAAAACATTAAAATATTCGTCTGCAAAATCAGAGATAAAATCTGGGCGTATGACTTGTATAACTCGTTTACTTTCGTTTATTTCATTTTCATACTCATAAAATGATTTGTATTTTGGAATAACTACATTCTCGTCAGTTAAAATATCATATGCAGAACGTATGACGCCAATTGGATCAACATATTCATATGCAGCATTGACATAGTTGCTCCATCGGTATTCTATTGATGCAACTTTTAATGTTTTATTAGAAACATATTGTTCTGGGGGTGTATTTGCTTCAATATGTTCGGCATATCCAACTGGATCATATTTTAAAATTTGTGTATAAACTAAATTTATCCATTCTGTCTTTAATTCAGCTGGCATTGTGTCATCACACGCAATTGTATAACTAAGATTGCTATTTTCTATAAATGCTTCTCTAGATATTTCTATTCTTGTGCCAGTGATATTAACTTTATGACAATCATATACGACTAATTGTTGGCGACCGCTGTCATACTGCGCTATGCTTGAACGATACTCACGATCTTGAGAAACAAATTTTAAGTATGGCAAATATTTTTCATCAAGCGGTATGCATGACATGTCTAGTTTACCTCGGCCATTTAGATCAACTGCTGGATCAACAACAGGGACAATTGATAGTGCAGAATATTTACCATATTCACTCTCAATCATCTTTGTAAAATTTCTATAAGATAGCGGCCAAGATGACGCGTAACCGTCACGTAAAAAATTATTTATTATAAAAAATGTCCAATAATATTGTACATCATCATATAATTTATGTGATACTATATCGGGTCTTTCTCCGTCTTCTATTTCATAGTATGTGTAGAGCGCATTATCGTCCTGTATCTTATTTGTGTTTAATACTACAGAACGAGAGATATCAGTTAATTCAAATATAGACCCATCAGAAACCAGGTCATAATTTACTTTTGGATATTTTGCAAAAAAGTTTGGCATATATTATTTAGGTATTGTGTCGTATGTATACGCCTTTGTTTCCATAAAGGACACTTGTATAGTTGTTTCAAGTGGCGAACCGTCATCTCTCCACATATTTGTAGATCCATTGTATGTAGTATTTACTTCAGTTAAATATGTCTCTCCAATCTTTGGTAAATGGCTGTTTTGTGGAAATCTTATTTTCCATTTTGGGGGATATTTTAATTGAAAACCAATTGATTCTGGATATAATCCTTCTCTAAAGGTCTTTACTATATTTTTTATTTTAGTACTTTCACTAGATGTTCGTGGTATGAGTTGAAACTGAAATGAAAATACGCGTGTATTTGTAGATGTAAATTCAGTTGTTATATTTTTATTTACCGTTGTTCCAGTGCCTATACTTATTGCGCTTTGAAGACCTTCATTTGCTCCAGTCATTGTAGTTATCCCTTGTACTAAAGTACCTATCGATGCTCCACTATATTCAGATTTTTTATTTAAAAATTCATTAGCCAGTGCAGTTTTTACTGATTCACCACTAAGGCCCTGAGTAGATACTGTTGATGCAATATTAGCTAAACTACCCCCTAAAAATCCGAGCTCAGTATTGTTGTATGTAGCACCATCACTAAACTGTAGCGATCCTGGAATCGGCAGTGCTATAACTTGGCTGTTTCGTGCGGTGCACTGAAAAAACACGTATGGACGACTTGTGTTTGCGTCTTCTGGAAAATTAAGTGCCATATAAGTATTTATATGAAACGTGGGCAGTATTATAGTGGTAAGTATCGGCCAATACATCCAGGAAAATATGACGGTGACTATACTGCAATATGTTACCGATCACTTTGGGAACGTCAAGTATTTAAATGGTGTGATGAGAATGCTAACGTTGTGAAATGGAGCAGTGAAGAAACAATTGTGCCCTATCGATGTAAAACTGATAATAAATTACACCGGTATTTTGTAGACTTAAAAATACAATTTAAGTCTGGTCAAACATATCTCATTGAGATAAAGCCAAAGAAACAAACTCAAGAACCAAAGGTGCGTACCCGAAAAACGAAAGCATATATTACTGAAGTGCTTACATATGTAAAAAATCAATCCAAATGGTCAGCTGCAAACGAGTATTGTGCAGATCGTGGTTGGATTTTTGCCATCTGGACAGAAGATACCATAAAGGGACTTGGTATAAAATTATTGACATAAATCTACATTATAAATAGATATATGCCGTCTCTTTTTTCTAAAATTCAGTCTGATGCAGAAAAAACTGGATTCTTGCCTCGTACAAAAGAATCCAGAGAATGGTTTTATCGTAAAATACGTACACTTACAAATGTATCTCCATCGAAAGTATTAAACGACGACTCATTGACAGTAAGAAATAAACCTCTTATTGGTCGTATGTTTATGTTTTTATATGATCCAAAATACAAAGAGACGCTGCCGTATTATGATAGATTTCCACTTATACTCATGGTAGGCCCAGCAAAAAAAGGATTCTATGGATTGAATCTACACTATCTTCCACCTCGTCAACGCGCAATATTTTTTGATCGCTTGATGGATTATATGAACAACAATAAATTAGATGAAACTACACGGTTTAAACTATCATATGATTTACTAAATGGCACATCAAAATTGCGTGCATACGCTCCATGTTTTAAACACTATTTGTATGCACACATCACTTCTAAAACTGTTGAGGTGCTTCCAAAGGAATGGGAAACTGCACTTTTTCTACCAACTGATTCTTTCGTTGGTCAAAAGAATGCCTCAATCTGGCAAAAAACACGCACACTAATCTAAACTATGTCATCTTCAATAAATGATTTTAAATCCGCAATAATGCGAAATGGGGGCTTAGCGCGTCCAAATAGATTTTCAGTAACATTTGCTAGTTTACCGGGTTCATCATCTGTATCAAGGGATATTTCATTTTTATGTGAGTCTGTTAATATACCTGGAAAACAAATTACAACATTAGACTATGATATAGGCACTCGTCGTCCATTAAAAATACCAACTGGTTATATTGAAGATGATGTAACAATGACATTTATTTCAACTAATAATAACGCCATTAAAAAGGCGATAGATGAATGGATGAAAAAAATAATAAACATTGATTCCTATCTACTCGCTAAAGATCACCAAACTTACAAGACTGATATTACTATTACGCAGCTAAACGAAAATGACAAAGAAATTCAAAATGTTAAATTGCAAAACGCATATCCAATAACTTTGAATTCTATTGAACTAGATAATAATGCTGAATCAACAATACAAAAAATATCTGTAGTATTTACGTATGATAAATTAGATATTAAGAAATAATTAAACAATAAATAACATTATATTATGCCATTACCAATCCTAGAATCCCCAAAATATGTATTGACTGTACCATCTACATCACAGTCAATTGAATATCGTCCTTTTCTTGTAAAGGAAGAAAAAATATTGCTGCTCGCACAGGAGTCAAACAGCTCATCAGAAATGATGTCCGCGATTAAAGACATTATACGAGCCTGTACATTCGGTGTCGTTGACCCAAACGATTTGACTTCGTTTGACTTAGAGTATATTTTCTTAAAGTTACGAGCAAAGAGCGTAGGTGAAGTTAGCAATATCAAATGTAAGTGCGATCATTGTGAAACTTACAACGAGGTGTCTGTTAATATTGATGATATTGAAGTAACGTGGCCAGTTAAAGAAATTAGCAACAAAATTATGTTAACTGATAAAATTGGTGTGGTTCTAAGACATATACGTGTAAATGATATGTCAACGATTATAAGCACATCTGAAGTTGATATGGACACAATAACAAATATGCTTATTGCTTCAATTGATTCAATCTTTGATGACAGTGGAGTGTATCCCTCAGCACAGTCGTCTCGCGAAGAGTTGCTAACATTTGTTAACAGCTTAAGCCGAGCTCAACTTAATAAAATTGAAGAGTATATATCAAACTCTCCTAAACTACAACATAGTGTAAAATTTAATTGTACTGGTTGTAAGACTGACAATGATATTACACTTGTAGGCACACAAGCTTTTTTCGAATAGCCCTCTCGCATGAATCGTTGTCTAACTATTATCAAACAAATTTTGCATTAATGCAGCATCACAAATATAGTTTAACTGAATTAGATACAATGATACCATGGGAGAGGGAAATTTATATTGCAATGCTAATAAAACACATAAGAGAAGAAGAAGAAAAACGTAAAAAATGACCGCAGAATCGTCACTAGCCCAGGTTGTAAAAGAATTACAAAGTTCTAATTTGTCTCAAGATCTTATTCTTGATACAATCGATAACTATGATTTTACACTTGCATCAAATGTTGCTAAAGAAAATACGACAGATGTTCCTACTTTTTTAGATAAATTAGTAGGCATAGCAGGCGATTTAAAAGGCAAATTTGATGTATTAATACGATCTAATGTAGTGTTAGCAAAGCGATTAGAAGGCAACAAATTACAAGAGCGTGAAAATCGTGATGAATTGCTTGACGCACTTGGAAAGTTAAAACCAGAAAAGACTAAGAGTGGTGTTAAAACAACTAAATTTGAAATGCCAGGCGGAATATTTGGGGGATTGCTGTCTGTGGCTGCATTAATGGGTGGATTTGTAACAGGATTTATATCTCAGCTCACGTCTCCAATATTTGCTGCACTAAAAAATGCAAAACTATTTCAAAAAATATCTAGTGTTTTTTCTACAGTTAGCAAATTTTTTACTGGCATTGTATTAAGTTTAAAAAATTCTCCTTTATTTAAAGGAACATTTACTGTAATAGAAAAGATTGGCGGTCTCTTAAATAAATTTAAATCAAGTAAAATTTTTATGCTACTTGGTAAAATCTTTTCAATATTTGGAAATTCACCAGTATTAAAGACTATAACAGCTACATCTGGAATAATAGGAAGCGCCTTTTCTGCTCTTACGGATATATTTGGCGGGATGTTTAGGTTTTTTAAGATTGGTTTGACGCTTGGAAGCAAATTTGCTGGTTTATTTAAATTTTTAGGCGGTCCATTTACTTTAGCACTCACTGGAATAATAAGTGGTATTATGGGTGCAATTGACGGCTTTAAGAAAGATGGATTAATCGGTGGATTAAAGGGGTTTTTAGTTGGTGCATTTGATGGATTAATCGGAGGTCTGCTAGATCTTGTAAAAGATGGAATATCTTGGGTATCTGAAAAACTTGGATTTTCAGAATTTTCTAAATTTTTAGATAGTTTTTCCTTTACTGGTTTATATTCAAAGTATATAATTGATCCACTGTTTGGAATGTATGCTGAAATTGGTAAATTTATAGGTGAAATACCTATGATGGTTACTGATTTCTTTACATCACTACCTGATAAAATTAGTGTATTTTTTACTTCGGCAATGGATTCATTAACAACTATTTCAGATGATATGAGTGAAGTTGTAAATAATTTTAATAAGGCTGTATTACGAGCAGTATTACCAGATCCAAAGGCAAAAGGAGGAATGTCTTATTATTTAAAATTAGCAATACCAGATTCTTTATATGAGTATGCATACAGCAGTTCTCCAAAAGAAAAAGAATCAACTAATTCTACATCAGAAAAATTAGCAACCGCTGCAACGTCTTCTGAAAAAATATTAAAGGCTACATCTACAAATAATTTTACCGAACTAAGCAAAACTGAAAAGGCAATGGCTGCAGGTTATGGTTCATGGGATGAGTATGCTGCTTCAGACTTTAAGTGGAAAGCAAACATCAAAGCAACACCATTAACAACTGGCAACACCCTAGCGACTGCCGGCAACGTTGCAAATATAGCACCAACGATAGTTGTTAATAACAATAATGGCGGCAATACTAATAATATTAGTAGCAGCAATGTAAATAATAATATGCCACAAATGATGCCAATACTAACTGGCAGTGCAATGGGTTATTAATCTGCAGTTCGATAATATACAATATTGTCAAACTCTTCAGGAGTTTTTACTCCTGGAAAACTATGCATAATTTCACCACGTATATTATAGCATATTGTGTGCGGTATGCCATCTATTTTATATTCAAATATAAGCGGTATATTTTCTTCCTTGTCAATATCAATTATTTGCAAACTTGTAGGAGTGCGTTCACAATAGTCACGTAGTGTTTTTAGATGACGTAAACAATCAGTACAATTTAAGTATGTAAATACCTTTATTAGAAAGATCATATTAGTAGTATATATGCAAACAGGGGACAGAAGTTCTGTCCCCTGTTTTTTTCTAATCTTTAAACATTAACCACCTTGAGCAAGCTTTGCAAAGTAGCTAAGCGACTCATCGTCATCATCGTCATCTGTGCTTGATGCAGAGAATGTCGATTCAGTACTTTTATAACTTGGAGTCTGTTCAACTGTTTTTCCAACTGCAGCAGCAGCGACATTCACGCTTTCTGGTTCAGTAGAAGAACCGGCAAGTGCCTCTGCACCAAGAACTTCAACAAGCTTACGTTTAAGATCTGCATACGACTTATAGTTTGCAGGATCAATAAAGTCCTTTAATGAGTACAACGAATTGTAAGTCTTCTCAAGCTTAGCTTCGTCTCCGCTGAAAAGTTCAGAAGCTCCTTCAAATTCAGACTTATCATAGTTACGATAGCCTTCAAAGTTGCGAATTTTCAACTTGAAGTTTGCACCGGCCCAAAAATCAAATGGGTTGATTGGAGTCTCATCTTGAAACTGTGGTTGCATAATATCCATAATCTTGTCAAAGATTTTCTTGCCATATTTGTACAAGAAAACTTTACCTTCGTTGTCTGGATTTGCTGGGTCACTAAGCACAAGAATATTAGAGACATAATGTAAACGACGCTTACGCTCGCGAGCAATCTCTTTGTCTTTTTCATTGCCGCTGTTCCAAAGCACGCTATTGATCTCACTTACCGGGTCAGGTTGACCAATACTGGTAAGAGAATTTTCAATGTACCAACGACCAGTTGGTCCCTTAAAACCATGATCCCAAAAGCGAACCCATGGCAGATCTTCACCTTCAAGAGCTGGTAAAAAGCGAATCACGGCATAACCGTTTCCAGCTTTATCAACTACTGGGCTCCAAATACGATCGTCTCCGTATGAAGCTTTTGGTGTACTCAATTTTTCTGCAGCTTCAACAAGTTTATTAATGCTTGCTGCCCGATTTTGTTTTAGTTTATCAAATGACATATGTTTATTTGTATTGCAGTGTATTGTTATTGTGTGATGTTATATAACCACTTGGCTATTATAACATATTTCAAGGCTTTGTAAATGTTTTTATTACAATTTCTTGAAAAGCTTTTTGTTGTAATGGTAAGTTACGAATAAATGGCTTGTAGTTATTTATCTTTAGAGTCATGGCGGCGTAAAGCCCCATCGGGTCAGACACTCCTGCACCGATACGACATGAATAGTTGCATAAGACATCAAGTATGCATAGCGTCTCTACAGAGACTCGACCACTCGCCGCAAAATCATAGAGTGGTATTTGCGAGCCGCGCGGTCGTAACAGTTCATCAAAGTTGTCAGTAATCGACTTGCATGCAGTGAGCTCTTCTTTAAAGCTGTATTGCAGACGCTGTATTTTAGAAGTCCAAAGAGTGTATGCCTCTTCTGTCATATTTCCAATCCATTCGTTTCCAGCAAGTAGATTGGCTAAAAAATATTCAATTACTGTTTTCTTTTTAATATAACGACGAGCCAATTTTTCAAAAAAATAACGATCCCGCCGAGACTGAAATGTACTCTCCTTTAAACGTGGTCCCTTAAAGTTAAATTTAAATGCATCATAGTTGCCTTCACTAAAATGCAATTTCATGGCCATATAAATTGACCACGTCTCAAAACCAGAGACTCGTACGTCTTGAACTGTCATGCAAATAGTGATGCGCTCCTAGGCAATAAGTTATTGCGCTGTGCCTCAGCTTCAAGTTTTTCTTTTAGACTGCCGACAACAAGTTTTGAAATGTCGTCAGGATCTATTGTATGGTCATCGCAATAGTCAATGATTGCTTCAAGATATCCTATAGATTTGAGACGAACCCGGCGCTCAATTTCAAGAGCAAACTCCTGTTTTGTTAAAATTTTTATTGGTAATTCTTCAGACATATTATATTTTGTGTTCAACTACTTTTAAGATTATTGTTTGTTCATTTATACGGCCATTTGCTGGTTTTTTCTTAACTGTTAAGTTTACAAACAATTTGTCAAGTTGTTTTGGTGTAGAACTTAAAATGTTATTTAGAGTCTCTTTGGGTTTACGAAGAGTTGCAATAAAGCTGCTTGACATGTCATAGCCTTTTAATGAAGTTCCTTTTACTTCAAAGCCAGCCGCTCCAGATGCAACATAGACACTCAGCGCCCGCGTTTTTGTATTAAAGAGGTAGAGTCTCTGAGAAGTTGGAATGCGAGTCGGAGAAACAGAGTCTAGGCTCCAGTCTGATGAATGTTGTTGATACTTTAATTTTGAAACCTGTTTGCTAGCATCCTTAACCTTTTTCTTACGAGGCTTGCGAGTAGAATTTTTAATTTTTGCATGGTTACGAACGTCACCAATCATGCTTTCAAGCGACTTTACAATCTTACGAAGTTCTGCCTTTGGTAAGTGCGAATAACCTTCAACAAGCTGTTCATCGAGACGTTGAAGAGCTCCATTATATTCTTCATAGTTTTTTTCTAACCAATCGAGTATAGTCTTACAGCCTTGTGCAGGAATCTTAGAGTCTCGTAAAGCGGCAGACATATTAAAAGAAGCATTTCCAGAACGAGTGGTTGCCCATTGATCGGCGCAATCCTCAAGTTGCACAACAATCTCCTTGTGCACTCTCTCGCGTATACGATCAAGTGGACTTGGAGTTGCAACTTTAACCTTTGTATCGTCATTATTATCTGACGATGAGTTTGCTCGTAAAAGTGTAATTGCTCGTTTTAACTCATGATGCACAACTGATGCATCATCCTTTGGAACCGGCGGTTCATCGTGAAATGGTAGAGTTGCAAAATATTCTGTTGCTTGTGGGTGTATACTTGGCATTCCGCGCGTCAAACACCTTACTAGTTTGCCAACTGTACTTGGTAAAACGTTTGGGTTTGCCTCTTTGATTGCAGAGACATCATCCTTGTTATACCCGTTGATCTTCATCCAATCAAGCACGAGTGGCTTCATCGCTGCAGTATCCAAGTAGTAATTATAAAACCCTAAAGCGCGGGCCCGTGTCTTATAAAACTTTTCAATTGGCCAAGTTTCCCAACCATTCCATTCTGGCTCGTCGCCTGTCCACTTTGCGTCTGGCGCAATTACACGACCTGCTTTAAATGCATTACTCATTTGTGTCAAAAATTGAAATTACGCTGTCAACATTAAAGCTGCGCCAGCCTTGTTTTTCAAGGTCATAGACCTTAACGAGATTATCATTTTCGGCGATAACTCGAGGAGACGAGCTTTTAACTTCAACTTGAGGCGTCAATGATTCAGCGAGCGTGCACTTCATGCCGCGAAGTGTGCCATCTTTTTTGGTAAAAGTGACGAGTGCGACTCCATCTTGAAGTCTTTGCAATATTGATGACTTATCTAAACTTATGCTTTTCATATAGTTATTATACACTAATTTACTAGAAATGTAAATAAGAAACTTTAGTATGTTTTAACACGATGGTTATCTACTTGCATTTCAAGTTCACGAATTTTACAAAGAGCGTCTTCATGCGACTTTTTTAAATTATCGAGTTCTGATTTGTTGTGAACATTTATAATCCAGAGAAGATCTTCTGGAGTTTTGATAGATTTCAAATCACCATCGTAACCTGCATCATAACCTTTAGATCCATATTCATTCTCTAAAATATGCCACATGATCCATCCTTCTGGATCAAAGAAGCTAATGACTGTCTCTATTGAGGACCAGATAGCATTTTGCAGTCGTCCTTCGATTTCAAGGCACCCCGCCGCTCTTGCCGCATCGCATGCATCGCTAAGTTCTTTATACTCTTCTAGGAGCTTTGTTAGTTGTTCGAGTGTTAGTGTATACATAATGTTAAATATTCCATGCTGCTAATGTGTGTTTAAATGGCTCTCCTTCAATTTCTGATACAAGACGGAGCATCTCAGCTGAGATCTCGCGTATCTCTAGCTGTGCATGCTCAGAGTTGCGTAGCTTCAAAAAGTTTGCAAAGCTACGCATATTAAATTGAACATCAGCCTGTATTTGAGAGTTGTAAGTCTTAAAGAAACGTGCGCTTTCCTTCGCGCGTTTACGACCAAGTACGGGTTCTAAATCTTTTAAGGCGGAATGATACATTTTATTGCCTAACTGAGTGTACCATTCTAAAGCTTCGTCCCAATTCTCAAAATTACCAAATTTTTCAACACATTTAATACCTTGCCAATCTTTAGGTAGATAATACTTGTCGTCGTTTAGTTCTTTATATCGGGCTGATTCAGCATTAATGCTAGCAATACGATGCTTGAGCAGATGAATATGAGAGGCAATGTCAGTATCAACAAGAAAATGCACGCTGCCTTTTTCAAACGGTGTTTCGTGACCATTAGACCACAACATGTTGATGAGTCCAGGAATGCGCGATTTCTTTTCATCAGTTAATTCTCGTGATGTGCTTGTCCATGCACTACAAGCGATAGTTTCATCACACCCATAATGCCCAATTAGTTCTACTTTATTTATCATAAATTTTACCAAGAAGATTGATAGAAGAGGCGTTCGTTGTTCCAATCTGTATAGTCAATCAAACCCGAAATTGTTTGAATACTGCTCTCTACTTTATCCCAATAGTAGTCGTCTACTTCAGTCGACCCCCAAAAGAATCCTTGTGTAGGAGGCAGCTTACTAGGATTCTTAAGATGGTAAACATCCTCAAGAATCTCTAACAGTTCAAAAAGAATATCTTTATCTAGTTCATAAAGATCGCATTTATCAATACCTAGCTGAACAGTTGTAACGAACCACTGATGCAGTGCATTAAACTTACGCCAGTATGCAACCTCTTGGAAGATTGTGTAATGATCAGGACACGTGTCCTCATACGGGCGCTGCAATGGCTCAAACTCCACAACTTCTGGCTGTCCAGGTTTCGGATTGCGATCAAGATCGCTCAGCTCTTTGATAGAGTGAGCAGTCTTCTTAACTTTAAATATATACATGTCAAGTCCCATACCTTATTATATTAGAGTTTTTTAATCCCAGAGTATCTTCTCAGTAAATTCAAATGTCTTTACTACACGTGTACTCCTTGGATGTCGTCTGTTAATTTCTTTCTCTGCGTCTTCAGCGCTATGATACAGACCACAAGTTTTCAACCAAAAGCATAAAACCTTTGATTCAATCTTGTAGTATTTGTCGTCTGTGAGGGGATTTTTCTCTTCTATGATTCGATAGTGTGAAGTCATATTCTTATTATTATTCTATTATTATTCCTTAATACCAAAGATCATCATCACTAGCTTTATAAATGATATAGCATACAGCGAACAGAGCTAACGAGCCCGCGATGATAATTGTTAGCCACATATCACTCATAAGAAAATGTTTTTACTACTCTGTTTGGATTTTTCATCAGTTTCATAACCATATCTTCTGCTGCTTCCGCTGTCGCCCAAATTCCATAATGATACTCTGTGACCCAAAACCAAAGAAACTTTACTTGAATTGCATAGTATATTCTAGCAGTTGGAATAGCTATGCGTTCTACAATTCTATATTGTTTACTCATAATTTTATTCTTCATCACCGCAAGCTTCTCTCAACTTTCTCGCTGCAAGTTCATACACCTCAAAAAAATCATCACGATCTTGCTTAGAGAGATTGAGCACTCGTTCGCCTACGCTCTTTAGATCAGTGCAAAGTTCATCTGGATCATATTTAATGTAGGCAATAACCATATTCATCTCTTGTAGATCAAACACTGACTTGCTTATAGTGCAGTTGTCTTTTCTAAGACATGTATTGGTATCATCATATTCCCATCCATCTGCAAGATAGTCATATAACTTGCCATAATACTGACAAGGATAGTATTGCACGATGCTGAGTGTACGATGCGCATTCTCCGATGCTGATCGCGCTCCAATATTGTTGATTCTAATCTTCATAGTTCTGTTCAGGTATATTATTATCAAAGAGGTCCTTCCAATCTTCTACTGCTTTCTTCTCCAGCGAAAAGCCGTCTTCATCCATAAAGGAAGAAAAACTATCCGTAAAGTATGCAAGTGCTCGATAGAGTGCATGTCCTCTTTCAACGAGCTTTATATTGAGTTCCCCTACAGGCTCACACGCGTAACACGCTCCTTGAAAGCCATTGCGAAGTTTATAGTTTTCTTCCTTGAGAGAATCAATCTCTTGTTGTAATTCAGAGAATCTGCAGTCAAGCACTTCGCGCAATGAGTCTAGTCTGTTCATATTATGCTCCGGGTTTTGATCCAATTACAATTTGTGATTCAAAAGATTCATCACAAAATTCAAAACTCATCACATCTCCAAATGGTCCTTCTTCGATGTTAGAAAATTCTATCTCATCGGTTGAAATCCAACCCCATTGTCCAGCGCAAACCCAAGTTTTTTGTTTCATATTCATTTATTCGATGACATCATTTACAGTTTCAACCTTTTCCCATCCAACCATCTTGCACTTATAGAGGGTGCCATTGATGCCAACTACGTCTCCGCGAGAGAGCGCATACAGTTTTGCATCAGCGAATGTCTGACGCACAAACATCTGCTCAGCGTCAAGAAAACTTTCTGGGGCATTGGTCGCTTCGAACAGCCATTCCAGCATGTCATCGGCTCGCATGCAGCGAAATGTGATGTGTCGTTGGCGATCGTCAGCGTCATCGACAAATCGGTTATTGAGGCTACGATAGAGTGAAACTGTGGCTACGGCAGAGGTAATATCAGTGGTGGTCATATTGTTGCTTACAGGATTATTATACACTAAAACCCGCAAAAAGTACACAACTTTTTTCAAAAAAGTGAAAAAAGTTCACTTTTTTCGACCTCCAGGGTCACATTTTAGTCAATTCCGGGTCCAGGTCTCAGTCTGGTGACGTATGGAAAGCGTGGAATGCCATCTGGAGTCAGGTTGAAATAGGTGCATGTAGCATATGTTCCACGAAGAGACTCAGCATCCTTTAAGAGCTCTTTCAAAAATGAGTGTGTACCTTTAATGTTGCTTCGAAAGGTTTTTCCATCTGGTCTTTGCAAGACCGCATAACCAGCCATGCCGCTCTTGTTGCCATTGCCTTCGCAAATTTCAACAATGAGATATTCGCCATCCTGAAACTCTTTGCGCTTGAGCAGCGAGTCACTACGCTTACACTCGTATGGCGCGTCAACTCGTACCATCTGACCTTCATAGCCATCTTGCAAATAATTTTCATATGTCGCATCAAGGGAAATCTCGTCACATACCATAGTGGTAGGTACATCCACAATAATGTTTGGATTTAACTTGAATGCGTTTGCATAGTAAGCAGCCTGAGAAAAACGTGCCGAAAACTTTTTACTTGGGTCAACAGTATCATACCACCAAAATTGGATCTTATTGGCACACTCCTGTAGGTCTGCAGCGGATGGTTTGGTTTTTTTCACAAGACTACAAATACTATTAAAGTCATCCTTATATTTGTGAGTATAAAGCTCGCCATCAAGCACAAGATCTGGATGTGCCTTAAAAAGAGGAGCCAACTCCTGCAAGATATGCGGAATTGTGACCCAGGCCTTGCCATTTCGCGTAGTTGCCCCCTTTGCTGTGATGACTGCTCGTAAACCATCAAGCTTTGGTTGACTATAGACTGGATAGACGACACGACTTTTGCGATCTTCCCATTTTTTAGCAAGCATTGGCTCAATATAGAGACTGCGATCAATGTCAGCAATTGACTCAAAACAACCACTTTCCTTTTTCTTTTTCCAGAGTGCTTGTGCCTCGAAAAGTGCTTGAGCTGAAATGTCGCGCTCATTTGCTCGGCCGACATTAGTGGCTTCACATGTGGTCCACAACGTGGTCACAATCTTGCCTCCGACCTTGCCATGATGGGTACGACACCGTCCATCTTCGATTTCAATCGTCCATTCTTGAATGCTCCCAGTCGATGTACGACTGTATAGTGTAGGTAATTTCATACGATATAAAGTTGAAGTTTAGCGCATGCCACGAACATAGTCCTTTTCGCGGAGTTTGTGATAGGTACGTTCAAGAGTCTTCATTCCAGTATGGGTACATACAATCCAACCGTCTGGTTGACGAGTAAACGTCCATGCTGCTCCAATGCCAAATCGTCCTCGTTTTGTATAGATACCAAGGGCTTCGGCTGGGGTGCGAGCAAGTACTGTTGCTTCTCCACCAGTTTTTGTCTTTACAATGTATTCTTTGTCCATATTTTTGTGTGTTGAGAGATTAGAGAGCATAGACTCGGCTGTGTTTGCTTTTACAAATGACCTCGCCTGCAAATTGACCTTCTAGGTAACGGGCTCGTAGTGTGCCAGCATCGGTGTCTTGGACTCGCTGCATAAGTAGAGCGCCTTCATAGTTAGAACTTTTGAATAGTCCACCAACTGGAATCGCGCTCAAAAACCAACGTAACTTTCGTGGCGTCGCCTTGGTTGGTTTGAAGAGGTGATGAAAGCGAACCGAAGTGGGGGACCAGCCAGAATGTTTGAGAACTTCAAGCACAATGAGTGGTTCGTACCATTGCTCTTGAATTATATCAGTGACACGATAGAGTGTGATGTCATCTGCAACGTTGCTGTCTTTGATGATGTCTCCAATGCGAACGTCTTGCTCAGAGATATGAGCTTCATAATCGGCGAGGGCAAGTTCTGCAGCCTCTGCTAATGTGGCGGAGTATTCTTCGGGACTGACTTCTGAGGCGTAGTAGGTGGTGGTCATATTGTTGCTTACATGGTCATTATAGCATAAACCGCGACAAAAGTACACAACTTTTTTCATAAAAGTGAAAAAAGTCCCCGGACGGTGTCCCCGTATAGAGAAAATGACCTCCTGGAGGCCTAAAAAAGCTCACAATTGAGGTATATCTGCACGGAGATACCGAAAAAGCTCTAGGGTTTGACGAATATCATAGGCAGCATCATGCGCGGCAGACTCATCCCATCCTAATTCAGCACATTGACACAGGGTTCCAAGTTTGAAATTTGGGAGAGCGCCTCGTACCCTCATTGTCATCCATGCGGCGGCTTGCATCACACAGATTGGTGGGTTCCAAAACCAACTGCCAAAAAACTGATCTCCATTTTTCTCAAAAAACCTACGAATAAAATCAATATCAAAAGCAGCGTTATATGCAACAAAGTGAAGCTTGTCCTTTTTATCAAACCTATCACAATGACGTCCTAACATTTCAACTAGTTGCGAATATGCCTCTCGAGCAGAAAGAGGCAAATCACTTAAACTTTGGAGAGTCATTCCTGTTTTTGTGAGTGCTTCGTCCTGAACGCATTCTAGAGACAGTGGACGAAATCTCAAATCACATTCTTCAAGAATATTGAGATTTGCGTCAGTAATTATTCCACTAATTTGAAATATTTCATTTCGGTCACGATCAAGACCAGTTGTCTCTACGTCAAGAAAAAAATGTTTGTATCCTGTGTATTGTGTGCTCATGATTGTTTATAATGATATAGTTTATGAGAAAGTTGAATGTTTGATAGTAAGAGGTGAGCCTCTGGAGTTGCTGGCCGGCCTATATGAGTTGAAAATATATTATGCACCACATTTGCGACAGAGATGTCGTCATCTGTATCCAAAGAAGACGCATGTGTTTCAAACTGGAAAGCCGATCGATATCCAGTTTCTGTTTTAGGATTTTGCGCGGCATATGCCCAAGTTTGAGACTCTGGGTCCGAACAAACATATTCCCATAATTTTCCATAGTTGCACCATATTGCACTGATAATATATTCACGCACATTTATAGCGGTGTTGTTATAGTTTTTATACAGCGAGCACAACAATATTCCAGAACTTATAATCTCGTGAGTGTGGTTACATAGACCTCCAACATATGAGTATGGAGAGTCTGGAACCAGACTCAAAGGACATGTCAAAAAGGTTGGTGAGTCAAGTACCGGGAGACAATAATCCACAGTATTTGAGTCCTCACACAGCTTTTTAAGTTCATCTAGTGTTAACATATTTTTTTTTAAAATTCAGCCGCATATGGCATGCCATCACCACCTCTAAACACATAACCATTTACATATTGAGGATCAGGATCAAACCCATGTGCAACCGGGGTAATTGTTGGCCGGCGATATGAGCGATAACAATTGTATGACCGGTACGTAGATGATGAGTGCGAACCAGAATATCTATAGTAACCAACCGATGAATAGCCGGTTGGGGTATATTCGACAACACAACTTGTTAAGCAAATTGATAGCAGTGCAACTATTAAACGTTTCATATTAAAGGCTTTCGTCAACATTTACAAACCCTTCATCAATCAAGTAAGAAACTATAGTTTGTAGTGTCACCAAATCTGGAAGTGGATCCAATGTAAAACAGCCATTGACATAGTAGACATCATGACCGCGAAGGTGAGCAATAAAATTTGATTTGTCATTCATACAGTCAAAAAGATATACAGTGTCATAAGAATCAAAATGATCATAGTAATGCCCTGTAAAGCTTTAGGCGACAACATTTCGACTATGCATAATGCTGCAAAAATTTTTAGATTATGAAAATCTTTATTAAAAATTTTAGTAATTGCCCAATCCGCCCACAGCACTTGTAGATATATTCCAAGTGCTACAATTGCAAAAAAAGCAACTATGAATGCAAACGCCAGCGGCTTAGATATAACTTTCATATGACTTAAGACTGAGCACTAGCCAATTCCTTCAACTCATTTTCTAAAACATCAACTACTCTCTCGAGCGTGAGGCTTTCAGTTTGAAGGTCAAGTGCTTCAGCATAGCGGCCATCGGGCAAAATCTCAGCAATATCCTGTAGATTAGAGGCAATATCAGCGTTAAACTGAGCGATTAGTTTCTGTAGTGTATTTTTCATAGATTAGTCTTCAAGTGTAAATGCAACCAAGCACAGCATTGCGGCAAAAATAGGGGAGCCCCCAATGAGTGCAAATAATGCACCAATATAGAGCAATTTACGATGATTGCGGTTTGACATATTTTCTATGCGTTCTAGTAGTGTTTTCATGCAGGTGTTTTCTTATTACGTTTTTTAGCCTCAATGCCGGCAATCTCTTCCTCCAAGGACCGTATGATGCCGTCATAGCTATGAATAACGGCACCGACATTATAACCGGCTCGTTTAATAAAAAACCCGCCAGAACCGTCTACCAGAGCTTCACGACTTTTGAGGTGAAGCTCAAAGTCAGTCTTTAGTGTTTCGAGGTGTGTCATATTGTTGCTTACATGACTATTATACCACAAAACTCACGATTTGTACACAACCTTTTTCACAAAAGTGCATAAAATTCTCGACGAAATAGGAAAAATGTCTAATCTGGCATTAACTCAACACTATTTATCCGTTCCGGAACCTTCGGGCATAGTTTGGATAGGTCCTTATTTATGCTTGTCTTTTTTGGGGTTTTCTATGTACCATAGATTTATCTATATAGAAAACCATAGAAAACCCCCAAAAAAGTGAAAAAAGTTTATTTTTTTATGCTTCAAGCACCTGTACAATATAGCGTAATATCTTGCTGCGTACAATTTCACTATCTCCAAACTTAAAGGTGTGTATGTTATTTTCTACAGCAGATATATTGTTAAATCGAGAATAAATATCTGGATAGCCTGAAAGTTTACCAATATCTGACTGCTTAAGATCTCCGCAGATTACATATTTTGTATTTTTACCGAAACGAGTAAGTATCGTTACAAGCTCTGAACGTGTTAGGTTTTGTGCCTCGTCGACAATCACAACACTGTCATTGAATGTAAGACCGCGTACAAAATTTACTGGAGTGGCACTCACAACATTTGCATTGCGAAGTTGCAGACAAGTACTCTCGTCTGTAATCTCGCGTATTTTTTCTAGACATGGCATTGCATATGGTAAAAACTTATCGTCAACCTCACCAGGCAATGCACCAATGCTACGAGACGCGCTTTCAATTACGCTGCGTATATAGTTTATATGCTTAATCTTTTTGTCCTTAAAGAGTTCCAAGGCAGCAAGTACAGCAATATAACTTTTAGCGCTTCCTGCAGGACCGTCAACAAATGCCATATTTGTATCGTCTGCCTTTATACAGTCATAAAATGCCTTGTGCGCCTCATTAAAGTGAAACGGCTTTTTGACTTTAAAATTAAAGCAGAAATTTAAAGCAATCGAGGACTCAATGTTAGTTGAGTCCTCGGCGAAAAGATCAGGTTTTGAAGCAGTAGCTTTTTTCTTTTTTTCTCGTTTGGCAGTGGCCATAATTTTATTTGTGTGTTGTTATTGTTGGTGTTACCATGGTATAATACATCACTCCATTAAAATTAAGATTTTTTAGACACGTCTGTGTCCAATTCGCTGCTGAGCGCAAGTGTGGTTGCGCGTTGTGAGTCATAGCGAGCACTTTCGATCCACGTTCCATTAAAGGTCGTCATTCCATTTTTAACCTTTAATAACTTTGTTGCTGTTGCGGCATCATAGCCTTTGTGCTGCACCACATAGTCAATGAGTGGCACTTCTGTTCCAGCTATAGCAAATATTGGAGCAGGAGCAACGGTTTTAACTTCACTGCCTTGTACAAGTGAGATGAACCAATCCTTTTTAACCTTTTTGCCAGGACATGTTTTGCTTGTCTTTGGATCATCGCGATGAAACTTTAATGTCGTTTCATTAACTGGCATGTCTAGCCAATTGAAGAGCGCCTTTGTAATTGCAGCTGTATTTTTCATGCATGCTAATCCACGACCGGTTAGCGGATCTTCACTGTCATAGTCTCCAAGTATTTCGATGCCTATAGAGTTACGATTAAATGAAACTGCATGTATGCCAGGAACATTCAGCGGAGTCATACCAAAGATCTGATCCTCGTCAACAAAAAGATGTGGTCCACGATTCCAACCGAGTGATTGGTAATATGCCTTTATGTTTAAGATATGTTGAGCGAGCAACCCACTCTTGCGCTGCGCCAATGAAGGTGCACCTGTGTGGTGTATAGTGACACTCTTTACATATGCAGGCTTTTTAAGCGTGCTTAGATATTCTTTAAATGACTCTACTGTCCAAACTTTACCAACGTTTGCGTATGACATAACTTTTATTTATTAGAATTTCCTATAATTATTGCTCTGCGATAGCTATAGTCGCTATGAAATTTTTGACCACGCCCAATGAGTGTTCCTTCAGCAAAGGTGTATTGTTTTCCTTCGATGAGGGTAACTGTCACCGGATCATAGAGCGCCGAGACGTTCAAGCTTTCGTTTTTTTCTCGT